TCAACAGCACCACGATTCAACTGTGCCGCTGTAACAAACACTGTGTTCAATTCCATTGCTAGGTTACGTAGTTCTTCACTTACGTACTTGTCTTTGACAAACAAGTTCTCTGCACTTACCTTTGTGCTTGCTGGCATCAACAAGTCTAAGTAGTCAATCAACAAACAGTCTACCTTAGTACCTGTTTTAATCTCATACTCTTTAATGTAACTACGTACATCATTTGCTGTCTTACCACTAGGCATATACTTGACTTGGAACTTACCGCTCTTCTTGCCAATCATCTTAACTTTCATTTCAACATCGTCAATGCTCTTAAACACATCACGACTTGGAATGCCTGTGGTCATACTATCAAGTCTCATACTAACTAGACTCTCTGCAAGCTCTAGTGTCAAGTAGATCACGTTAAGACCTTTCTCGGCCATGTTAACACCAATGTTTGCTAAGAACAAACTCTTACCTGCACCCGAACCACCTGCAAAGATGTTAAGCTCGCCTCTGTTGAAGCCACCAAACAATTTCTTGTCCATAGCTGGCCAACCTGTGCTTACCTGTCCGTTTGTACTCTTGATGCCTTCTAGTCTTGCTCTTGGATCTGCCCAGTAGTTTGTACCCAAGTCTTTTTGTAAGCCAATCTGTACAGCCTTCTTGACCAAGTCTTCACACTGTCCATAGTCACCATTCTCTAGTAAGTCAGCACTCTTTAAGATCGCCGCCTCTAGTGCTTTGTGTTTACTAAACGTTTCAAACTCTGCAAGTAACCAATCATAATGATTCTCTTGTAGTTCGCCTACGTCTTTTAATTTAACATCAGTTGCCGCATTGATCATATCAAGTGTAGGCAATGCATTGTGTTCACTAACATAATTGTTAAGAAACTCTGCTGGTGCTTTTAGTCTTCTGTCAAAACTATCTGGATCAAATACTGCCTGACAGCGTACAAAGCTCTCAGCGTCCGATAGCATCATCTCTAGATATACTTTCTGTATATCATAACCATAGTCTGTGTTTTGTCTTGTTGTCATATGTGTACTATATATCCTACTACGTTAGTTGTCAATCTATATTTAGGCAAACCATTTCTTTGCTCTAAGTCTTATTTTAAGTGGGCTATCTTCTGCTGTATTTGCTATGCTGTACAATGTATACAGTCTACCATAGCGTTCTACTGCTTCGCCTATATCACAGATGTCTTCTGTCCATTCGGGCATACTTACACTCCACCCTAGGTCGATTGCTTGCTCTACAAGTTTGGACCCTGCTTTATCTCTGTCAGGGCATACTATGATTTGCTTCTGCAATCTGTTGAGTAGCATAGACTGTTGGTCATTTATCTCTGACCCACCCAGTGCTGTACCTTGTATGTGTATAGCGTCTATCTGACCCTCACACAATATAGCAAAGGATTTAGCATAGCCCTGTTCGTCTAGTCCGTATACGTATCCAGGTTGTACCTCAGTTAAGTACTTGGGCTTCTTGTCTGGGTTGACACTACGACCAGTCCAACCTACTACCCTACCTTCAAAGTAGAAGGGTATGATCAATCTATCACGATACCCTAAGCTGGGGCTCCAGTAATAGTTTGTGTCATCTGTGTTTAATCCACGAGCGGCCATGTATTCAAGTACTGCCATGCTGTACTTGTTGAAGTCTGTTATGTCTGTTATCTTAATCGCATCATCTGGCAACGGAACAGTATTGAATGTCGGCAGTTGCGCTATTAACGTTTTTGCTTCAACACCTTCATTCTCTCTCATCACTTCTAATGCCACCTTGTTGACTACGTCATCAGGCGCTCCCATCCATTGGAGAAGTTTACGCAGTTTATGTGAGAAAGACCTGCCCGGTTGCCAGGATGCTTTGAAGCCGCAGTTAAAGCAATGATAACTTACGCCTCCATCTGGGTTGCTTATTAAGCCACCACGTCCTCGAGTGTCTGCGGCGTGACCATTGTGATGGCAACACGTAGCATTAAAAGATATCCAGCCACTAGGCGTTTGTTTCCGCTTAGACGGCAAGTATGTCAGAACTGTATCGTTTACTACACTCATACTATTATTATAGCAGAGATTTAAAGTAATGTCAATCAGTTTCGAACGAGTATTTTAGATATTTTGTTTGTTGGATCTGCTGTACTTTTGAAACGTATGTATGAAAATACACCGTTAAAGTTTATTGGTGTTGGTTCTGTTTCAGCACCTGTGAATGCTACTTGTTTTACATCAGCCCAAGGCGTATAGTCTGTTACCTGATCATCAAGTGTTGCTTGTACTACAATATCACCTTCGTATCCGTCTGTGTATACAACTGCTGTATGTAATGCTTCATTACCGTTAATACCTGGCTGTGCATCTACTGTATCTCTACTGTGCCATTCTGTAGCATTAGATGTAAGTTTAGCAAGTGTCTTTATAGACTTTGTTTCAACTGGTCCTGGAAACGCATGACTCTTAACATTTATAATACCTGTAGCATCAAACCATTCGTTAGCATATGTTAATACGTTAGTACCATCGAAGTCAATTAGATATATGTTATATGTTAAGAACTGATCTTTTACGTTTAATAGATCGTTTTCTGTAACTGTAACTTTAAACAAACCTTTTTTAGTATATGCAGTACTATCACCCTCTTGTAAGTTAACACCTTCATACGAAAGTACTTGTACATTGTTTTCATCAAACGCAACAAACTTAGGTGTGTATCTATCTACATCTAATGGTTTTTGGTCTGGGTTTAGTAATTTAAATTCAAGCACATTATCTATGCCTCTATATACATTTAACTGTCTGCTATACACTGGTCTATACTCCGTAACGTGTCCTGCTTCATTTGCTAGGACCTCGATTCTATTTGGTGCTAAATATCTTAAAGTTTGCATAAAAGTATTTATCGGAAAAACATGCTATTAAAAGATATAGAAAATAACTTCCCATTTATCAGTGTTGTCCATTATGGTGGAAACGAATACGTTGGTATAATTATAAATCAAGATCAATACGTTACATCGATGTACGTATACACCAACTTAAAATCAGAAGTCGAAAAGAAAAAATTACTTGAAATGGGAGATGTATGGTGGTGGGAATCAAATAGAATGATTCCTATTAATATCTTTTTGCGTAAAGAAATGGAATACTTCCGTTATGCTATTCAAACAATGAACAGCAAAGATGTAAAAGTAACCATAGGTCCTTGTGTAAACTTAAACAACCTAACTATAAAAAGAGTTAAGCGCAAATCAGTACAACTGGTTAAGAAACCTAAGTAAGGAGATATCATGGGTAAGTGGCTTGGACAAACATTTAAATGCGACTATGCAGACAAGGGCAAGTTCTATGAAGGCGAGTGTAAGAAGATTGTTCTTCATCCTCATTTAGGAACGCCGGCGGCATTCTGTGTAGATCCTAAGATGGGTGTATTCTATGTAGCACTTGGTATGGAAGCATTGGAAGAATATGTTCCTGAACCTCCTAAAGAAGTAGAGGAGCATGAAATAGAATTTGTAGTTGTTCCTCGTTCAGTCAAAGGTGGCCAAACTACAGTCGATGGTAAAGTAGTACCTGGCGAAGTTAGCGAAGATAATATATTTTAAGATTCGCTTTCAAGCATCTCACATAATAGATTCATATGAACCACAACACTTTGTGCGTAGGCGTATGCGTGTGCTTTCTTAAAAAAGTATTCACCATTAGTCGGCTTTTGCCAAACTTCTTCGTGTATCTTTTCCCAACTTTCGTTTGCTAGGTATTTCTTGGCCGGACGTATGATTGCCAGTGTAGCCGCCAATTGCACAACCGAAGTAGGCTTCAATTGCTTTAACAGACTGTCGTGCCCGCTTAGATGAAATACTTTGTCGACGAAGTCCTTGTGTTCCAGTAGTTGCCATATTGGTTCTTTCTTCATTAGATCTATTAAGTGTTGTTCGTTCTTAACATCTTTGTATATGCTTACGTTAAGAAAGTCTAGTTTAAAGTAGCCGCGTTCTTCCGCAGTCTTGTGTTCTATTGTAGTCAAGTTGTCTACAGGATTGTGTGGAACCTCAGTTACATACACACCTGTGTTGTGCTTTTTACCTGTATTAAGTTTTGCCACACGGTGTTGTATCTTAGTTAAGATAATATCTCTGTCTGCAAAGTCAATATCAATATCAGGCATCGTCAACCTTTATGTAGTTAAAATTTATTAACGCTCTATACTTTTCATCTGTGCAAGTTGTACCTGTGTGTTTCCACGTACAAGGAAAAGTTACAAATGTATTTTCAATACTAGGTATTTGTTGTCCATCTTCAAATGCTGTATAGCCGTTGTTTGTGTTTAAGTATAACACACCTGTGGTAACATTGTCAATCGGAGGCATTACATCTACATGCATACCGTGTTCTACTATTGCATCTGCTCTAGGTGTAAGGTTTGCTTTAATGCGTAGTAGTACGTTTGCTTTGATTGTTTCAAGTACAGGATTCATAAGTTTAATTGCTTCGCTCATTGTTCCTGGTGTATTATAAAAATTATGTATAAGTTGCCAGTTGTAAATATCATCACAACGTTCTACATGAGGTTGATTGTCTTTGTGTCCAAATGCTACATCAGGTGTAATGTACCAAGGGAACTCAGGAGACAATAATTCATCTCGTAATTTTTTAAATTCGTCTGCTGGTAAAAAGTTTTCTATTACTTGTATCATTTGTCTATCTTCTGCCAGTATACATCATACAGTCCGCTAGGGTGTCTTGTACCAAACGGTAGTCCCATATACTCGTCACCTGTTTCCATATCTACTAGTTTATACTTTGTAGGACACTTAGTATATACTTCAAGTTTGTCTGCTTCTAATTCGTCGGCTACTTCAGTTCCGTCTAATAGTTTTCTCATAAATTACTTTCTTTAGCAACATCTTTTGCTAGTTGGGCATCGTTAGGTTGTCTTTTAAATCTCATTGCCCAGTGCTGTGGTTCAATTACATTATATACCATTTTAAGTTGTTCATCATTGAACTTACTTAACATTTCTTTTCCACTCTTACAATTTAGTATCAACCACGGACTTATCTTTCCATCTCTGATATTCCATACTGCTCTATTTAAACTAATGTAATTAAAATAATGATTCCATGCCGCTGGCTCGTTTTCACTTGCCCATTCCATCATTGTTTGAACACTACGCTCTAGTGCAGTAGTTACATCTTCTTTTAATATAAATTGTAATGCATATTTTTCATACAGTTCGTCTTTAGCCCAGTGATCTAATTTGACACCGCTTGTAACAACATAATCGATATACTTCTCAGGATATAAGGGTTTGACGTTATTAAGAAAACTCCCAAACTTAACAAAAGCATTGTAATAGGGACTAGCACAAAAATCTTCATATGTCTTTTCTTTCTTTGTACCTGCACTTAGTTTATAAAATCTACCAAAAGCATAAAAGCCATAGCGTACACGTTTCTCATCTTTTTGTAATGCACGTCTTTTCTTTTCACACATGTGCGCCGCAAGAGTTTTTTCTCGCATATAGCTGTTGCCACAATACTCACACTTGTATGGCTTCTCAGAGCTTGACGTCAATTTCGTGATCCTTTGCAAGTTCTTTGAGTTCTTTTTTTGTAGATAATCTAGCAAGTAATTCTACCTCGTCTTGTTTCATGTTAGGATATATTTTTTCTAAAAGTTTTATAGCATTGTTATTGCCTTTCTTTTTCTTAAATCCTATCCATTGATGTTTTCTAATTGATGCAGATGCATTGTGTGTTGAACATAATAGTTGCCATTGCAGTTGCGGATGTCTTGTTGCTAACACATTCCAATTCTTATTATAGATTTGGTTAGTCATAACAACAGCAAGCTCTTGTGCTTCTCTTGAGCCAACTACTGAACTTGCATATCTATTCAATAGCCAAAAGTTAACACACTTCTTTTGTTCATCAGTAAGCTCAGGCCAAATGCTTTTTGCATTTGTATCTATACATGCTAATACTTCTCTTACTGGGAATTCTTGATATGCCATGTAACAATGTCCTTTGGTGAATTTATCTCTACTCCATTATAGTATACACTAGAACAGCCAATTTGCCAACCGTTTTTGAGCCACCGAAGCTGTTCCAGTTTTTCAATTTCTTCTTCGCGTTCTACAATTAAGTTAGGATACATTTCTAGCGAGTTGCGTTTGTAGCCATAAACGCCTAAATGCCATTCTCCGTAACCTGTCATCCCTCTGCCAAACCACAATGCTTGATCACCTGCTCTAACCATCTTAACTGAGTTAGGATCGTTTTGTTTGTCTTCGGGCATGTTTGTAAACACTGTACTAACAGGATAATATTGTAACCATTCTACACAGCGTTCTATCATCTGCAATGTTACATCAGGCATATCACCTTGTACATTTATAAACTTATTATACTTCTGCATATAGTCTAGTTTGATTGCACCTGCACATCTTTCAGTGCCATTTGCATAGTCTGTGTCATCTATAATAACACTTGTGTTTTGAAATACACTAGCAATGCGTGGATCATCAGTAAGCACGTATGTTGGTATCTTAGACGCAATACAAGCGTCATACACACGTTTTATCATAGGCACACCATCTAACATACACAATGGCTTTCCAGGTAAGCGTGTGCTACCGTAACGTGCAGGAATTAGTATTGCAGTTTTCATTCATACCAACCATAACTGTATGCTACAATATCTTTTACTACTTGTTCAAAGTCTTGTAAGCGTAGCATATTAGGACCATCGCTTGGTGCTACATCAGGGTTAGGATGGACTTCCAAGAAAAAATTCCGGACCCCAAGAGCACTCCCGCTACGAGCCAACCCAGGCACGTAATTACGATTGCCACCTGAGCTAGTACCTTGTCCTCCGGGTTTTTGGGCAGAGTGCGTACAATCAAAAATAACATCATGTTCATAATTGTCGAGCATATACATAAGACCAGTATAGTCAACGACAAGATTGTTATAGCCAAAACTAGTTCCCCTTTCAGTAATCCAAACTTCTTTTGCTTCTTCAGTTTTACTTAGCACACCTTTCATATCCCAAGGTGCCATAAACTGACCTTTTTTAATATTAACAATTTTATCTGTAGCACAAGCCGCTTTGATCAAGTCAGTCTGTCTACACAAGAATGCAGGTATCTGATAGACATCAACTGCATCTCTAAATTCTCGTTCAATACGTGCAACTTGTACATAGTCGTGTACGTCAGTTAGTGTCTTTACACCTAGCTCTACTTTAAGTGCTAGGAAGTCTAGTAGCGTTGTTTCTAATCCTAGACCACGAATACCACTTTCGCTTGAACGATTGGCTTTGTCGTAACTTGCTTTGAAGTAATACTCAATACCATACTTGTCGCATACACGTTTACACTCTTTAGCAATCTCTAAACTTTGTGGCAACGATTCGTGTTGACAAGGTCCTGCTATAATTCTCACTTGTTACACTCCTTGCAATTACAATCACGTATAAAGAAATGTACTAGTGCCATTGTAAACCACATCCAAGTCATTTCGCTAATGCCTAATAATGTATTGTTGTGTGCTGGCATGTTGTGTTCCATTGCCGCACCAAAGCCCATTGACAATGGCATCATATCTTGAATTAAAAAATATATTCCTAATAATAAGAATAGTACTCCTGCTATTTTATGTCTCATGATTGTTTTCCTTCTTCTTTTGATACCATTCGTTTGAACAGTATGCATTGCAAAATACATTTTGTTTATCAGCTGTATGATACTTTATAGCATACAGGTCTATTGGTTTGTTACAAGTACTACAGTTTCTAGTGTTATTCATATATTATATAATTGGTATCCAATGATTGTAATTGCCGGGACTAATTCCGTTTCTTAACGCAATATCAAATGCAATAGTAATACGTGGCTTTTCTTCATTTTCCCAAGGAGTAACTCTATGTTCCATTCCCCCAGGACTCATTGTAAGCCAACCGTTTTTATTTTCTACTGATTGTACAAGTTGATGCGTTTCATTATCTCTATACATTGTTTTACTTGGCTCACCGTTTACACAAAAGTAACCGTGCCATCGTCCATCAAAGTATCCTCCTTGACCAACGCCGTGTGTATGCCAGTCTAAAAAGCCACCGCCTTCATATACATTAACCCATCCCGCAATAGCGTACTTCTGTGGGTTGTCAACTTTTGTTTTAAAACTTTCTACAATCTTTTGATACAATGTAGTAATGCCTGGGCGATGATTTAAAAATATGTTGTATGCTTCATATATTTTTGTACTGTCACTACCGTCAGCGAAGTCCATCCAACGAGGTTTAGTTTCGTTCTCTTTTAAATAATCTTGCCAAAAGAGAACTACATCTCGAGCAATCTCTCTGCTTGGGTTATACAGTCGATCACAAAATAATTGATCTGCTATCTGTTCATGATATATTGTTTTGTCCATTACGTGCTTCCTTTACTGTATAGTAAGTTGTTACCAACTTGTCTAAGAGCTTTTTTATTGTGGGGTACTCCTCTGCTAACTCACACAACTCTTGCCACTCTGCATAGTACAACATGTCGCCTTGCGCTCTTGCTACACCTGCAGGATCTCCGCCTATAATCCAACGAGGTATTTTATTATGAGGAGCATCTCTATACTTTGCATATACTACACCGTCGTAACGTTCGTATAGTAATGCTTCACCTGGTATCATTTTTTGTTCCTGCAATGTCTAGTTTTCCTTTTCTATCTAAGTTAGAATATACTACTTTGATGTCAGTGTGGTCTTTAATTTTATCTAGCCACCACTGTTCACCTTCAAGTATTAAATGTGCATTGCGCCCGTCTGATAGTCTTTTTCTTGCAGGCACTGTATCAATGCGTAGCCAAATGTATTTAGATGCAAGTGTGTTAATATGTCCTAATACTTGGCTAATAAATTCTGGTTCAATGTGTTCTAGTACATCATTTGAAAATACACAATCATATGTGCTAAACTTATCTTTATTAAACATAGGTACAGCAGGATCGTAACCTTCACAGACTACATTAGGATATCTATCTCTTAAGTCTGCAAGTATACGACCCTTGCCGCAACCATAGTCAAGCAAAGAGCTAGGTTGCCATTTGTCCATAAACGAATGAAACTTACCTAACTTTTTTGCTTTGCCTCCAAAGCCCAATTGACGACTAGCATCAGCATGTAGGCTTTGGAGTTGTTTTATGTAGCTATTGCTATACATTAACCTGCTTCAGTATCACTCATTTTACCTTTTAGGTAACGTAACAATAAGCCATATGCTGGTAGGAATAATATTAAGCCTACTGCAATTTTTAGTACAGCCTGTGAGCCTGCAATTTCCATCCAGTTAGCGGCCATATACTCATCGGCGCTGTTGTTGAATGCAACTGCAAAGAACGTGTAACTATCAATTACGTTTGCAACAATAGTTGATAATGCAGGTGCTAACCACCAAACATTCATACGCTCTCTAATTGCTTGGAATACATATACGTCAATAAACGTACCTACAGCATATGCTGTTGCTGATGCAAATCCAATACGCATTGCTACACTCTCTGGTGCACCTTCTGCTAATACTACTGCAATACTTGTGATAATTGCAATTGGATATGCCGCGGCAATAGTTGCTCTAGCAATGTTCTTACCTAACAAACGTACTGTTAAGTCAGTTGCTAGAATAACTAATGGGAACGTAAATGCCGCCCAAGTTAATTTAAATCCAGCAATCTCTACTGGAATCGCAACTAGTGCGTTACTTACTGTGATGACTACAACTTGCAACAGCGCAAGTTTTAGCATCATCTTTACATCGATGTTTTTAAACATTCTATTTCTTCTTTCCTGTTGCGGTGCCAGATGTTCGACGAACAATGTCATCGTGATTGAATTCAGCCCAGTATAGTTCAAAAGCGACACCATCTTCTAAACCTTCAAACTGGTGAATTTTTCCTGGCCTTACTTGTGTAAAGTCACCAGGGCCAAGAATAGTTTCATCAACTAGTCCTTGGTCTTCTTGCCAAACACGTACAATCATTTTTCCTGACTCTACAAAAAAGCCATTCCATTTATATTGATGTTCGTGTTCAGAACACTTGTAACCTGCTTTGTATTCAATGCGGTGAAACTCTAGTACACCGTTAGCGTGGATCAATTCTGTCTGACCCCAAATCTTTCCTGCTTTCATCTTTATCTCCTTACAGCAAGTTTGTATAATCTATAAGCTCACTCTGTCTACTAATGTCTTTAATAAAGTAAGCACACACAGATTTATCTTTAGTCGTTAACGGTACAGCAAGTAACTGTCCGTTTTTAACTTTAGGAAAATACCATTTTACATCATTGTAAAAGTTTGTTATTTTTATTTCCGCAAAGTCAAATTTGTAACTTGATAAAGGGTTAAACAAGAATGCTTCAAAGCCCCTATCATTAATACTTGTTAGTGGTAATACTTCTAAGTCGTTGCCTGACATTGAGTCACCAACGGCAATGTGCCAATCAACTGGCATTGTTATTTCGTGTCCGCCTATTTCCATTACCATTGCTGGTGCGGAGAAACTTTCTAAAAAGATCATAGGTACAAAAAAGAAGTCAGGATTTTTTGCATCGCTGTTGTCTAGTACAGCAAACCGTACTTCGTCTTCTAATTCTTCGGGTATATCTTTAAGTGGAAACGTTTGATTTTCTAATGTTAGTATTTGCATATTTTTAGTTCCAGTCTACTTTTTCTATAGTGAATGGATACTCTGCTTCCTTATAGAATTTTTTACGTTGTGTTAAATGTCTCTTTGCAAATTTGCACGATGACGTGATATCCCAAATTTGCACAAAGTCCTTGTCCTTTGCCTTTCTTACGCCTCTACCAATACTTTGAATTACCCGGACAAAACTTTTGCCAGGCTCAATAAGAACCAAATTAAAAATACGCGGTATGTTAATACCCACAGCCGCGACCCCATATGTTGCGATAACCACGTGGTTAGTTCCTTGATTGATTTCATCATATGCTTCCTTGCGATCTTTTAATTTTACATCGCCCTTTACAAACACACTACCTGGTATTAGTTGTTGAAGTATTTCTCCAGCACTAATTCTATCTACAAGTATAAGTGTGTTTCCTGATTCTTTTACTGTGCTTAATAATTTGCCTATATATTCTAGTCTTGCCTGATTTGTTGTTAGATATTTTAATTCTTCTTGATAGTTACTGTGTGCTACTACATCTAATAGTTGAACTACATTAACATGACATTGTGATAGTACACCTTTGTCTTGCAGTTCTTTAGCACTAATTTGTCCAATCACAGGACCTAGACTAGCATGAATACTTTCAAATTCAAACTTCTCTCTTGGTATTGTTCCTGTTAGTCCCCAACGTATTGGAGCGTTCTTTAAATTACGTGTAAGTAAATTCTTTAGTACTTCTGCTTTAGCCTGGTGTACTTCGTCGACAATAATAGTGCTTACACCATCTAAGAACTCAGCTAATGATAATACTGCTGTTCCGTCCTTGTGCTTCTTGTCGAGTATATTCAAACTCTGCCAAGTGCAAATAGTGTGAGTCTTACCTAACTCTTTTCTGTCGCCGAAGTACACCCCAGCATCGAGTCCGCAGTTAATGTAGTCTTCCTCCGTTTGTGTAACAAGACTCTTGTTAGGCACAATAATAAGACTACGTCCATACGGCTCAGTTATATGTGAAAGTGTTGCTGTAGTAATTGTTTTACCTGCACCAGTAGCAATCTGTTGCAAGCTCTGTGGATGTTTTAAAAAGTTATTAATTGACTCTACTTGATAGTCACGTAGAATAATCTCTTCGCCTTCTGCTGGATGACCTTTTGGCCAACGTACATTTTGATCAGCCCAATAACGTTCTGTTACTGGCGTAAAGTCTAATTGTATAGGATGTCTATTGTCTTGAATATCTATTATTTCAACATTATTCTTTTGTAGAACTTGACTAACAACGTCAAGATGATTGACATAACCAGTACCGCCAATGCCAAAGAAAGCAACTTTTCCATCCCAGCGACCAAGTTTATATTGTGGCATGTACTTTGCGTAAGGCACTTCAAACTTGAGAGCATTCGCGAGCTTCCTTCGTACGTCAACTTCTAGTCCTTCTAGTTTAATGTTTACTTCATCTTCAATAATTAGTCTACATGTTGCCATTTATATCGTCTCAATTTTTCTCATAAAAGGACTAAGCTGATTGTCATAATGTATTATCAAATCTAATTCTCCTATGTATGTACTAGTTTTTGCATCACCATATGCTTTTCCAGCAAATGTTGTTATAGCCGCGCTAGGAAACCATTCACTTTTTAAAAGTGGTTTCGGTATTTTATTACTACTAATATACACTATTTTTGTGTCTTTGTCAACCACATTATTAATATTGTGTTGTTTAATGTATTCGTTAAACGGTTTTCCTTCTGGAGTATTATCTAATCTAAACATTACAGACATGCGTTCGCTAGGTATAATATTTTGAAAGGCCTTATTAAATTGTGTTAAATGATCGTAGCAAGTATCTTCATGTAGTACAATAACTAACGGAAATCTATATAACTCTAATACTACTTCAGCAAGATTGTTAACAGTGTGTTCTTTATTGTTTACAAATATACTTGCTTGACTTCTGTTTACTACTTTTTGTGCAAGCGGAGTTAATGATTTTAAACTTTGTTGTAACTCTTCTTGATCAAAATGTTCTAATCCAAACTGATCTTTTTTGTCGTAATAGTTACATAGGTTATCTATATTAGGTTCACCTATACTGCTAATAGCAAAGTTAAAACTTTTCTCATGTAAATTTTTTAGTTTAAACGAATATATTCCCGGTACGTATTTGTCTTGATTTTTTTTCATTTCTAATAACTTCTCATAATATTCTAGTAACTGATCCTCAACTTCAAAGTTGTTGTTTTCATTAAATGTATTAATTATTTCGTAGCATGTGTTTTCATTAAATTTAAAGTAGTGTATCTTTTCTACTTTGTCGTATAAGCCTTCGCCTAGAAACTTATTCATTCTTTCAATAGCAGTTATTAGTTTCTTTTGAAAAATAAATCTTACACCTATCCAAGGTCCTTCTTCATCTGAAATTAAATGTTCTTCGTCAAATACTTTAACCCAACGACTTCTGTCTATTGAACGTAACGGCATTCTTAAATTACTATAAGAATCATCAATGTTATATCCGTTAGCATCAAACTGATCTTTATATTGCAACAGTTTTTGTTTAGCAAGTTCTGCTTGCCTATCTGTATATGCTGTGCCTTTGAAGGTCTGGCGGGCGAGGCTAGTAAGTAAGTTATAGTCGCTACTATCTATATCAAACTTATCTGTTTCTCTTGACTGTATTCCGACAAGATGTTCTATGCAATCTTCTAATGTTTCCATAGTGTTAGTATACGCTATGTTAGCTTAGAAGTCAAGCGTTTAAGTGGTATTCCCTGAGATATTTCTTCTAAAGTAAATTCTGTCCAAGCATAGTCGTTGACCCATTTAGTTCTATCTAGATAAAGAGGATTCTCTATGTTGCGAAAGTTTTGATCAGCAACATCAAATGCTAGACTGCTAGGTCCTGTAAATGCAGGCACACCATTAATAATACTGTGTATGCCTGGATTGCTTGACCAGCTTATAGTAGCCCATATGTTATCAAACTTCATATCGAAGTCGTCATATGAACCTAGTATTTGTCGCGGTTCTTGTCTTATTACATCTTTGAAGTCTCTTTCAATTGCTTCAAGTCTGCATCTAGGATGAGGCCTAAATATGATAGGACGTTTCGTTTGCGCTCTTATGAATGTTATTGTGTCGTGTACCCAGCGAGACATTGGAGGCATGGTTGCCCATTGCAGGCTTTTGTCGTGTTGCCCACATAGTAAAATGTATTCGCCGTTATAGTTCCAGTCTTTTAACTTGATGTTAAAACTGTTAGCACGATTGCTATCTGTGCTACTAGGGCCAAAGTAAGCGTCCCTATTAATGCCATTGAGTCCAACCTTCCATGTTGTACCTCTTCTTATGCCGCCGACCTCTAAAACTATTATCGGTTTCGATTGTTGTACTGCTTGCTTCCAGATATTTTCGTTTGGAGCCATTCTACCACTCCAAAGAACACTCCAAATGACGTCAACGTCACAGCCACTAGTATTATACAAAACATCATGCCCAGCAACCACAAGGCTGTGAGCAAAGGCATCAAAAACCGATCTGCTATTCTGTGCGCCATATTGTGTCCATAAACTGAATCTCATAAGTTAAATATTCCTATAAGCTATTTACAAGAGAGAGTATAATGTCAGACATAACTGTGGTTACAACGTTTCACCGTCCGGGTTTAAAATTATATGGACAGCGTATGATAGATTCATTTGCTGAGAACGTAAGTGATAAGATCAAACTGCTAGTATATGCAGAAGATTGTAATCCTGTTAATCCTAATCCAGAACAAATTACAATATTAGATGCAACTAAAGAGTTACCTAAACTTGTAAAATTTAAACAGCGTTGGGGTAACGTAGACAAAGCAAATGGTATTCCTCCAGATGATATTAAAGCACGTAGACCAAGAGATTGGCAAAAGAAGTTTAAGTGGGACGCTATACGTTTTGCTAACAAAACTTATGCAGTGTTTGATGCGTGTGAACGTAGCAAAGGTTGGTGTGTATGGATGGACGCAGATACATTTATTCACAGTCCTTGGAAGCACAAAGACTTTTCTCGCTTACTACCTAACAATGCTTACATTACATATGTAGGTAGAGGCAAAGGATCGCAGACATGGCCAGAGTGCGGCTTTTATGGTATGAACTTAAATCATCCTGTGTGTCACGAGTTCCTTAAAGAGTTTGAACGTATGTACGAAGATGCAGACAACGGTATTTTTGAATTGGAAGAATGGCACGACAGTTATGTGTTTGGACACATACTAAAACATTATAAAGAATTTGATGCTAATGCATTTGACTATAGTGCTACTATGTATATGCGTGAAGCACGTACAGGTGGCGGCGGACATCCTTTAATTAATACTGAACTAGGTAGATGGATGGATCACATGAAAGGTGATCGTAAAACTGCTGGCAAGAGCAAACGTACAGATATAATGGTTAATAGAAAAGAAGACTATTGGACTAAGTCGTAGTCAATACGTTCTTTTAATCCTGCTTTATTGTGTTCAATAAATGGTGCTAATGGACTTCTAGGCACAGGTGTTTTTACACGATCCCCGTATGTCATATTATACATTTTAAAGTTTCTACTGTGCATTGCTTGTACAGTTTTACCGTAAATTTCTCCATCATAAAATCTACGCATACCTTCACGTTTATCATTATAATAAATGTCTTTGTATGTATCACAAAACTCTTTGTAGCCTTTGTGTCTTGTATTTAAAACAAAGAATCCTGTTTCACAACTATAATAGTCAATGTCATTTTTGTTATGCCATACTTGTAAATGCGAACTTAAAAACTTATCTTGTGTAATATTTCCAAACACTGCTAGGTCAAAAGGCTTCTTAATTATTGTATCTGCATCAATCCAAATAATTCTATCAGCGTCAATATTATCCATAGCATGTATAATACTAAAGCCTTTTTTAGCAAATGTTTTTACTCTTTTATTTTTATGTCTTGCTTGAAATGATTCGTATGCATCGCCTAAGTCCCAACCCATTTCAATAAACGTATCATCATTTAATGAGAAGTTATCTTCATTATAAACATGCAATTTTATTAAGTGTGACCAATGTTTCTTAAACGTATTCAACATATTAGAACCACAACGATCATAATATGATTGATTCATACTAGTTATACCTGCGTATTTCATAGGTACTCCTTAATAATATTCCATGCAGTTCCTTTTTCTAAATCTGCAAAATTAAAATGACTCATTGCTAGTTTTTCAATCCACTGTTGTCTTTCAGGACGTATTGGATTGTCTAGTTGACTTAAATCTGTATTGCCTACATCATATGCTTGACTAACTTTAGCATTAGGGTCTGTTATAAACACAGGAATACCCTCTATCGCCGCCGCTACGCCTGGGCTACTGTTGTATGTAACTACTGCCCAGCATTTTCTAAAATCGTCTAATATAGACGGTGCTGTGCTTATCTTAACACCCGGATAGTTCAAAGTCAAGTATTGTTTTGCTTTCTTATCTCCAGGGTGCGCTCTAACTATAATATCTCTATCAGTGTGTTGTTGTATTTCTTTAATAGTTTTATTACACCAATCCATTACGTCATATCCGCCCATGCTCCAACCGCCATTGCGTTGTAAACATAATAGTATGTGCTTGCCTTTGTTAGTCCACGGGTGCAAATCAAAACCTAAGTTGCGTTTTAATTGTTGCCAGCGTGTAGGGTCTACATTATCTGTAAAGTAATTACCTGTGGTTGGAAATACATCATCTAAACTAAAACGTAGATACTGTTTAGTATTACCTGGATCTCTATATAAGAATAAATTACTATCAATAGCAAGTGTATGTTTGCCAATAAGTTTTTGTTGTTGTATTACTTGTCTGCGAAACATTAAGTGTGGAGTACTACCGCTATTTGCATGTACCCATCCTTGTATAACACCTAAGTCACTTGGTTCCCAGTTAGGTGTTTGAATTTCTAAACTTTCTCCATCAGTGCCTACGCCATTATGGAAACTTGTTAGAACTTGTCTTTTTTCTAAATTTTTATTATGTGCGGGAATACCTGCGTAGTAAATTCTTACAGATTTCATGTTGATGCCAATGTATGTTTAAGTTTGTCTTTATTAGTTTTATTAATATGATGTTTGAAATATAAACTAAAGCGTGTATTTTCTAATGCATTTACATTTTCACATACATCGTCACATAAATTTAAGAAGCCTGCTTTTTCACCTTTAGCAAAGTTACCAAGTACAATAGCATCATAAGGTTTGTGTAAACTTTCTAGTTTGTTTTGATCATTCCAAAATGCCCAATACTTGTTTGACCATAATGTTAATTTTTCGTATTCTTCATTAAACAATACAAGTCCTGATTCGTAACAGTCAGGGTGTGAATTATTACTTTGCATCATAGCAACTGGATTTATAAATGGAAAACTAAATGCTTCTTCGGGCACTTTACGCATTTGTTCTATGTCTGCGTCTAACCAAATTATTCTTTCGTCCTCTTGTCTATTTTTTATAGCATGTATTTGTGCTACACTTTTACCCCAGAACTTTCTTATTTTAGTATTAACATCAAACTCGCTGTCAACATCTAATGCAGGTACATGTAACAATCTTTTGTTAAAAGGCAATTCGTTAAACCATTCAACATCACCTTCGTGTTGGTCAATATATATTTCTACTTTGCCGGGTAAGTCCCATGTGCTAATACAATGCTTGCCAACGCCTTTCCAATAGTTTTTTGATATACTTGTAACAAATTTTAATTTCATACTAGGCCCTTTATTATTCTATGTGCTGTACCGTTTTGTAATTCTTCATTATGGAATTGTCCGTATGCTAAGTGACATGCCCATTTATATACTTTATGCGAGTCTTGTTGTGTTGGACTTTCAATACGACTAATATCCTTATCGCACACTGGATCAGCCGCTGTAGGCGCTGTAGTAAACGCTGAGACGCCATATAACACACTTTCTACTGCCGCTATGCTTTGATATGTAACCATTGCATGACAGTTGTCTAAGTCATCATATATAGTTTTGTCTATACGACTTTGTCGTGGTGCTTTGTCTCTAATTATAATAGTTCTATCTGTATGCTTTTCTATTTCGTTAACAGTATCTTTGACCCATTGATCTCTATCAATACCATAAAACTTACAAGGCTTTTCACTAGGTGTAACAAGTAATATATGTGCGCCACCTTTCTTAGGTTTGTGTATTGCTTGTTGTAGTCGGTTCCATCTGTCGTTTGGTCTGTCTATTATTTCGTTGTGTTGTACATCATTCTTTACTATACGATGCCATTGTTTCCAACCGTTTGGATTTATTGATGACTTGTAGTTTCCTACATAACCACTATCCATATAGTAAAAGTCTCTTTTGTTCTTCCAACATTCGTGTATAAGTTTTCGTTTGCCCATGCTACGTATTACAATAGGGACATTGTCTGGAAAGTCGCTATAGTCGTATATAGGCAAGTTTGCACTTTTAGCAAACATGTTTATATATTGATCTGTTTTATTTTTACTTAAACATATCATACAGTTCTTGTTTCCATAATTCATTAAACTGACAGTCTCTATAGTTTTCAAACCAAGGACCTCCTTCAGTGAAATGAATTAATTTAGGTTTTTCAATATCGTCGTACACACCTACTAAGTAGTTCCATGTATGATCTAGTTCGCCAATTTCTTCATCTTGTAGCCAACTAAACCTATGAAAGTATGCACCATTTAATTCTAAACTGTTAACTTGATCTTGGTCAACAACTTTATTACTAGGATGACTACAGTTCCATAACACAACACTTGACCAGTTCTTTCGTGGATAGATAGTTTGCTTTTGCCCATCCATCTTTGTGCTTTCTTTAGGTGTGTAATCATGTTGCACACACATAACAGCATACTTGTCATCTGCTTGATCAAATAATTCTTTAATGTCTGTTGTAAGCAACATATCACAATCCATAAACAAAGCCCAGCCTTTATAGTTAGCAAGCTCTGGTACTAAGAAACGTGTAAATGTAAATTCTGTTGATGCAAGTTTATCTTCAGGACGCTTGTACCATCCTGCTTGTCTTAATTCTTTTTGTACTAGTGGACGTACATCTGCATCGGGTTGATGCTTTAGTATGCTATGTTTACACACTTGATAAGCCATATCTTCTCTTGGTTCGTAGCCTATGAATACTTTCATTAATCTCTTCTTTCTATATCTTCTTCATAACAGTCGCCCCATTGTACTTCTAGTATATGAGTGTTCTCTGTTCCAGGATTGCTTGCCTTATGCCAAACTTGTTCACCAATTTCAAATGTTCTACTTTTTGGTTCTAGTATTATACTACTTTGTATACTATTCCATTCAGTGTCCATTTTAACTGTGCCTTCTAGCACATTCCATTCTTCTGAACGCTTAAAGTGTTTTTGATCACTGAGTGATTTACCTGGATATATTACAAGCTCTTTTACTTTGTAACCTTTGTCTGGCTTGTCATCTAGTACACGCCAATAGCCCCAATCACGTTCAGTCTTTTGTGTTTTCCACTCGTCAAGTATCCAACTACTACTGTTGGCTTTGATCTCTCCGCCTACGCCGAATTTAAAAGAAATATTTTCTACATCTGCTTCCATCTCTGGAATATTCTCAGATGTTCTATCTCCGCCGTTTGCAAATATGATATGTGCATCAGGATATAACAGTCTAACATTGTTTATTGCTTCAATAGCACTATCGTCATCGTCACCAAATAACAAACAATGATCAACCATTGATAAGTTTTTTATAATTGAAATGCGTTCGCCGCCGGGCATAAACGGACGACCTTTCTTGCGTTTTAACCAAGCATCTGTATTAACACCAACAACAAGTTTGTCGCCGAGTTTCTTTGCTTCTATAAAATATTCTATGTGTCCTGAGTGTAGCGGATCAAAGCCGCCGGTTACTAATACTACGTTCATGTAGATATTTATTGCATGATTTGTGTATGCTTTTGTGTCTTGGCTTGTTCAAATAAAGAATGTAATGTATGCCAGGGATCACCTCTTTGTATTTCTTCACCTGTCCACTGTGCATAACTCATATCATTTAACCATTGTTGTCTATCAACGGGTTGCCAAGCAGTCTCAATATGATGTAAATTGCTTCTAGCAATAGGTGATGCTACTGAACTTGGGTCTAATGTATACGTTGGTTTGCCATTAAAAATGCTCTCAACTGCCGTTAAACTACTAAAAACTATAACGCATTTTGAGTCTAAAATGTCCTTTTTAAGCCCACCGCTGGGTGCCATAGTAACACTTCCGTTGTATTCAAAGTTGCTACTCATTACCACATTTGTATATTTGCTTGCTAACTCTGAAAAGTATCTTACTTGTGGTCGCATATTATTTGGGTGTGGGCGTATTACAATTTTTCTATCTGTATTTCTACGTATTTCGTCTAGTGTATCTTTTAACCATAAGGTGTATGCTTGCCAGGCTGTGTCGGTATTGTATTTTTTATACAAATGATTTAAACTACTATCACCAATTTTCTGTAAGCATAGTAATACATAATCGCCGTTATCGTCCCAAGGGTTTATTTGTAAATCAAAATCCTTTTGCATCATTTCCCAACGGTCACTAGGACAGTCTTTTGGATACGTGCCAGTATTATAAAAGTAACTATTCCAAGCAAGCCTGTGCCATTTAGTTAATTTACTGTTACCTTGTAAATCTCTAAAGATAGGACTTTCGTTTACAATAGAAGGTTTATCACTACGTGCAATAAATTCAAATGCATCTCTAGTTACTTTCTTTCCTTCATAATGTTTTAAGATATTTGTTTGGAAATAAAAATCAGCATAGTTAGAATCTAAACAACTTTTTAAATCAAATGTATGTCCATGTGCGTATAACATACGCTTTAGTATTCCAGATGACTTACTTGCGCCTATTACTGCTACGCCTTTCATTTCTTTTGCTCATTAAACTTTGCCCATTTAATATTTGTTGTTGCATATTCTTTACTGTGCATACGTTCAACAAACTTTAACAATAGTTCCTTGTTAGGCTTAGGTTTAAATAAATCACAAATACTAATTGCACTAGCTATTGCATTATATTGTATCTTTGCAATCTGTTGAGGATGATCGTTTGGTCCTCTAATAGGTCCATCTTCGTCCCAATCAATTACTGGGCCAAACTGATAGCAGTTGTGTTTTTCTAAACTCTTTGTAGCAAACGGTACAAGACGATCAATGTAAGGAAGTGTCTTTCCTCCTATGTATATTGTATGCGGTGGTGCTTGGTTATAAAATTTATAAATGCTATTGCCTTCACCTTGCAAATCTACTATAGTTGTGTTAGCATCAATCGTTCTATCTATATATTCTTTAAAGTGTTTGTTAGGTTCTAAATACATTTTCCTACTAGTAATAAGCATCTTACTTTTCTTACCAGTCATTGCTTCGTATAACGGTTGCCAATTACAACAGTCTCTATATGTAAAAGCAATATCTCTATCTGGTAGTTCTAGTGTAGCAAGTGCTAGTACAGGCAAGTTTAAGTTTGCTTGCTCAATCCAATACTTCTTTGCATCGCCTGTATGTGGACATAATAACCTAGTTTTACGCATCCAACATGCTAGTTGTGGATCTACTTCATATGCCATTTGTTCAAGCTCTGTGAAGTGTGTAAGCGTGTCTAAGACGCCATTAACTCCGTTTGCTTGTGCAGTTTTAACATCGCTATGTTCGTTATCTCCATAGTGTGTATCTATGTTATACTTCTGTTTTACACTATCCCAAATGTATCCGTGACGCTTACCATACCTAGTAACAATAATATCTACATTTTTTGTTAGTCCGCAGTTGCGTAATATTTTCATAATTTCATCTGCACTAAGATACATGTCACTTAGTATTAAGTCACCGTCTTTGACTTTGTTTATATTTTCTACTATTGGAAATAAGTGTTCAAGTTCTACTTGTAATTCAACTTGTGGATCGTACTCAGGTAACAGTTTATAGATGTCTTCGAAGTTGCCTTCGTCTTTCTTAGTTGCTTTTTCAGCACGTATACGTTTTTTAACGTAGTTAGAATCGTTAATACGTCTAGCAGTTTCTTCATGTACTGTTTTAGGATAAAAGAACCTACGTGCAATTAGTGTATCAAATACGTCCCAACTATTCATGCTCAAATTCTATATCCCACTTATTGATTCTATGTACTTTGTATCCATGTGGTGATAGGTAATCCGTTAACTTTTCAATCATGCCTTTTCTATTACCATGTTCAATAGTCATAAACTTTATTGTAATTTTACTAAAGTCTATACCTTGTAATGCTTCTAGTTCAGCACCTTCTGTATCCAAACTCATGTAGTCAACTGTACATGGCAATTTATGATTCTCTTGTAATATTGTGGTAACAGTTTTGCTTGTTACTGTTGTAGTTTCTGTTTTATCTTTAAAATGTTTTTTAAAGTATTTTTTATTTCTAGCATCTAAATCTACGTTTGTAATTCTAGATAACAAGTCTCCTCGAATATCCTTATGTTCACTTAAAGGAATTTCAAAAGTAACTTCACCGTTAGTATTAAAAACAGCACAATGTACTACTGTACTATGCTGTCTGTTGTTTTGTAGTTGCGGTATTAAATGCGGATTTGCTTCTATACAAATACCTTTCCAGCCAAAGGAGTAGTCTAATGTAGCAGTATTACTTGTAAATACTCCATCATTAGCACCAATATCTAAATAGAATCCTTCACGTTTGCCACGTGATATATTTTCAATATAATATTTGTCTTGTTCTATTTGACTGTAGTATTGTGTCATAGCGTAGCATCTTCCATACCTGCTACACGTAGTTTAACTACGTTTGTTATTTGCCATTGCTTTTGATCAAGTCCTTTTAAGACACCTAACCACTTATTACGCATTAGTGCAAACTCGTTAATAATTTTTTCATAATCAACAACGTCTGCCTCGCCGTCAACGTATTTTTCTACGTCGCGACTAGACAGAGCTCGTTGATAATTTTCTAAGTATTTTTTAAAGTATGAACTACGCAACCTGCGTAGCTCAATGTTTAGATAGTTTAGGATTGCTTCAATCTCTTGTAATTGATTGAACCTGTGTTCTACTATGCCTGGCATAGCCGCTGATGCTTTTTCTACACTGCCAACTAATTTAACTTCTTTCTTTGCGTCAATTAGTTCACTTTCATAGAATGTAACTGCATTAGGTATCTTGTTAATGTCTCTAGATACTTCGCTATACCAACCCATAATTTAATCCCAATCTGTCTCTTCGTCAAGAACATCTTCATCGTCAATGTCTAGATAATAGTTTATTGCAGTATCCAATGCACTATCACTTCCTAGTGCATTAGTAAACACATCGTCACCTGTGCCCATATCGGCCATCAAGTCTACAAAGCGTTCTGCCGCAATTTCAATATGCTTTTTATCAAGATACTCCTTAAACATATTCCATATATCTACGATTTGCTCTTCTTCCATACTCTACTCCTCGATTGTTTGTATGTCGTCTAATTCTACTTCATCTATAATAGATTCGTCGTCCGAGGTATTTACCAAAGTCGCTTCTTTTATTAGATAATCTGACATAACAGTATCGAGGTTTTCGCCGATCCATTTCTTACGATATTCTAAGATTTCTTCGCCATCGCTGGAAACATACTTTAGTCTGTTACCTTGTTTTTCAATGACACCTTTTGCTTCAAATAACTCCAATAGTCCGCTATATGGATTCATGCCTGTTTCATAAGGAATTTTAACTTGCACTGCCTCGAAAGGTTTTGCATATCTAGTTTTCATTACCTTACAGCCTGCACGAATACCCATAACTTGACTGATCTTGTTACCATCTTCATCTTCTTTTAGTTTTAGTTTTTTCATTGCTACAACAATTGAAGATGCATAGATAAAGCCTTGACCACCTGATATCTTGTCATCTGGATCAAACATATCTTGTGATGCATATGTATGGTTAGTACACACTAAGCCTACGTTATGTGAACCAATCATGTTAACAGTATTACGTACAAGTGATGTTAGTGCTTTAGGCTTACGACCCATATCACCTTTCATATCACCCTTTTGAAACTGATCAACATCTGTTGGTGTTAATAGCATACCTAGTGAGTCAATAACAAATAATACTTTAGGACGTTCTTCTTCGTTCATTTCTTTATAGTCAATCATAAATGTTGATACTGTTTTAGCAACATCATCAATCATTGACATATTAAGTTTTAGTAGTTTGTCATCTGCTGTGTCTACATCTAATGCTTGTAGCCACGCTTCGTCAAGTGCATTCTCTGAATCAATTAAGACTACAAAGATGCCTTGGTCTTGTGCCGCTTTTACAATGTTACCTGCACAGATATATGATTTACCTGCACCTGATTCTCCTGCAAAAACAGATACCTTACCTAGCGGAACACCTTTATGAAAGTCTCCTGAGATAAGATAGTTGAGTGCATAATTTCCTGTACTAATCCAATCAGTCGGGTCATTGAACCCTGCACTCATTCCTGAAATGGATTTAGTTAGTTGTGTCCTAAACTTAGTAGGATCAAACGCTTTATTCGCCATGGTATCTCCTGTTTTTAAAAGCCGTTAATTTATGAGTTACAAGCATTACACTTGTAACCCGTATTAAATTATTATGAACTTTGACGTGCTCTGATCATTGCTAGAATGTCATTTGCATTGCCGCCACCTTCTGCAGGAGCTTCAGCAGTTGGTGCTGGAGTTGCCGCAGGAGCCGCTTCTGCTACTGGAGCAGGTGCCGCTGGTGCTGGTGTCGGAGCAGGTGTTGTTGCCGCTGGTGCAGATGCCTTTAATGGATCACCTGTACGCTGTTGCATACCTGCTGGTCGGAAGTATTGTCCCCAACGTTCTGCATCATATGCTTCACCGTCTACTGACGCTTCAAACATTTCTTGCATAACCTTTAGTTCTACATCACCTGGCTTTTTAGGAAGGAAGTCACTTAAATTAAACAACCCGTGTGTATTAACTGCATTCATTTCAGTGTCACCTAGTGGACGATCTCTACGTGCCCAATTAGATGTTGAATAGTCTGCATAACCGCCTTTACTTGTTTTGTTAAGACGGAAGTCTACACCAGCAGTATAATCTGTTGGTAACTCTTCCATATCCGGATCCATAAGCGCCTGCTTAATGATTTGGAAGATTTGTGGACCAATAATAAATCTACGGATTGGATTCTCCGGAGTTTGATCATCGGATAGCGGGTTATCAGTTACAAACCCTTGGAAGATATAAGAACGTTTCTTCCAATACTTGCGACCCATATCTTCAAGACTTGGATCTTTAAACCAGCCACGTACTTCGTTTAGAATGTTACATGTTTCGCCGTACATTTCCATACACGGAATTTGTACTTGTACTGGACGTGAGTCTGTCTCACCTTTAATACCTGCAAATGGAAGTTTAATTACTAAACGTTCTTTCCAAAAGAAAGTATTATCTGCATCGCCATCTGGCAAGAATCTCATCGTTGCCGACTCGCCTTCTTTAATATTCCAAAATGGGTAAATGCTGTTGTCACCGCCGCCTGAGCTACGGTTACCTGAAGCGTTTGCTTCTTGCTCTTTGAGCTTTGCTCGGATTTCTGCTAATGATGCCATAGTTGTGCCTCCTATATGATTGTTATGCCTATGTGCTTTTGTGCCTATTTGTTTGTAGCACAGTATATATAATACACTCTACTACTTACCTTGTCAAGTCTTTTTTAAAGAAAAACCTGAAAAACTTATAACCAATCTATCTTAGACCGGCTAATTCTTTCATTCTATCCATTTGTGGATTCGTATCTTCTGCCTGTTTGTATCTTTCCGTCATTTCATATACACTTTCAATAAATGCTTTTGCTGGATTGATATACTGTTCACCGTAATCTTTTTCTACCATTGTTAGTACTGCTGTTTCGCCTTTTGGAAATGCACCTTCTTCTTTATCGTAGTAAGATAGTATGAACTCGCCTAATGGTGTCTTTTGCTCTTTTTCGTCAGTGCCGCCGTCTTTGCTAATAGCTCCGTCTTTGTCTATCTTAACGTCCATAGTGTCGTTGTCGCCTTCATCAAATTCAATATCGCCGTTTTTCATTGCATCCATTGCTTGTTGTTCAATGTCAGCTTCGTCCCAATAAAGTTGGTCTTCTGGTCCAGGTAATGTATTAGGATCAATCTCTGGCTTACCATTTACAATTTTAACTTGAACTTCTGCTTCGTGTTCGCCGCCATCTTGATCAGTAACAAACAGTGTCATAGTTCCTACTTGGCCTTCTTGTGCTTCGTTAGTTGATTCGTTACCGTCACCGTGCATTACTGCGTCAATAATATGAGCATTGTCTTCAATGAAATCATCGCCTGTAATTTTATTAAGCATTTTTAGACACGCACTTGTAATTGGACTTGCACCTGATGTGTTATCTGTAAAATCATCGTGGTCTTCATCGGTCCATTCTTCAGTTTGGCTATCAGCATCGTAACCTTTCTTTTTGTTAAATGCATCTACTTCATTTTCTTCAAAAAAGTCTGTAGCAATACCCGAGTTTAATGCCCACTGCATATAACCTTCTGGTAATGTATCTCCGTTACCGCCTTTGTACTTGGAGAATTTATCAATCCAATCTGATATTTGGCTTCTCATCTCATCTGAAACTTCAACTTCTTCGTTGGTTTCGCCTTCAGCAAACTGGCCCATCATTTCTTCAAAGCCTTGCTCTAGTTCAGCATCTTCCGGAACACACTTGTTTACACGCTTGCCTTTGTTCTTACCTGTTCCAGCCTGTGTACCGTCTTTCTTATAACCGTCCCAACAATCTTTTGGCCCTGCTACTTCGTGAACAGTATATCCTTGTAAATCTAAAGGTCCTAGTTCTTCTGCTTTGTTTGCTTCGCTTACTAATTTGTAAATGTAGGGGAATACATCTGCAAGCTCTTCATTGAACTGTTTAATAGTAAGTTGATCAATCCAATTTTCAGCAACATCAGTAGGAACATCTTCAAGTACGGGGGTTTCAAATGCTTCAAATGTTTCTTTATAGTATGATGGCTTTTGTAATGATTCTAATGTTTTCTTAATTGTACCTACACGTTGTTTAACAACATCTACATACTCTGCTAGGCTTTCTGCCATTACTGCTGAACGTCCCATATAAGATTTAAACTTACGTAGTTTGTTCATTTCTTCTGACATACTTACAATATGCTTACCAAAATCATCATGCGGTACTCCGCCTTCTGATACGTGTCTTGCCATTGCTCTTGCACCAGTAAGGTGTTTGAAAGGATATTTAAATCTTTCACCTTCTGAGCTTTCAACATATATTGCACCAATTTTTCTTGTGCGTCCTGCGCTTGCTTCTTGATCAACACCTTCTGTATGTTTGATCATTAAACGTGCTCCATCAAAGTCTTGATAAGACTGTCTTGATGTGCCATATAATTTTGATTCGTTCATTCCGTTATCCCCGTCACGATTCTTTGCCAAAAATTTGTAATCTCTTTGATCTAAATTAGATTTTGTTATGTCTCTTGTGTCAAATTCTAGTGTTCGTTTTCTTGCAAACATGCGTAGTTCTTTTAAGAAATCGTACCAGCCTTTTTTTGCTATATCTGATTCAGTAGCAACTAAGTCGCCACCGTATACTACTGCCACATTCTTTTCATCTAGACTTACACTAACTTTACCAATTGGACGACCTTCATTTACAAAGTCAAAATCAAAGTATCTACCTAGTTTAGGTTCGTTAGTTACGTTACCTTCAGCATCACCTATAGTAATACTTGGAAAGCGTCCACGTATCTTATTAAATAGTTCTTCTGCTGTTGTGTCTAAATTCTGCATAAATGTATTTATCAATAGTTACTGCTAATGAAGATAGGCATTGGTGGCTCATAATCTGCATCTTGTTCGGCTTGATTGAATGTATTATACACTCTTGGATCCCAGTCTTTTAGTACTGCCATCATTCTAATAGCAAGTAATGTAGCACTTACTAAATCATCTGTCATTCCTGACTTTGCTTGGAAACTTGAACCCGTTGCAACAAAGCCTTTTAGTTCTGATAATAAAGGTTTACTTATTATAGACATTTTATCGTTTTCTATCATAGTTTTAAGTCTACTACATGCAGTAATTTTTGTACTGTGTGTAGTATTAAATCCTTTACGGAACTTACGTACATGTCCTTTGCGTATAGGTTCACTTACAAATAGTCCGGGTATATTTTCTTCACCAAAGTCATTTATAACAATTAGTGCGGCTTCACCTATACCATTGTTTTCTACACTCCAATATACATTAGTATCGGACTTAGTTTCAGTAGCAATGTAATTACATATATCACTTAATACTCTAACTTGTCCTGGAATGCCTGTTTGGTTATGTTGCCACTCTGCTACTTGTTCATAACTAGGTAATTCAAATACTTCAATTGCGGCATTATCGCCACCTGTTCCCATTGACGGATCTAATGCAACTGCATATGTAAACTCACTGCTTGGCTTTTTATACCAACGAGTTTGACCCATATTTAATATAGGATTTTTACCATCCATTGCGGCTAACTTAATACTGTTAATAAGTGTTTCATCAAAGACTAAGAATTCACAGCCGTATTCACGTCTAAACTTTTCTTCGCCTATACGTCCAATTTCTGCTTCTTTCCATTCTTCATCTCTATCTGGATGCTCCTGCCACTCTGCAACAAAACTATGAAATCCGTTTGACCCTAGTTCAGTTTCATTACCGTGTGCGTCAAACTTCTCTTCTGCTTGTTTCCAAATAGTAGCAAACGTATCTTCATCACTGTTAGGTGTGCTAGTAATAATAGCACGACCACCTGTTGCTAGTGTAGGTGATATTGATGTCCAAAACTCTTCTGCGATGTTAGGTTGCACAAATGCAAACTCGTCACAGTATAGTAATGATATGGACATACCACGTCCAGTGTTTCCAGTAGTTGTTTGTGATACAATTCTACTGCCGTTTTCGAACTCAATACTACCTTTGTTGTAACTTGTAACACCTGCTCTAATATGATCTTCGCATGTTTCATATATGTAACGTATACGTGACATAATCTCTTGAGCACCTGTGTATTTGTGTGCCGCAATAAGTATAGTTTGATCAGGTACAAACATTGCATACCATGCAAGGTATATTGCCGCACAAGTAGTTTTACCTGTTTGTCTAGGCATCATGTTTATATTAAAACGATAACTGTGATATGAATGCATCAAACGTGTTTGATACTCATAAGGATCAAACAACAACTTACCTTGTACAGGATGTTGTATAAAAGCAAACTTCTTGGCAAAGTACATATACCCTGTGTCAGGATCTGTACATGCTAACAAGTCAGCAATTTGTGCTTCGCTAAATGATTCTTTTTGATTGGCCTTTTTAGTAAGGACACCGTCTAAACTCTTGCTCATACTGTATTTACTCAAAAAAATAGGGCCCGGAAGCCCTATTGAATTTTGTGTATTTTAACTACAGCCGCAAGAGCTACAAGCCATTAACTTCGTTTTGCCTGGAGCGCCGCATTCTGGACAATCATGTTCTTCGCCTTCTTCATGATCGTGGTCGCCTGCTTCTTCTACATCGCCAGCCATTAACTCTTTAAGTCTAGCCGCTAATTTTTCTTTAATTTCGTCTTGTAACGCCATTGGATTGTCGCCACCCTGTGTTGCAGGATATGCCGCTTTAGACTTATGTAAATCATCGCCTGAATTAATTACATCGTCTATTGCACTGTATTTTTCATCTGGCTCGTTAGCATATGCTTCGTCTGCAACTGCTTCGTCATCCATTTCAATGTCATCATTACAACTACTTGCACCAACATGTTGCTTACCGCAATTATCACATGGCTCATCTTGCATGCCTGGTTTAAGATCATCCATGTCTTTTTCCATGTCTGGACCTTTAACTATATCACGTAGTCTTTCCATATCTCTACGCATTGGCATAATCTCAGCGCCGACTTCTTTTGCGCCTTCCATGCCTGCGTTTTTCATCATATCAATTAAATCTGCAACATGTTCTTTGCCGCTTGCATTCATGTTAACATTCATTGTTACTGGGTTACCTTTGTCCATCTCAGGTGCTGTACCAGGCATAGGCATTGGTAAGCCTTCCTGTGCAACATCAATCGACTCTATTAACTTTTTCATATTCATTAGTTTGTCTCCGATACCGCCGCACTTGGATCGTGCTCACGTTCTGTTTTTACTTTTTCAAGTTCTTTCAATAATTCCATTACTCTGTTTTCACCAACTGAGTCTTGTGCGCTTTCGCCACCCATGTCTTCTGTTGTTAACTTTGATTGATATACATTGTCCTCAGGCATTTCCTGATATTTCTCTTGCATCTCTAATGGATTTCTTACAATAATATGTGCTTGGTCTATGCTACAGCACTGTCCAATATACTCTTGTAAAACTTGTTGTGTGGAAGGATAGTTAAGTTCGACTTCAAAGTAAGTAACTTCCATGTTTTCCAACTGTGGAAAATCTAATGGACGCTCTGTAATAGGTGTCTTTTTACCTTTGCTCATACTAGCAACATCATACTTTTGTAAGCATGTTTTGATGCTTTCTTCGCAACCTTCAGGCAAAACACCTGCAATACCTATTTTAAATGCATAAGTCTTTTTAGACTCGTTTAGCAATTCTTGAAATCGTGTTTCCATATTATCCATCCTATATAAGTTATTTATCCTTATCGAGTCCTTTGAGCTTTTCTAAGAGGCTATTGCGATCTGTTACAACATAGCCTTCTCCAGCAATCATACCGTCTTCACTAATGCCACCGTCTTTATCTTGCTTTTCTTTTCTAAGTTGTAGTTCAACCATTTTTAACTTATTATTAAGTTTTGCTACTTTTGCATCTAGTCCTGTTTTAAGCAGTCCGCCTGCAACTTCAAATACTCTACCACTGTAACGGCTTTCTACATTCATACCAAGATTCATTAAATCGTCATATGCTTCAAGTGCTTTATCTGCTATTTCATTTAACTCACTATCTGCTTTATCACCTAAGCCTTTAACAGCTGGTAATGCGCTTGTAATTTTATCAAACTCTGCTATATCACGAAAGCTATCTTCATGAGCTACTTCGTGTTTTGTTTGTGCTTTTTCTTGTTTCTCTGCCTGTTGTATAATTTCTTTTGAATCAGGCATGTTGAGTAAATCTTCTAGTTTTTTGGTCATGTGTCCTATACCATTATATGCTACTATTATTTATCGTCTTTTACCGTTGTGGAATATATCTTTTTCTGTTATGACTCTAAAGAATATACCTTTTTGTTTACAGTATGCCCTTGCGGCTTCCCATTTTGCTTGGTTAACTACCCAAGAAGCCTGGTTATGTTTACTACGGCCTAGTTTTTCTTTTACTGCTTGATTCTCTGGCTTTACTTCTATTAGTTCTACACGTTGCTTTCCTTTACGGTCTGCGTATGCAATAAAGAAGTCCGGAACATATATTGTATGCTTTCCGGTTAATGGATTCTTATATGGAATTTTAATTGCTTCACTTGCCCATTTAGCAACACTTGGGTGTTCGTCGCAAAATCGCATAAACGTAAACTCCCAACTACTTCTATAAGTTGGTGTCTTTGTACCTATATACTTCTCAGGATTTTTGAGACTATATTTTCCCTGTGCAAATCTTCCCATGGCATTTTAGTATATGATGTTTCGCTTTTCAATTTTTTCGTAATTTGAAGTTACTTTAAATCCAAGTGTGCTTGTTTTTTCTCTACTGTAGTTTAGTACGTTAGCAATGATATCACTCATCTGTGTTGAGTTAATACCTTTTAGTGTATCAATAAGTTCAAACACATTTATGTCATCTACTTTTGCTTGATTTAAGATTGCTGTACCTACTGCAATAGCACTTGATTTTTCGAAACCTCTATTTTCAAAAAAGCCTATTACTGCGTCAACATCATTTGCCGGATAAGAAGTTTTTTCTGTTAAGTATTGATTGAAAAATTCTTTAACTTCTGCACCGCTATCTTGTGCTGGAACTGCTGGTAAATTGTTTGCCATATTATACGTTTCCTAATGGATTCTTTTGTGCGGCAATAGTACTACTGCCTGCTTGTGACTCTCTGTATTTAGTGACTATGGAGTTGGTAATGGATAACATCTTGGGATCTTCATTAGATAGTAATTGATCAACTTCTGTTTTAACTATTGTTTTTTCGTTTACAGTAAGGTTATCGTACGCTCCAAGTCCTGCGGCATTACCTATATTATACCCTGCTAGTGTACTTACTGCACCAATTGCAACAGCTCTTTCTGCAACTAAGTCTTTTAGTTCTGCATTATTGGCTAGTGCTGTTTGTAATTCTGCTGTATCTATTTGTTTGTTTTGCTTAACAGTTGTAATTGCTTTTGCTTCAGTTGTTTGTGTACCTTTGCCACCGGATTTTGGAAAACTAGTATTAGCAAGTCCACTTACGTTAGTTCCTGTTGCTGTTCTAATAGTTTGTCCTGCAACTTGATATGCTTCGTTACGCAAACCTTCTTTAGTAAGTTTCTTAGCGTTTTTAACTGTACGTGCCGCTGTAAGTAATGTACCTAAGTCTGCTTTACCGCCTGCTAAATCTCCTAGCACACTAACACCGCCTGCTAGTACACCCGAGCTACCAAATAGGCTTCCGCCACTACCTGCGGCAATTGGACTAGGTGTTGAATCATAATGTTCTGTTGCAAACCCTTTAGGTGTTGATCCTTCTACAATAGCACCGTCTGCATAAAATACACTTTCGTATGCTACTGTCATTGTATTCTGCACAGGCTCAGCACTTGCTGAATTATCAAGTGTATCGTGTGACCATTTTTCAATAATTGGGTTTACTAATGTTAGCGTAAGATATTGATGTCTTGCTAACTGTGATATTTGTATACTTGTAAAAAACGGTTCGTATTGATTGTTATCTAAACCAAAGCGGTCACCGTTCTGTGTACTACCTTTGTACGCATTAAATCTATCATATGGTCTTGCACTTTGATTTGGTGCTCCTGCGCCATCTCTGCTACCATATGTACCGTCTCTAAACATATAGTTATAGTATGCTGTCCATAACTGTGTTGTTATGCTATTGTTATCATCGTGGAATACAATATTTACAGGTGAATAATCTATACGTGTTTGTACATTCTTTTTACGATTGTATTTGTTCTTAGTTTCAGTTGTTATATCATAACTAGGCATAGTTACACTTTTAACAAGCATATTAACTTCATTAGTATGTCTGCCAACCCAACCTGGTAATACTTTGTTTACTACGTTGTCATTTAAATTAAGTGTTACATGATATAGAAACTTTTGTTTGGGAGCTAAACGAAAGTTGTCGTCTGTGAATAAACGTGCCGCATGTGAATAGTCGGCCATGTCGCCCTTTGGACTAAGTGCGCCGTTTACTAAGTTATCTAAGAATCCATTGAATATGTTCGCCATACTAATATTTATCCAATGTTATTAACTGCGTATAAAATGAAAAAGGGGCAATGAAGCCCCTAATCCTAATTTGTTGTACTATTAAGTAACTTAGCTTGCGCCAGTTGTACTTGCTATAGCCGCTACTGATCTTCCAATAGCAGTACCTACTCCACCACCGCTTGCGCCTGATGTTTGGATAGCATTGTCGTACTTAACTGTTAATGCAACTGTTACTGGTTCGTTAGCACTGTATGCTAATGAATTGTAATTTGCACTTTCTAAGTAACAACCGTATAGTTCAAAAGTTTCTAATGTTTCTGGTGCGTAGTTACCGTTACCACCGTCTAGAATTTCGATTCTAGTTACAAACTTATAATCAATTCCGCTTGCCGCACTTGACTGTTCCATAAAATCGAACTGTCTTTGTAGTTGTTCACCAACTAGTTTTTGTACAGCACCAGTAGCATCGTCTCTTAAAGTAAGTGTAATAGCTTCCCAGGTATGTTTACCTGCAAGATAAACTCTTGAGTTATATACGTCAACAGTCATTGTCTCGAAGCTTACGTTTGGTCTAGTAACATCCTGAACCTGTTTTGTTAGTTCAGTAACTTCGCCTGCACTTACACCAAAGTTTTCCAGTGACACTCTAAAGCGATACTGGAGTTTTGGCATAAGTAACCCTTGGGTAGAGTTACTTGCATCCGAAGCTAATGGAACTGTGATTTTTGATAATGATGAAATAGCCATTTACTTTGCTCCTAATTTGTTATATATATTTATCATCTTTACAAGCCTGCTATCTCACCAGTATTTTTCAAACGTAGTGGAATGTAAATAAACTCTACTGCTTTGACTGGTTCTATCGCTATATCTAAGTAAAGCTCGTTACGATCAATTCTAGCTGGAGTGTTGTTGCTTTCGTCACATACAACTAAGAAGTCATATAATGCTCTTGCACCAACTAACTCTAAACATAAGCTCTCTGCGGACTGTTTGATCTGATCACGTGTGATCTTATCATTTGGTTCAAAGATATATGGTTTAGCTAATTTGTTTAACTGTCCACGTAAGTAAATTACCAAACGTGCTACGTTAATTCTATCTAATGAGCTTGCACCTCTTGCACGAGTCTTTTGACCATATGCAACTAAGCCTGCGCCGTTAATGAATGTAATTGGGTTAACGCTTACTGCATAAAGTGTATCACGTTGTCCTTCGTTTAATGCTATTGAATTAAATTCGCCTTCGTTATCAATAAACCCTGTTGCTGTAGCATTTGTAATGCCGCCACGTCTTGTACCTGCTGGTGCAAACCATGGATAGCTAACTTGGTCACTTAGCGCAATAGTTCTTAGCATCATGTGACTTGGTGGAACAACTACATTGTTACCTGCGTTGTCACTTGTAAAGCCCCATGGATAAAATACACCTAAGTATTCATCTCTGCTTACAAGTCCGTCATCGTTATCTTCAACTGCTAATGCAACGTTCTGACCCCATTCATTTAATGAAGTAGCGTCTGATGTTAATCTTGCTGGTGAATCACCTACGATGAATGCACTTAATCCTCTATCAAAGTTTAGTGAAACCATTTCACCAATTAGCTCTGGATAACCTGGAGTTGCCATCAAGTTAAAGATTCTTGATTCGTCATCTCTAATGTCATCGTTACTATTCATTGTAGCCTGTAACTGTTGTACAACAACTTTACGCTGTGCTTTACGTCCAAAGCTACCTGAACCATCTTCTTGGTTAGCTGACTCTGTTTGCCATCTGTGTGGATAGTAACTTGCCATTGATGCATCACCTGCTCTTGCGTTATCAGCAGTAACATCAATTGCGTTACGTACAAATTTCTTAACGTTAAAGCCGCTTCTGCGTGTGTTCCAAAGTAGCATACCACGTGGGTAAAGTGCTGGATCTGGAGCATCTGGGTCTAAGTAGTCACTTGTTAATAAGTCTGTAATAGTACCTGTTGGAGCAACTGTTGTTGTTCCGCCTGTTGTACCATAACGTGCATCTGCAAACAATACACCATCTTCAGTAGTTTGATCTGATTTGTCAACTAACTGCCATTCTTGAGCACCATTGTTCCAACGGTAAATTGTTGGATAGTTTTCTAAGTCTGATGTGTCAACCCAAAGATCCTGATCTGCTGGAGTACTTGGTTGTGTTGCTGATACTGTTGTACCGTTACTTGAACTGTATAATGTTTTATAACCAACCCATGTTGTACCATTGTGTACCATCATGTCAACTTCGTCAATAACACTGCTGTACCATAATGTACCATCTGCTGTTGTGCTTGTTGGTGCGTTAGCTGATGCTACGTACACTTGTGAAGCACTTGATGTTACTGGCATCCAGTTTGAAGCAACTAGTTCATTAGTTGAATCACCTGTTGGAGCGTCATATACGTTAGTTGCCGCGTTAGTTAAACCTACTAATGTAAGTGGGCTTGTACCTGAACCATTGTCAAGTCTAAAGTCGCCACCTAATTTGTGTTCAATTACAACTTTGTTAGTTGAGTCTACTGAAGCAACAATATTAGTAAAGCCTGCGCTGTTAATACCGTCTGCCATTTCGTCGGAGTCAGTACTTGCACCTGTTGCAGTAAATGTTACTTCTATTGCTGTTGCTAATGCCGCACTACCTACAACACTTTCTGCTATTTTAAATGTATATGTAACTGCTGAAAGTTGAGTTGCTATTTCTGCAGTTTTAATTGTAGTTGCACCTGCCGCCGCTCTTTTAAATAATACAAAATCACCTAATTTGCTTGATGCTTCTGTAAAGTTAGATTGTACGTACAATGCGTCTTTTGCTAAGTTAGCGCCGCCGCCTGCTTTATCTAATGCATATAATGCACTTTGATTTGAAGCGTATATTGGTGCGTCTACTAAGTCCCAAAGTGCTGTGTCTGCATTGTAAGATTTTACTCTCCATCTTGCACCACTGTTTGGTTCTGTAGTTTTTAGCCATACACTTCCACTTGGACGAGCAACTTGACCTGAGCCTGTTGACTTCCATTGTGGAACACTTGTATGTGGATCAATTGCTAATGCTGGAATATCAAAGTTTCCAACTGTAAAGCCTAATTTCTCTGCAAGTCCTGGAGAACCAGCACCTTCTGCAAGAGTAATTTGTGTGTCTACTGAACCATCATTGTAAATTACTAATTGACTGTTAAGGTTTGCTACACTAACACCTGTACCCGAAAGTACTGTGTTACTGTTTGAAACTATATCATCTAATGAAGTAGCTGATCCACCGCTGGCCGCCGCTGTTAGTGTATAGTTAGAACCACCTATATCAAGTACTAAAGTATCGGTATCTAATAATGTTGTAGCGCCTGTTACAACAACTGATCCAGTTGCACTTGGTGTAGTTCCTGTCCATGCAGATGAACCAACTTGTACCCAGTTACCTGAAGTGTTTTTGTACCATACTCTGTAAATTGTTGATAAGCCAGCAGTTATAGCATAGTCGCCTATTGCGCCTACTGAACCTTTTGGTGTATATGGAGTTGAGCCGCTTGTTTTTGTTGCGTCTGTTATTACAATAGGAGTTTTAACTGCAAAGCTCTGTCCGCCTGTTGTCGATGCTGCCGCACCATTCCATTCAAAAATACCAAATGCTGTTGATGCAGTATCTGTCCAAAGTGCGCCATCTGCTGGTGCACCGCTTGGGGCATCTGCTGTTGCTTGTAAAGCGCCTAAGTCAACATCTGCTCTTACAATAAATGCTCTGTTGCTTACACCTAATAATGAGTAAGCCGCTTGCAAACCATATTCGTTAAGTTCGCCTGCATGTATTGGATTGTTATTTGTATCAGTATAAAATACTGGGTCTCCAAATGTCTCTGTAAGGTCACGCTGTGATGTTAGTAAGTAAGGCTTACCTGCGTTTGCTTTCAGTGACCCTGGAGCAATACCCGTACCAGCGCCATTTGTTTTATTTGCGGCGGTGGCAACGAATATCATTGGTACTGTACCTGGTTCAGCGGGTGTGTAAAAACTTTCGTCTACTACGCTAACCTGTACTCCTGGTGATGTTAGTGCCATTATATTTCTCCTATTAATAATGAATGAGTCTTTGTTATAGTTATTTAGCAGTTTAAGAGTAATTCACCTGTAATATACCCTAAAAAAAGGTACCGAAAAGGTGAGGTAAATACAGTATGAGACCTTTATGCAAATGCGGACAGCGTCCTGCGGCTATAAACTATAAAAAAGATGATAGAACTTACTATAGATCATTGTGTGAGCGTTGCTTACGTAATGGAGCAGGCCACGGAATACCTAAGTGGAAACAAAGAGGTTATGAAAAAAAGAGTAGTTGTGAGAAGTGTAATTATAAATCTAAACACTCAGAACAATTTAATGTGTTTCATATAGACGGAAATTTAGAAAACTGCCGTCCACAAAACTTAAAAACAATATGTGCTAACTGTCAGAGAATTCTGCAAAAAGAGGGAGTTGTGTGGAAGCAGGGTGACTTAGTCCCCGATTTTTAAATATTGTTTTAATAAGCACATCAACATTTTTTTGTAGCCTGTCTAGTGTGCCATTATTATCAATAGTGTAGTCACACATCCATTGTTCAATACTCATAGACTTGTAATTTTCTAAAGGCAAATGATCTGTTCTATCTACCCAAATAGCGTGGTCAAATATTTGTTCATTTTGCATTGCAAAGAATTCACGCTTGTTACGTAGTCCACAGTAGATATCATGTTGATCAAATAAGTTACGTCCTAAACGAGCTAAGTCTTCGCTACAATAGTTGTGTATCATATCATACCATTCGGTACGATGGTTATGCCTATCTGCATAGCACTCTTCTTCGTCAGCGTATCCGTACTGATCTTTCAAATCATTATAGATAAAAAGTTCTGAACAAAATTTACTTGATGATTGAAATGTATATCCGTATGCTTCTAACATTTCACATACAGTATCTTTGCCGTGACGACCATGCCCAACAACTAGTAATTTAGGTAACACTAATATAAACTCCTTTAAGTATCTTTAAAGTATATACTCTATATTAGTGCTTGTCAACCTTAATCGTAACCTAAATTGGCAACTGACTTCATTTCTTCTGATAATATTTCAGCTTCACGAGCTTTATATGCGGCTTCAAAACCTGTAGCACCGTATTCTGCTCTTTCGTTATTACCCCAAAGTCTTTTAAAATATGAATCGTAGGTTTTTTCAACTGATTCATCGCTCCAGGATCTATCAATAAGTTTTCCTTTAATTAACCAGTTAAGACGGTTAGCCTCTTTACGCACAAATGGTGAACACATGACTTCTCCTTGTTACATATTGTATTTACAAGGAACCAAAATCGTTAGCGTTAACTTGGGGGGTTTTTAGCCTATTGTGAATCCGTAACCTACGCCACCAGCAACTTGGTTAATTACATCTATTTCAAGTTTTTCCATTTCAGCCGCGGCCTCTGCTTTTAATGCATCACCGTTAAGTGCTGAACCGCCTTGTGGTCCTGCGATTGTAGCAAATTTACTACGTGCTTCGCCTAGCATGTATTTGCAACTTGCTAGTGTATAATCTTTGATCCATTGATTGGCAAGATAGTCACTAAGTAGTTCACTATCTGGTCTATGGTTGTATGCGTAAATTAATATTTCTTCTTCGGCTCTTGGACGTTGTAGTAATGTTAATTTTTTACTTGTAGTATTCCATTTAAATTCTATAAACGAACCAAACATTCTGCCTACTAATTCTTGGTACTGACTAAACATATCGTATGTTGCTAGTCCGCCCATGTTTGAACTTGATAATAGGTATGCATTTGTGTATGCTAAGTTAAACGGTTCAAACAATGATCCGCCGCCTGCTTCTCCTGATTCATATAATTCTATTCCAACAACAGCACCAACTGCTAGTGCAGAGTTAAAAGTTATTGTTCTAGTTACGTAATCAATTGCATAGTCAGTAGTTGCTTCGCCATTTACTTTTACAACAACAGTTGCAATAGAATTTAAATTATAGTTTGTAGCAAATGTTTGATTTTTTGAAACTGTAGCAACATGTGATGTAGTAAAGATAGGACCACCTGATGCAGATGTAGCAGGTCTTGAACCAATGCTTCTGCGAAACAGTTTACGTACTTCAACTACTTCATTTGGTAGTACATATTCGTTTTGATCAACTACCGTGGGCATAAACAAGTAAGATTCTTCAACTGAATTATCAGACCTTTGTCTAAATTTACTAAGTGCTTTAGATAAAGCAGTTTCGTAGTGGATTGGATCCAGTTCTACATCAACCATACCGCCGCCCAGAAAGGCGTTTACATAGTCAAATATTGCTTGTTTTTGTGTTTGGTTAACTGCCATTATAGTTTCTCCGTCATAGTATTTATCGTAGTTACTATCGTTACGATAAATATGTATATGCCAAAGTTAAGTTTATATAAACCAGAACGCGGAAAAGACTTTCAATTCTTAGACCGCCAGATAAATGAAATGTTCGATATTGGAGGGACAGACCTGTTTGTCCATAAGTATATCGGTACGAATGACGGAACAACAGAAAAGGATCATACACAGATTCAAGATATGTTGTTTTTAGAAAATAGAGATAGAAAGTATGATAAAGACATCTACACTATCAGAGGTATTTACAATGTACAGGACATTGACTTTGATCTAAGCCAATTTGGTTTGTTCTTAAGTAATGATACATTGTTTATGACTGTACATATTAATACGTCAGTACAAACAGTTGGGCGTAAACTTATGCCCGGCGATGTTATAGAACTTCCTCATTTAAAAGATGAATATGCAATGAATGATTTTAGTGTAGCACTAAAGCGTTTTTATGTTATTGAAGATATTAATAGAGCCGCAGAAGGCTTTTCACCAACTTGGTATCCACACTTATATAGACTTAAATTAAAACAAATAGTAGACAGTCAAGAGTACAAAGATATACTTGACTTACCAGCAAGTGAAGACTATCCAGAAGATGGTACATTACGTGATGTATTATCAACATTCGAAGCAGAAATGAATGTTAACAATGCTGTAGTTGCAGAAGCAAATACTAATACTCCTAAAAGCGGGTATGATACAGATACAGCATTATATACACTTGCAGTAGATGAAGATACAGGTAGAGCCGCAGTAGAACAGGTTGCTGATGATGGCAGTACAATAACTGACAAAGCAACACCTAGAGGACACGGATATGATGGACTGTTAATAGGTGACGAATTTGCACCTAACGGAAGTCAATTTGGTAGTGGTATAAGTTTTCCAGTTAACTCTGTAGACGGTGACTATTTTATGCGAACAGACTTTTTACCTCAAAGGTTATTTAGATACGAAAAAAATCGTTGGATAAAAGTACACGATGTTAAGAGAGCTCCAATGAATAATGGAACCAAAGATACACTAAGAGGATCGTTTATTAATGATGTAGACACTTATCTATACGATACTCCAATAGCAACAGACTTTATGCAATTAACAGTTGGACAAACTGAGTTGCTAACAGACATTGCTGATATGTCAGCAAAATATATAAAAATAGAATATACTAGCGACAATAGAGATGGCAACGAAATGGTTAGTTATGCAGTTGTAGACTATCCAATGAATAGTGCTACTAACTATCCTGGAATACTAAAGCCATATACAAGTCAAGACGGCAGTACACAACTTGTAAAATTAACTTTACCAAGTGCTACTGCTATTAAAAATGCAGGACTGCACACAATAACACTTTACAATGAAAGAACGCAACAACGTCAAGCTCTTTCACAAGTATTAAAACCTAAGGCAGATAACTAATGGCTGAACATTTTTATGACGGACAAATAAGAAAGTATCTTGTACAGATGATGCGTCTGTTCAGTAACTTTAGCTACCAAACAGGTGATGGTACTGAAAGGCAAGTACCTGTATTGTACGGAGATCTTACTAGACAAGTAGGCTCAATATTAAGAGACAATTCAGAAAATAAAATACCTAGTGCGCCACGTATGGCTGTTTATATTACAGGACTAGAACTAGATAGAGATCGTACTAGTGATTCTAGTTATGTAAACAAAAGACATATTAGAGAACGTGCAAAAGATGGTGCAGGCGACTATACTGATCAAGCAGGTAAACAATATACTGTAGAACGTTTAATGCCAACACCATATAGGCTAACTGTAAATGTTGATCTATGGTCAACAAACACAGATATGAAATTACAAATTATGGAGCAAATATTAATGCTCTTTAATCCAAGTTTAGATATACAAACAACTGACAACTATTTAGACTGGACTAGTTTAACAACTATTATGCTTGATAGTGTTAACTTTAGTAGTCGTTCAATACCAACAGGTGTTGACAGCGAAATAGATGTTGGATCAATGACATTTAGTACTCCAATTTATATTAGTCCTCCAGCAAAAGTAAAACGTTTAGGCGTTATTACAAATATTGTTACTAGTATCTTCGACGGTGACGGATATGTTGATTTTGAACAAATGTTACAAGGTACTAATTTGTTTAGTATGGGCGGAATGACTGAAACTGTTGTAGAAGATACATTAGATAACACTACTAATGTTGTTGATACAGGTGCGGCACCTAGTGACGGTGACGGTATAATGAATCCAAGAAAACAAAAAACTAGACATGCTAAAGAAGTAGTAAAAAGTTACACACAACATAGAGTATTAATTTTAAATGGACAAGCACAAATTCTTAAAAACGGATTGCCTAGTAATATAAAATGGGGAGACCATTTTGATGCATTATTAGGATCTTATAGAGCAGGGTTAAGTATTGCATACTTTAGAAAGCCCGATATAAACGGAATGCTTGCAGGACGTATTACTGTTAATCCATTAGACGAAACTAAACTTACAATTGACTTTGATAAAGATACATTGCCTAGTAACAGCACTGTACAAGGCCCTGCACGTAATGCAAATCAACATTCAAGTATAGACTTTATTATTGATCCTTTACGTTATGACCCAACTACTGCTAAAGTAGCAGGACTAAGACTATTAATATTAGGTAGCATCGGTAGTACAACAAATACAGATGGTGCTGATGCTTGGAAAAATGCAAACGGAACAGACTTTGTTGCAAACTCCAATGATATTATTGAATGGGATGGCACTGCATGGCAAATAGTATTTGATGCAAGTGCTGATAAACTTATATACAACGATGAAGTAATTACTACTTTATATACTACAAATCTTAATACAGGTGTACAATACTACTGGGACGGCGATCAATGGCTACTAAGTGTAGACGGTGAATATGCCAAAGGTGACTGGTCAATTAAACTAGACGGCTAATTACTAGTATGAACAAGATAATTTGTAGTGGAGCACTATTCTATGCTCTTGACACTAAACGTTTTTTATTTTTACATAGAGCTGGTGGTAAGACTGCCGGTACTTGGGGACTTGTTGGCGGTGGTAGCGAAAACGGTGAAACACCATTTGAAGCCCTCAAAAGAGAGATTGCTGAAGAAGTAACTGAAACAACTCCTATTGTAAAAACTATTCCTTTAGAAACTTTTGTATCTAATGATGCAAAGTTTAATTTTCATACATACCTTGTATGCTGTACAGGAGAGTTTATTCCTATTCTTAATCAAGAACACAGTGGGTATGCATGGGTTGATTTTGGGTGTTGGCCAAAGACGTTACATCAAGGGCTACGTAATACACTACAAAATAAAACTAACCTTTCTAAATTAGAAACAGTATTTCAAGTTATAGATTTACTAGAGGAATAAATGACAGAAAATGTAAAACAAACATCCTATGGTTACGAAGCAACATGGGCTAAAACAGATTCATACTATAGTAAAATTGTAGGCTTTAACAAACCTAATAAAACTAGTATGCACTTTCATAAAGTTAAAAATAAAAGTTGGTTTATTAATGATGGTAATTTTAAACTTAATTACATTGATACTGCAACAGGCGCATTATTTGAATCAAATTTAAAAGAAGGACAAGTATTTAATATACCGGCACTTATGCCTGCAAGTATTGAATGTCTAAGTCCTAGTGGTAGTTTTACTGAAGTTGGCGACATTGACGATGATGCTGACATATATAACTTAACTCCAACAGGAGAAGAACTTGCGCACACTAGCACAGCATAACGACTATGTAGAAGATATTCTGCGTTGGGAACAAGCAATTACACAAGTAACTAATTCAAAAGGAAAACTACATTGCGAACAGTTACTTGCAACTCTTAAAGATAAAATAAAAAATATAGATACAGTACATTCGTCTAGTAGAGGACATGCTAAACTAGCTAATATTAATTCTCTTATTAAAGAAACTGTTGATCTAAGACGTGAGTTAAATAGTCTACTTAAATTTGACTAAATCTTTTTATTTGAATTGATCCAACCATAGCAGGGTGAGCAGTACACTGATATCTATAACCACCTGAATAAGTTTCAGGTATTCTCCAATACAATACACCTTCTGATCTACCTTGTGCTAATGAGCCAGTAGTTTTATTACCATTAGTTTGTACATGGAAAATTTGTGTAGCATCTGTAATTGTAGTTCCTGTAGGATCTTGTATAGCAAATGGATGTCCTTGGGCTCCGTCTAATTTAAACGAAACTGTTGTACCTGACATTACATATATTGTTGGATTTTGTCCTGAATAGTGTGGAAAGAAATTATAAGACTGTGTACCTACATTACCAACTTGAAATTCTACTAATGTGTTTTCTGTAATCTTATCAATAGTAGTACCTGTGTAGTTAATAAATGTACTACCAGTCCAACTTAATAACTGTCCTTTATTATCTAATGGTAAGTTACCAATCCAAGCAATACTAACATCACTTAAATCGTTAATCTCAGTTGCGCCTGCCGCAGGTGGTGTATAAGTAAATGCTCCAGTAGTATTATCATACACAAGTGCGCCTGTACCGCTTGCCGCATTTGCTGTTACACTTAAATCTGTTAATGCAATACCGCCTGATCCTGCAGGAGATGTTGGTTCAAATCTACTGTTAGTATTGTTCCATGCTAACACTTCTCCGTTACCAACTCCAGTAAGATCAACATCACTAAGTGCGCCTACGCTAATAGCATTTAAGTCACTAGCAACTACAGTGTAGTCTGTAATATAACTGCCCAAGTCAGTAATTTGTGATTCTGTTACACTTAGTGCGGCTTGGTGTTGTGTAACACTTGATTGTGTAATATTTGCATCTGGTACATCGTCCCAAACAACTGCCGCTGATAAATCATTTACTTCTGCACTTAATGCTCCAATGCCGCCGGGCGTTGGTGGTGTATATCTAAACACACCTGTTGTATTATCATATTCAATAGCACCGTCACCGTCTGGTGTTCTTTCATTGCCTACACTAAAGTCTGATAGTGTAGCAACAGTTGGTGTATTGGTTAAGTTATTATAGTTTAAAAAGTAAGTACTGTCAAATCCGTCAAAAGTATCTGCATCAGTACCGCCACCGCCTGTTGTAGAGTCAAAGCCTGGTGCCCATTGTGTGCCATCCCACTTTAATACTTGTCCAACTGCTGGTGCAGAAGTTGTTGTATCAACATCACTTAAAAAGTCAATACTGTGTGCATCTAAATCAATATGTAATTCGTTTGTATTAGTAGTAAGCTCTGTAGAAATATTTGTTCTACCTAAAATTTGTAAAGTAGCTTCTCCGCTTGCTGTAAATGATCCGTCATCAGTAGTAACTGTTTTAATAACATCTGACGAGCCGCCTACTGCACTAGAATTAATAGTAAGTGTCTTTCCAACAATAGCAGTAGTTACATTTGTTCCGCCAGCAACCGTTAATGCATCAGTTGTATTAGATGCTGTTACTGTTCCTGTATCTGCATTAACTGTTGCAAATAAGTTTTGATCTAATGATGCCGCACCTGCTTGTATGTTCCATACAGTGCCGTCATATACCCAGGTTACACTACCTTCAGTATAAGTATCGTCTGCATTAGGTGCGTCTGGAAAATTTAAAGCCATATATTAATCCTTGCTGTTACAATATTTATGCAATAATGTTCAGCCCTTCTCCTACTTGAAATCCGAATGAGTTGTTAACGTCTAGTTCTAATACAGTTCCTGTGTTAGCACTTACAGCAGATACAGTTGTTGTAGCGCCGCTTAGACGTCCTTGTATATTAAATGGTGTTGCTGGGTTGCTTGCAAGTACAGCGTTAACTTGAATAGCAATTCCTGATACAATACTAGATACTGCTACATTTGTACCATTGTCATCTAGCCAAGCATTAGTTTCTAATTGAGGTCCGTCTTCATTTAACACTGCTAGTGAATTGGTAAAAGTCATAGATCCATTTGTTCTGTACGGACGTTCTACGCCGTATCTACTAAACATCATTCTATTAGGTGAACCTAAAATACTTCTAGTATTATCATAATCTGAATCATTATTTGCTGTTTCATAAACTACACTTTTACTAACACTAGTCATTAATGTAAGTAATTGTTCTGGTGTTTGTAATGAATTTGCTTGTAAGTGTAATGCCGCTAGTCCTGCTATCTGAGGTGCCGCCATTGACGTACCGCTTATTTTCATAATTTTGTAACTACTGTTATCTGGATAATCATAAGTTGTATATCCAGAATCAGCTTCGTTGCTTGATGCACTCATTATTTCAGTACCAGGTGCCCATATGTTTACACCAGGTCCTTTTTTACTAGAATTTGCTGATTGATCAGTACCGCCATTAGTAACATAACTAATATTACCAACATTAAATGCTCTGTCAGAATACGGTGAACTGGGTCTATGATATAGTCTTGATATTCCGCTTACAGAAACAAAGTTATTCCAATCAGTACCTGTTGAAACATCTGCTTTGTAACTATCATTGCCTGCGGCAATAACAACATGAATTCCAGCATCGATCATATCTTCAACTTCTGCATTAGCAAAAGCATTTTGTGCAGGGAATGTTCTGTTACCATCTCCGTTAGGTGTAACTATACCGTAGTCTGTAAATAACTCTGCATCAGTTTGTGTTGTAAATGTCCACGGAGTTCCTCTGTATGTTCCGCTTGAAGGATCAACAGTTGAAGTATTTCTATATCCCCAACTCATGTTTACTACAGTTGGTTTGCCGCTTACTTTATTATTGTGCCATAATCTAATACTATCAAATGCATCTGCAACAGGAATACCAGTACCATCAGTAGCACCTATTAACTCTAATCCTGCTAATTTTTGTGAATATATAGTTGCATGTTTTGCCCAACCATATGTTTTACCTGCGGCAATACCTGCACAGTGTGTACCGTGTCCATCTCTATCTCTATAGTGGTTTGCATTTTGTGTTCCTGCTATTCCACTTACTCCATACCAATCATGTTGTACTAGTCTAGTAACACCGTTTTCATCTTCCCATTCAGGGTGTCCTGGCTGTATACCGCTATCTTGTATTACAATATCAACGCCGGCACCTGTTAATGTATAAAGGTAGTCTCCGGATATTGTTGTACTTGTACCATATTGATTTGTTGCATCTATACAACGTCTAAGTCCCCAATTAAGATCATTAGCACTGTTAAATGTTCCTCTCCAGTAATTACCTGCTTGTCTAGAATTAAGACCTATTTCAATATCGTCTCTTTGATCAGGTGGTATCTCTACTGCTAGTATTCTTGGATCTGTTGATAATTCGTTTGCTTCTTCATCAGTAAGCATAAAATGTGTTATACGAGTTGAACCAATTCTAGGGTTAGCAACTTCTACGCTTCTGTTAGGGATTGGACCACTTCCTGTAGAAGCAATAATATCAGCTTCTACATCGCTAATATTTTGATCACGTCTAACTATGACTGCGTATTCTTTTTCCATTATGCTAAGTTAGCCCACGCACCGTTTTCATACACTTGTGCTTTATTAAGTGTACTATCATATACCATATCACCGTTAACTGATGATTGAGCATTCTTTTGTGCTGTAGTAAAACTTGGCAATCTAAATGGGCCGTTTTGCACTAAAGTTCCGTCTGGAGCGTCTAGTGTAATAGTACTTGTACTTACTATCTCTGGTGTACCTGAACCGTTTGTAACTACGTTTCCTACTGTTAATGTATTGTTAATAGTTACTGCTTGTGCTGTAGTTGATCCTCTAGAAACAACATCATTTAAGCCTGATGTTTCTGAATAACTTGTTAGATAAGAAGTTAAGTCTGGTGGTGTATATGTAAACACACCTGTTGTATTATCATATGATAGTGCGGCTGTTCCTACTGCATTTGCAGTAATACTAAAGTCTGAAAGTTGTACGCCGCCTGCGCCACCTACAAGATCACTTGCTAATTCCCATGCACTATTTGATGTACTCCATTTTAATATTTGTCCATCTGACGGGCCTGTTGCTGTTACATCACTTAAACTATTAATATTAGTTGGAATAGTTGGTGTGTTAGTAACGTTGTTATAGTCTAAATAATAACTTGCTGATTGTCCTGCAAGTGTAATAGCATTACTACTGCCACCGCCCCCGGTTGTTGCTGGTTCAATCCACTGTGTACTTGTACCATCATCAATGTAAATGTATAATTTACCTGTAGCAGTGTTTAACCATAAGTTACCTGATGCTGGTGTTGTTGGTGCAGTTTCTGATACATCAATAGATGAATTACCACCTGACAAGTCAGCATCTGTTGGTATAAATGCTTGATAAGTATCGTCCCAAGATAGTATTTGTCCTACTGTAGGTGTAGATACGTAATTTACATCACTTAGTGCTGATACACTTGTAGTTGCTAAAGTAGATGTTTGTAAAAATGAAGTTAAGTCTACATTGTTTAAATCAGCTCTTGCTATTTCAAAGCCTGATACGTCTTTACCACTGTAAACTCTTAATGTGTTTGTGTCTCTTGAAAAGAATACTTCTCCACTAGAGCCAACGTTTCTATCAAGAAAGTCGTCTGCTCTTGGTATGATTCTTAATCTATCAACAATTGGTGCTGAACTTGATCCTGCCACTGTAATCTCCTAAACTTATATTGTATTTATTTAGAAAGTGAAGTACGAGAGACACCTAATATCAAAACTCCGTTCCACCAGCCCTCAGCATTTTCAGGCTCTTCTTCAAGTATAAGGCGTTCAAATGATATGTTAAAACCCTGCTCTTTAATTGCAGATTTAGCTCCTTGAACGCTACCTTCAAAATTAGCATCATCTACTACTATTATAGCTTGATCAGCTAGTACTGTTGCATAGTACTTTATAGCATTAAACGTCATTTCCGGGCCATGAGGACCATCATAAAAGAAAATATCAATAGGATCAATTTGGTTAAGATCTACATCAAACAAGTCTGAATCAAATACTTTAATTTTGTTTTCACCTCTATAGTATTTGATATTTTTAACAAAGTCTTCTTTACTATTCTCTGGCAAAGGCGGTAAATCATCTCTTAAGGGTTGTACTTGTTCTTCCCAATGATCTACAAAGTATGCTTTTAATTTATTACCGTCTAGTGCGGCAGCCGCTGTTGCGCCTAAATAGCATCCTACTTCTAAATAAGATTGGCCGCAACGACATAACTGATTTAGTAGCATTTGTACTTTATGACTTGTTAGTCCGTGTATGCGCCACATATCGACTCCACTATTATATTTTTAATTGTTATTTGAGGCTTGCCATTTTTTGCTTCATATAAGTTATCGCATTTATTGCAATCCCAACAATCAAACTTACAATTCTTAATAAATTCTCTCCATGCTTGGATGGGCTTACCTTCTAAATTTTTATCGTAAATGTATTCATCAAAATCAGAAAATAATATTTCTTCTTCTTTTGCAAACTTCTTAACAATATCCATTGTAGAAAATAATTGTGCTACACTTTCTCTGCCGTGCATTTTAATAACATCAACATAGTATAACATCTCTTTCCAGTCTTGCCTCCAAGGCGGAATGTTTGCTGTTTTTAATGCTGTTACTGGTTCTGTAATATCCCACTTAGGACAACTTATACGACTAATAGCATCATTAAAATATTGTGGACCTGTTGACGTTCTTGAATTATTAAATTCAAAATGCTCTGGCATTACAGGACAACTACCTACACAACCTTCGTTGCCTAGTATTGCTATCTTAACATTATACTTGTCTTTAACTTGTTTTATTTTTCTTAAAGTATCTCTATCACGTACTAGATCTCTATCAATATTAATGTAATTAAAACCTGCTTCTGCTTGTTTTGCAACATCAGCGGCAGTGTTTACTTCACGTAATATAGTATTCTTGATCATTAATTGCGGGAACTCTTTTTGTATTTGCCCTGTCATAACCCAATGTGTATGTGGGATAGTAGCAGACCTAATACCTTTATGGTGATATAAACTTTTAAAGTTTTCAATCCATAAATCTAAGTTCTTTTGATCAGGACGCACAAGAGTATTGTTAAATGTAGCAGACACTGGAATGCCTAACTTGTCTTGAATAATGAGTGAGTTTTCAATCAAGTCATTCGGGTCATTTACAAAAATATCTCCCATCGCATCCTGATCAAAAGGAGGTATACGAGTAGTTATGTATACATCGTATATTAAACTTTTATGATCAATCAGAAACTGATAGAATTCTTCAAACTGTTTCCGGTCCAGTTTTGGATTCAGGGGTATGCTGAACATTTGATTCCTTGTTTTTGCCTTTGCCGCTTAAAATTTCTTTTGCCATTAACTTATCTGTTACACTTGGTACATTATAGGTTGGAATAGCATTTTTATTTTCTAAAAGGCCTTCATTAACTGCACCTGCAATTTGTGCAAGTCCATTCTGTAATCTTTCATTATACTGTATAGTAGTTGCTAATGCTTCGATTTGATCTTCCTCTGGCATCATAGCAATTGAATCCATGTTACCTGAGCCAATGCGTCCGTAGGATACCATGTCCATAGCCGCTTGTTTAGCCATACGTGTTACCCAATATTTTCTTTCTTCTTCATGGTCGTATCCCATTGCTTTGTCTAACAACTCGTCGTCGTCGCCTGCAATTTTCTTTGTCAAGTTTAAGTATGTGTTTACTTCTTCTGCCGCTTGTTTAATTTTACGGTTCCATACTTTAACGTCATGCTCCATGTCTTCAATATCAACTGCAATTAGTTCTTTTTGTAGATCATCTGGACATGCTTCGTAATCTCTTTTTGCAATCTTAACTTCAACTAGTTTACGTTTTAAACTGTTGTTGATATTATGCCAAGAGTGGTGTCTTGTTTCTAATTCTAACAAACACTGTTTTAGTTTTCTATATGGGGTAAGTTGCGAGTCAGCAACAAAATGCTCTGACTGATATGCTGACTGTCCACTGTTTAAGTTTAACGCACCGTCCAGTATTTTACTGTCTTGGGCTGATAACTCAAAGAATTCTTCAAATCCATCGTATGGATTTACTCTTGTTTCTAATGCCATATGCGCATTGGCATTATTCTTCTCAGCATTATTTGCTTGTTCACTCATTTTTTTCTCCTAAGAAATAGTTAGTCTTTTGACTATACTTATTTACTAAGAACTTACTTCTAAGAGTTAGAAATTGAGCTTGTTACCAAATCTTGGATTGTTCTGATCTACCATTGTTGCGCCAGTATCTGGGTCTTCAAATATACGCACACCGCCTACATCCATAAGTCCCATTGACATAGCCTGTGCCGCTGGCATCATAATACCAAGGTATTTTTCGTATAATATGTTTATATTCCAAATACTACCTGAGTTTTTAAACTGCTTAATAAGTGTTTGGTATTCAACTAGCATAGTAGATAATTTATCGTTGTATGATTCAGATTTTTCTAAAATTTTATTTGCAAGAGTAGTTTTATCCATTGATCTTTGTACAGCAAGATAATCAAGGAATGGTGTTATGTGTGCAGGATCATCAGCATAAGTTAACCACTCACGAGCTTCGTGTTTCTGTATTTCCCAACTTGCTTGTTCTAGTTCAGTAGTATTGTGCAAGTGGCGGAATCTATAGTTGTATTCTGTTTCAATAATTTCTTTTGCAAAGCGATACATAAATGTACGTATCATTTCCTTAATCTCGGGAGTAAGTGTAAAAGGAACTTTTTGATCTTCTGGAATATCAGCAGTTTCTGCCCAACCATATTCGTTATTCCAAATCTTAACAGTGTCTCTTACTTCTGAGAAAAACAAAGTCCCGTACTTGGCTTCAGTTGCTGTTACTTCTTCATATCCTACTGGTATAGTTGGATATATTGTATCAAATAATGGTTCTGCAATTTCTACACAACTTAAATCAAATAAGGTGTATAAGTCTTTGCAATACATGTTTGGATCGTTTTCAGACATACCAAAATATGGTCTCATCGCTTCTGTCTTTGTAATTATATATTTCATTTTAGAATCCTGCTCCCGCTATAACTGTGGCAGCTCCAGTGCTACATGCTCCTGAACTTTGACCGTAATGCCCTTTAGGCATTGCCGCCGCTCCAAGCGTAGTCTGACTATCACTGCTATATGATTGTTTTACTGTATGATTGTTTTGTTGGCCATCATAATGACCCATTACGTATCCCCAGTCCTGACCTTCCATGGAGTTTTCTTCTCCATAAGATCTAACCTTACTGAAGTTTGCTAATGTGGCGCCGTTTGCGTCACTAAATCTTGCAATACCTGATGTTACATTGTTACCTGTAAATGCGTAATGATGTCCCCATTTAGAACCTAAGTTCTTAGTTTGATAACTTGTCTTACCGTAGTTACCACCTTGGTCCCATCCGTTTACCCATGTTGTAGTTGACCAAGTTACATATTTGTATTGGTTACCGCCACCGTTAAAGTAACCGCGATTTTCACCACTAACTGCATCACCACGTCCTGACATGCCTGAATCCCAACCAGTATACATAACTTCTGTTGGAAAGTGCATACGGTTAGTACTTGTATCGCCACCGCCTGATATCCATCCGCTTTGGCCTTTCATGTCTTCACATGCTAGTGCATCAACTCTGTTTACATTCATTTTCATACCACCTACGTGGTTACCAAAACCTGCTGTACCATAACTTAGTCCTTGGTTTTTAGGATCGTCACCTGCGTATCCATACCCAATACCAGATGATGAAAAACCATCCGATGTAAACATTCTAATTGATCCATTTGCTAGACTGTATGAACAAATTTGATCATGTGCATTATTGTAGCCGTTAGTTGAACAAATATATGCATGATAATCGCTCCAAAAGCCATTTGTATATGCACAATAGTTAGAAAGTTGTTCTCCACAATATACAGTAGTATCTGTATTATGCCATGTTTTGTTTACTGAACGCCACGGAGTCGAACCTTTATAACCACCTGCTAAGTATCCATGTGTAAATATAGATCTATATCTCCACTGAGCATTATCTAACCCTGTAAAGCCACTGCCCATATATCCCCAGCCAGCTCCTGTTGAACCGTCTGAAATAAGTTTAGCACCTGTATTTTCTGTAGTAGTTGCTGGTACTGGATTTACTTGATTTGCTCCTAAGAAAAACGCCATTACATTCCTCCTCCAATAACCGTTGCCGACGCTGTTGAACACGCTCCGGAACTCTGTCCATAGTGTCCTTTAGGCATAGCGTTAGCGCCAAGTGTTACTTCTGAATCACTTGAGTGTGTTTGTTTAATAGTATGATTGTTTTGCTGTCCATCATAATGTCCCATGATGTAACCCCAATCTTGTCCGTCCATTGGATTGTCTTCGCCATAGGATCTAACTTTACTAAAGTTTGCTAACGTAGCACCAGTTGCATCGCTAAAACGTGCTTTACCTGATGTAACATTATTTCCTGTACCAATGTAATGATGACCCCATTTTGTTGATTGTATTTTACAGTGGTTATCTTTACCCCAACCGCCGCCTTGTGGCCAGTTAGTTGTCCAAGTGCTGTTACTCCAAGTTACATATTTGTAGTTAGTACCACTCCATTGGAAATAACCGCGATTTTCGCCTGCGGCCGCTGTACCTCTTCCTGAGTTACCACTATCCCAACCAGTATACATAACCTCTGTTGGAAAATGCATACGGTGTGTTGTACTAGTACCGCCACCATTCATCCAACCACCTTGACCTTTAATGTCTTGTGTTCCGCAAGCATCAACTATTGATGTACTTAATCTCATACCACCTACGTGATTTGTAAAACCACCACTACCGTATGTTAAGCCTTCATTCTTTGGATCGTTACCTTCATAACCATAACTTAGACCAGCTGATGAAAAACCATCTGCTGTAAACATACGTATAGTACCATTTGCTAATCCGTAACTTGCCATCCAATCGCCACCAGCGTTAAATGCTCTGCCTGTAGGACCTGCTTGAATATAACCATTATAGTCTGAATAAAAACCGTCACAGTATGATTGAGGTCCTGAAATTTGTTCTCCGCAATATAAAGTACTATCTGTTGCATGCCATGTTTTGTTTACTGAACGCCATGGGTTAGAACCTTTGTATCCTGCGGCCAAATAACCATGTGTGTATATGGATCTATATCTCCATGCTCCACCACCTTGTACAGAACCAGTTCCTGTGTAGCCCATATATCCCCAAAACGATCCATTTGAACCATCTGAAATAAGTTTTGCACCACGTGAACTATCAGTACCTTGAGGTACAAATTCTAATTCTGTTGCCCCTGCAAAAAATGCCATTATCCTATACCCCCTAAAACACCTGCCGCGCCTGTTGAACACGCTCCGGAACTTTGTCCATAATGCCCTTTAGGCATTGCGTTAGCACCAAGCGTTGTTTCAGTATCACTGGAGTGTGTTTGTTTAATAGTGTGATTGTTTTGTTGACCGTCAAAGTGTCCCATAATATATCCGTGATCCTGACCGTCTTCTGAATTATCTTCTCCGTAACTTCTTACTTTGTTAAAGTTTGCTACAGTTGAACCTGTTGCATCACTAAATCTTGCCTTACCAGCTGTTACGTTGTTACCTGTACCAATATAATGGTGTCCCCATTTTGTTGATTGTATTTTACAATGTCTATCTTTTGAATATCCGCCCCATGCTCCTGTTCCTGACCATGTTGAGTTTGCCCATGTTACATATCTATATGTAGATGTCCAAGCAAAGTATCCTCTATTTTCTCCGTGTCCGCCACAGCCGTATCCATCTGTACCTGAATTCCATCCACTGTACATAACTTCTGTCGGAAAGTGCATACGTGATGTATCTGAACTACCGCCTCCGTTAATCCAACCGCTTTGTCCTTTAATATCATTTGCCGCAGGAAAGTCATAACGGGCAACGTGCATTTGCATACCACCTACGTGGTTACCATATCCTGCTGAACCATAGCCTAGTCCTTCGTTCTTTGGATCATTTCCTACATAGCCGTAACTAACACCGCTAGATGAAAATCCATCTGATGTAAACATTCTAATTGAACCGTTTGCTAAACTATAACTTGATATTGCTGAACTAGTACCAGTAAAGCCACCACCAGTCATTACGTATGCGTGATGATCACTCCATACACCGTTTGTATATGCTTGTGTACTTGCTAACTGCTCACCGCAGTATAATGTTGTATCTGTTTGGTGCCAAGTCTTATTAACACTTCTCCAAGGGTTAGATCCTTTGTAGCCTGCCGCTAAGTATCCGTGTGTAAATATAGATCTATATCTCCATCCACCGGTATCAACTGCCGCCGGGTCGCCACTTGCCGCACCCATGTATCCCCAGAACGCCGCTCCTTGACCGTCGGACATCAATTCTGCTCCGCGAGTAGTATCGGTGCCGGGCGGTACTGGAACTACTTCAGTTGCTCCTACAAAGAAAGCCATTTATGCTGTCCCCTTTAAACCTTTTATTTCCTGCTGTAATTCTTTTACAGCTTCAACTAATAGTGCTACCATGTTTTGGTAGTTAATTGCTTTAGTACCCATATCATCGTTTGCTGTATGAACCATTTGTGGTAATACTTCTTCAACTTCTTGTGCAAGCAAACCAATTTGATTGTCCTTGCCGTTCATTGTGTATTCTTTACCATTTAATTTTAATACTTTTGCTAAAGCATCTTTAATACCAATAATATTGGATTTCAATCTCATATCTGAGTTAGAAGTAATATCGCCAGCCGCTGTAATGTTGCCTGTTGACGCAACTGTACCTGCTGTTAATGTTCCTGTAATTGTTAAGTCACTGCCAAAAGTTGCACCACCTGTAGTTGCAAATCCGCCTGCTGTAACTGTTCCACTAAAATTACCAGTTGCCGCGCCTACTTCACCAGTAATTGTTAAATTACCTGAGTTGGGTGCAAACTGTAATCTTGATGAACGTTTTGCGTTTGAAAAACTTGATCCTGCATCAGCTGTAAGTACAACATTAATGTTACCACTTGCTGTATCATCTGCTAGTGCTAATGAAGGTGAAGCCCAAGTTAGTGTTCCTGATCCGTCTGTTGCTAATAGATAGTTTGCTGTTCCATCTGCGCCTGGTAACGTCCATGTAACATTACTACTTACCGCCGCTGGAGATTTAAAAGCAACGTAATTAGTATTATCACTGTCCGCTAAACGTAAAGCATTTGCACCGTCTACTTGAAAATCTGTAGTTGAACGTGCTACGCCTGTACCATTAGGTTCTAAAATAACATCTGCATTGGCTATCACTGAACCAAAAGTGCTATCTTCAACACTAATGTTTCCTAGTATTGGTCTTCCTAGTTTTCCTGTTGAAATTCTTCTAGCCATAATCTATTTCCTTATACTGTCGCTGTTTCTATACCGTAAACTACTACAGTTGTTTGTGTTGCTGACGAACGAGCAAAAACTTTACGGTCTGCTTCAAGAACAACGCCTGTTCTTTCAAGTACACCATTTGGTAATATCTCTGTTTCGTATTCTATATAGTCATCTGCCTGTGGTAGTGACTGTCCTGGTTTTGCCAATGCAAGCCTTACTGTTACCGATGTTGCATTTTTATTACAAATGCTCACCGATACTACAGAAAAGTTTCCATCGGGTACATCGTATATGTTAGTATACGTTGTCGCGGCTAAATCCGCTGATCCTAGTACTCCGTTTGCCATTATCTTAATCTCCTGTTATATGCTAGATATTTCAACATTTTATCTTACTAATATTTATCCGTTACTGTTATCTCTGGTAATAATTCCATGCTAGAGGATATCCTAGCACCGTACCACTAAACACAATGTTCGCTTTAATTGTTATTGGGCTACCTGACACTGTTGTAATTTGTGTTCCGCCTATGAATATATCACCTGCTGTAACACTGTTAACAACTAGTGTAGCACCACCGCCACCAATTTGTGATTCAATGTATGCTTTAATTGCTCTCTGTGTTGGAACAATCGTATCACTGTTTGCAGTAAAGAATGGATCTGTACTAAATTCAGTAATACTTGCTGAGTTACCACCTAGTGTAACTTCGCCCAACGATAGTTCTTGTAGACCTGCAATGTTAAACGCTTCAGCATTCAATGTTGCAACACCAGTTGCCTGTTCAACACTAAACAAGTCGCCAACTCTAAAGTTACCATCTTGGTCAGTTGCTGTGTAGAACACTCTACCACCGTTAGCATCTTGTGTTTCTTTACTTTGGTCAGGTACGTTAACTGGTACACCTGGATAGTTTGTATCTTTAAAGTTACCTGTACCAATATCTAGGAAGTCATGTCCTGTTAGACGTACTTGACTAAATCTGATACGCATGTTTACAGCATCGCCATCTGTTGGAATATTTGCTGTAGTTATTGCTGGTGAAACTTGTAAGAACGTTGTATACGATCCATCGTTGCTACCAATAAACGATACTGTACTAACCAATTTAAAGAACTGTCCTGGAAGTCCTGCAAACTGAACATTGGATCCGTTAACTGGTCTTGAAGTAAGTCTTCTTACAGCAATATACGATCCACTTTGTAAGAAGTCTGCGTTACCGTTACTGTTTAGTGCATCAATTGATGCAGTTGCAGTTGTAAAGCCACTACCTCTGTTTACAAATGTTGGTTGTCCAAGTGCGCCTGTTCCTAATCTTACTACTGGTGTAACATCTTCAATATTATTTGGATCTGTTACAGTAATAGTTGGTGCGCTTGTGTAGCCTGAACCTGGTTCATAAATTCTAAACTCAAATATTTGTTCATTTGCTAAACCTGCTCTTGCTTTTGTTGTAGCACCAATCTTAGCGTATTTTGCACCTGTACCTGTAGCATTAGGAAGTATACTAAACACTCCCATCTTCTCAGGGTTACCAAATGCAACTGCATTAAATCCGCCTGTTACAGCAGAACCTAATGACTGTAGTGTCCAAACTATTGCATCTTCTGAATAAAGAACTCCGTCAGTATCATCTGATGTTAAAACAAACATGCCGTGTCCGTATGCTAAGTTGCGCTCTGTTCCAGCTAGTGTACTTACGTTTGCACCACCTGGATATGCTGGATTTGCCCATGTAATACCATCTAAACTGTACATTACACCAACTGTTCCGCCTGCTACAACAAAACGTCCGTTACCAAAAACTACTGGTCCTGTTATTGTTCCTGGTGCAGTAACATCAGTCCAAACAATACCATTTGTTGAGTAACTTATGCTTGTTGTTCCTGAACGTACAGCAACATATAATCCTGCTCCGTATGTAATATTATCAAAGCCTACTGCTGATAATGCACTTGATGTCAATGTCCAGTTTTGACCTGCGTCTTCTGTATAAGCAACATCTCTGTCATCATCTGAAATAACAACGTATCTATTAACTGCAACACTAACGTTACCAAATGCAATACTCTTTTCACCTGCACTACTCATCGCACCTGGTAAAGTACCAGCTGTCCAAGTATCGCCGTCTTCGGAACGTACTATGTCGTTAGTTCCGTCACCAACAATAATTATTGAGCTTGGGTGGAATGTAGTTGATCCATCATCAAGTAAACCTTGAGCAATGTCTGACCAATTACCTGCACCCGGTGCTGTAATATTTTGTGACTGCCATGTAATACCGTCATAACTGATTGCACCGTTACTGCCGCCACCTGCACCAAGGAAGAATCCTTTGCGTCCTTGACCAACAAAGTCAAAGTCTACAACTGAGCCATTAGCATTAAGTGATGTTAATGTTATTGTTATATCGTGTGTTACATCTACGCCACCTAAGTTAGAACCTTTAACTGTTACAGTTGCGTTTCTAACATAACCAGCACCTGCGGCATTAACTGTAACATAATATTTGCTACCATTACGTGTAACATCAAATGTTGCACCATTACCGTCTGATTCAGTTTCTGAAGCAACTCCTGTATATTGTGCCGCTGTTTCGATAAACTCGTTTGCATACCAAGTTGTTGATGTTGGTAGCGTACTATCACCTGAAGTTTTAGTTGGAGCAGTAAACGAAACTGCTGGTTCAATCAAGTATGTTGAAGTCGAGTTAGGTTCTTCCCAAGTAAATCCTGGAAGTACATGATCCCAACCTGCAACTCCGTCGCTTTCTCTTTCAACAGTTGCTACTTTACTACCTGCATTGTATGTGTCAACTATACCAAATAAACCTGCACCAGCACCGCCAACAATTTGTATTCTCATACCAATGTATGCTGAACTAATGTTACCGTCTGTTGCTGATATTGTAAGACTTGTAGTACTACCTGCTTGTGCAGTATTAGTAACAACTAAGTAACCTTTACCACCGTCAGTAACATCTACTGTATTACCAATACCAACTTGATATACTGCACCATCTCTAAATTCATCTGATACTATAACTTCGTTTGAACCTGGTCCAAAGAAGTCTAATTTTGCTTCAGTATAGTCATTACCAGCATGTGAATATTCTAATGCTAGTAACTGATCTGCATCTGTATTAACAGTTGCTACAGTAGCGTTATACTGGAATTTATTATCAATAATACCTGTTACTGCTACTTCTTCTGGGTCAGTACCTTCTGCTACTGATCCAAATGCACCGTAAGAGTTGTTACCGTTTGTTGCACGTATACGTCCGCCGTTCTCTGCAAGATAACCTACGTGTGAGTAGTATGTAAACACTGACACAAGTTCTGCTCTACCGTTGTTTGTAATCCATGCACCAATACCATCACTAATAACCTGTGTAAAGTCATTTGATACCATTGAGTCGTTACCACCGTTGTGTAGGGCACCGTCAATTTTTTGTCCTATTGCACCAAAGCCAAATGTTGTACAGTTTTGTATGTATGGTGATCTTGCACTAATCCAAACTCTTGTATCATCTGGACCATACCCTGGATCTAGTGATGCATACGCACCCGCTGTTGGACGTCTTGTTCCGTAAGCATTTACTGGACTTAGGTCGCCTTGTAGACCTTCCATTGTTTGTAATCTTAAACCTGTACCGTTACGTAAGTAGTAGAAATCTTCTTCTTGTGATCCTATTACGTTGTTAACATAGTAACGTGCCGCTAGTCTTGTTTTATAAGCACCTGGTCTATTAAAGCTAATACTATCAGTGTATGTTCTTGCCCACTGTTGAGTGTTAGTCATATCCCATTTCATTGCTTCAATGTATTCACGCACATCACGTTTACATAATGTTTTATTGTAAGCATAATCTGCTTTTAATTCAAACATTGCTCTGTAAGTATTACTTACACTACGTACTGCTTTAACTCCAATTTTAGAAGCATGTGCTATAACTTTACTTACTGATGTAGCATTTGCTAGTGACATTGTTGGATAATTTTTAACACCTGCCGCGTTACCGCCTGCAACTGATTCTATTATTCCTACCAAAGCCTGTGCTGTTGTTGCTTGATCTGCTGTACCAGCTGAAGCAGTTACATCTTGTGTTCCACCGCTTAGTTTTGACCAACCTGCTGTATTATCTAATACTACGTTATCAATAAACGATTGTAAGTAGTTAAATGCAAGTCCAGCCGCTGTAGCATTATTACCAAGGTTGGCTTTAAATACTGTGCCTGTAAAGTATCTTGTAGCAAGTCTATGTGTTGCACTGTTACCGCCATTTAATAAGTCATATCTTAAAGCATCAACTATGTACCCTATTTCAGTTGTAAACTGTGCAGTGTCCATTGCTGTGTAAATTGAATTATAGTTTTGGTTAATCCATTCTAATACTTCTGTTGCTATAAATGCTTCATTGTTTTCTACTTGTTCAACTGCATTGTTTGTGCCTGTGTAAGTTAATGCGTTTGCATTGCCTGCACCGTTGTTTACAATATCAGTAACTTCGTCAAATCCTGCATTTGATCTTGACAAGTAAGTTGCATTTGTTCTAAACTCTTTTATTCCTGCAACTAATCCTTTAGCATATGATATACCTGCCGCAATTTGTGTTTTGCCTAATGCAGTTATTGATGCATTGTCGCCTGTTACAAAATCTAAGCCTAATGCTACTTGGTTGTAGTTAGTATTAAGGACTGCATCAAATGCAATACCTTCAACTATATCAGACATATCGTTTCGGAACTTGCCTTCATCTAATTGTACTACAATTGAATCAGTGTCGTATAATGAAACAGCTGAGCCACCTGGTGTTGCAGATAATGTAAGTGTTGTATCGCTTAGAATATCTTTAACATAGTAAGTTGTGCTTACTGCAAGGTTTGCATCTGTTACTGCGTCTGCAGAGTCGTCCATGTTTTGTGCAAGTACTTTTTGATTTGCTTTTAACCAACTTGTATCTGCTACTGTTAATACGCCTGATGCTTGATCAGTACTAGTAACTGCTATTTTAAACCAGTCATCAACGTGTGCAACAACTTCTTCTACAATAAATTCTTTATTAAGTTCTAAGTGTCTTACTGCGTTCCATACTTCTTGATCGTTGTTTGTCTTACCACCTTCTGCTGTAGCATTAAAGATTGTATCATCGATCCATTCCCAAGTATCGTTTACTGCTTGTACTGCTGGAGCAAAGCCACCTGCTGTAACTACTGAGTCTAATACTTTAGTTCTTGCAAATTCAAATGCCGCAATACTTGCAGTTTTTTGATCGTTAACAACATTTTTACTTGGTGCTCTTAAGTATGATTGCGCCGCAAACATACCTGCATAGTTTGTACCTAATGCATAGTCGTATACAAAAGCAGTTATAATTAATCCAACATCTCTTGAACACTTAGCATGATTGTAATTAAAGTCATTATAAGTATCTGAAATGTATTGGATAACATCTAATATTGTCTGTGCTCTAGCAGTGTCCATTGCGCCCTTTTCAGTTTGTAATGTAGCTGACACTCCTAATGATGCTAAGTTTGGATATACTACTGCTGGCATGCTGTTAGTATTTCCTGCTGTTAATACATCTTCAATAATTTGCATGTTTGCAAGTAATGCGTTACCTTCAGTTGATGTTGCCGCTGAACCTAATTGTGTTTGGTTTAAAGCGTTACCTGAAGATTTAGTTACTGATGCTTCTCTTGCAACTTGATCTAATACTGTAGCAAGTCTATCATAGGCTGCCGCAGTTTGTGCTGTTTGGTTTGCTGGATAAGAATCGCCGTTAATTCCAAAGTAGGATTCAGCAATTCTTGATGCTGCCATTGTGCCGCCGTAAAGTATATCATACTTCATTGCTTCAATAATGTAGCCTACGTCTCTTGCACACTTAGTTGCATCGTAAGTAAAGTTAAACCAAATACTGTTTGGATCTGGTGTTGTGGTTGTGTTTAATAAAACTTGATCATCAATCCAAGCATTAATTTCTTCTTTTATAAATGCAATGTTTGCGTTTAAGTCAGCAAACGCATCGTCAGCATTTGTTGTTGGTAATGAGCTTGGTGTTGGATACACATTTGCATCTGCCGCCGCTAATCCATTATCAATAATATCAACTATTTCATTAAATGCCGCAACCATTCTTGCTTCTGCTGTTGCATCAGTAATGTCTGCTTTTAATTCATCTCTAGCAAAACGTAATGCACCAATTGTTTCAATACGCTGTGATGTTAAGTTATATGAATTAGTTGGACGCTGATAAGCAATACCACTAAACACACCGTTATAGTTTGTACCCAATGCTACATCATATGCAACATCTGTAATAATATTTGTTAAGTCTCTACGGCAAGTTGCACTGTTGTATTTGAACGAACCAAAGTTTTTACTAATAAAGTCAATAGTTCCAGTTTGTATTCCTGCTAAGTCAGTAGTAGTTTGAGTTTGTACTAACTTCGCATCTGCTGTTGCTTCTATTGTTGGGTATGTAATTGCCGGAGCATTATCATATCCGTTATCGATTGTATAAATTACATCGTCTAGTAAGTTACCTATTTCTGTTGAAACTGTAACACTGCCGCCTGTACCTGCAATTTGAGGAACTGCAACAGTTGATACGTCTGCCGCATCATCTGGTGTTTGGCTAGTTGGGTTAACTACAATGTTACGTCCAACTGTTTGCATTAATGATTTAAGTTGTGCATATGCCGCTAACGTTGCTGTTTTTTCACTACTGTTAATTTGTAATGTATTTGTATTACCGTTGAAGTATGCTTTACCTGCTTCAACACTCATCCAGTTACCGCCGTATGTTAAGTCATACGCAACGTTGTCCATAATTAAGCCAACATCATTTTTACATTTTGTTTTACTGTAACTTAAACCTGGATAATTTTCTTCAATGTAAGCAATTATTTCTGCTTGTATAAATGCTTTGTTTTGTAAGAATAAATCTCTTGAACGTCCAAAGTCCGGATCAGTTAATTCGTATGTAGGTGTATAAATTGCTTCAACTTTAGTACCTGTTGAACTATCAATTTGTCTACGTATAGTACGTGCTAATTTTTGTATTTGTGGACCAACTACATCAGTTTCTGCATAAGGCCATGTTTGGTCTTGTGTCAATGCGTTTGCTGTTGTTTTGGAAACTGCAACACCTTCAACAATATCTGCAACAACTTCTTCTACACGAGAAAGTCCTTCAAAACTAAATGGTATATCTTGTTTTGGTGTTAGTGTAGCATTTGTTGCTTTACGAGGCTGTACGTTTGTTGCACGTAATTCGTCTCCCATAATACAACATTCAGCTGGTACAATAATTGGAAGTACTTCGTAGTAGTATCCTGTAGAAACTTTAATTAATGTTGTTGGAACAATTTTCTTAGGCAACACTTGATTTGGGTTAGATGCTGTAATTGCATCTGTTATCATTTTAACATTTTTTGTAATATGTTCAATTACAGTTTCAGCAGTTAAACTTGCATCTGTATGTTGTACTACAATCGCTGTTGAGTTATCACCATTTAATGTTTGATAATTTACTGCTGGCGCTGTTTGATTTAAAACAGCAGTCATTACAGTTACACCGTAGTTAATACTTGCTACTGTTTCTGCTTCTTGTCCTAGTGTGTAAAAATTAGTTGCATTTTTAACATACTCGTACATTGCGTCCCATGTAAGTCCGTTGCCGCCATGTTTAATATCCCAAATAACTGCGTCTACAATAAGACCCATATCTCTTTCACATTTTTCTGCAACGTATGCAAAACTGCTTGTAAATGGAGCAACGTTATTTGTAATTTGATTGTCTGTAAATTCAACAATTTCTCTTTGAATAAATCTTCTGTTTAGTTCAAGTAGTTTTGCCGCATTAGGATTCTTTGCACCACGTTCAATTTGATGTGCCGCATATCTAATAGTTTTAAAAGGTCTATCAATTGTTTTACCATATATTGGTGCCGGGCTATCTTTACCGTGTCCAGCAACATAATAAACATCATCTGTTTCGCCTATGAATTCCCAGTTAGGAAGTCCTTCAGAGTTAACAGTTAAAATTTGACCATCTTCACCAATTGGTAATCTTGTTGGAGCAGATCCACTATAGTAAACTAAGTCACCTTTTGTAGTAAGCACAGATTGTTCTGTACCAACAGCAATAACTTGCCAGTATACGCCACCAGTGTCTTGGTCTGGTCTTGAGTTAACAGCAAAGCCTGCGCTACCTGCGCCATCACCATCTGATAAATGTCCGTTAATACATATGTATGAGTTATCACCGTAACGTGCAACATCGCCAACTTTGTATTCTACATCATCTGCCCATACTGCTCTCCAGTTTAATCCTGAAGTAAACTTTTTCCAGTAAGTAGCATTTGGTGGTTCTTGGTTAGTGTGGTCTAAAATACATAGATATGTAAAACCACCGTAACGTACAACGTCACCTACTCTATATTCTTGTGCTGTACTATCAGCACCCCATTCGTCTTGAAATTTAAATCCTTCACTGAACAAGTCCCAGTTTACTGTACTTGTTGAAGGAAACTCTCCAGTGTGATCTGTTTTTGCAATATATTGGTAACCACCATATTGTACAATATCACCTGGTTGATAATCTTTATAGGCATCCCATTCGCCTTCGTATTGGAAGCCTTCTACAAACTTTTCCCAGTTAGCACTGTCAGTACCAAATGCCGCTGAGCCAGTGTGCTGTGCTGTTGCAATCCACAAACTAGCACCGTAACGTACTACGTCATTTACTTTATAACGTGTTCCAGTAATCCACTGTGATTTATATTCAATACCTTGGTTAAGGTAATCCCATTTTGCTTGGTCTACTTCTAAGCCGTTTGCTTCTGATCCTGAAGTATGTGCTGTATTACAAACATATGAACTACCGCCATATTTAACAATGTCATTTACTTTATAACCAAAGCCTGTTTGCCAGTTGCCCTTCCAAGTAATACCGTTTGTAAAGGTATCCCATTTTGATAGGTCATTTTCTAATCCAACAAGTTGAATATCAACTTCTGCATCAACTGCCATATTATTATGGTTATGACAATAGTAGTATAAAGGATCTGGAGTTGCACCTGTAACTGCTATAACTATTTTACGTGTTGTTGCCGCATCAAAGCCTCCAACATACGTTGCTTTATCAGCAACTACAGCGCCATCTAGGTAGTAAGTAACGCCTGTTTCGTATGTAGTTCCGCCATTGTGTGTACCGTGTTTTGTTTCACTGAATAATAACGGATGAGTATCATTTGTTGCATCATCTGATGTAAATGTATAAGTGTAACCAGCAGTAAGTTGTAAGTTTGGATATTGTACGCCATCAATAACAAAAACATTGTTGCCTGGAGCAGAAGCATTAGTTTCTATTGTTACTGCAAAAGAGCCTGTGCCCGATGTGTTTGCAGAAGTATGATTGGTGTTTGCAATATAAAGTCCTGAGCCATATTTTACAATATCATTGTAAATGTATGCTGTATTTGGGGACCAATTACCCTTCCATGCTTGTCCATCTGAAACAAGATTCCATTTTGGGGGTACTATGTCGAAATCGTTATAAAAGTCTGCATCACTTTCATGTCCAATCGTACATATGTACATTCTGCCGCCCACTGTGACGACATCGTCTTGATAATACGTTCTCCCGGTACTCCATATACCTTTCCAAACGAATCTAATTCTACCTAATTTAAACTCTGCCATTTGTTCTTAACTCCAAGTTACTGTATTTATCCATCTATGATATCTGCGCATTTTATTGAACAGAGTCGTCATGGCCTTTCATTAATTGTTGCATAGTGTATATTGTACCACTTATTGCAACCTGTTGTGTTGTTTCTACACCAAACTCATCTGTTGATGTATATGTTCCATCAATTGAAACATCAATCGGTATGTCAATAGTGCCGTCTGATGCGTGTTCTATAACGTTATTAACTGTACCAACTCTTACTTGTCCTGCCTGTACTGCGTTTGTTTCTAAGTTCTCACCACCAACACTTAGTCTATCTGCTAAGAATGAAGCAATAGCTCTCTGTGTTGGAATAACCTGATTGGAATCTGCCGCAAAAGTTGGATCTGTACTAAATTCGTTAACAACTGTACCTGAACCACCTAATCTAACACCACCTAGTGCTAGTTCTGACAGACCATCTAAGTCAAAGAATTCAGCACTAATAGTAACAATACCTGTTGCCTGTTGTACGCTGAATAATTCACCTGTTCTAAAGTTACCATCTTGGTCAGTACTTACATAAAATACTCTTCCGCCTGTTTGCTCTAACACTTCGTTTTCTGGTGCCGCTGTGTAGTACGCTCCGCCTGCATATATGTCAGGATAGTTTGTAGCTACAAAATTACCTGTACCAATGTCTAGGAAGTCGTGTCCACTAATTCTACATTGACTATAACGTTCACGTAGTGTTACAACTGTACCGTGTGCTAAATTATATTCGTTTCTTAGTCTCGGAGAAACTTTAAATAAAACTAGTCTTGTTCCTGCGCCACTACCGTCATCGCCTAAGTCTGTAATTTCAATACCTGAGAATAATTTTAAATCATCTGGATCATCTGTAGATTCTTCTAATAAGCCTTCAAACTTAATTTGTACTCCTGGTCCAGGAATTGATGTAACTCCTGCTAGTGTCATAAATGCCGCTTCAGGCACAATATCTGCATAACCGTCACCTGCAATAGTTACGTTTGTACTTGTTATACGATAACCACCGCCTCTATTAACAAAGTCTGGTTGTGATAACACTCCTGTGCCAATTCTATTTTCAAATTCAACTTCTGATACAAATTGAGTATCTGTAACAGTTAATGTTAAAGGACTTGCATCACTATAACCACTGCCTGGATCCCATATTAATAAGTCTTGGAATTTACCTTGGTTAACATCTGCTCTAACAAGAGCTTTACATCCTGTTGTTACATGTTGTAAGCCACCGTCTGCATCTTGTGCAATTACCATGAACTTTGGAATTCCGTTAATTGGTGATTCAGCAATCGCCGCCCACTTATAACTTAAATTTAATGACTGTGGTGTCCATGTAATACCGTCTTCTGATACCAATGCATTTTCATAACCTTCTAGTGTAAAGCCATCGCCAACTGTAGTTGCCCAACCAACTGCCATAAACACACCTTCTGCATATATGCCGTTCTTAACAACAAATGCTCCACTTTGGTTACAACTTCCACCTGCTGTCCAAGTTACACCTTTGTCTAATGAAAATGCTGTTGTTCCATCTGATGCTATAGCAACAAATTTATTTTTACCAAATAATACATTAGTCCAAGTTTTACTTCCTGCTGGTAATACTGCATTTCTCAATGTCCATGTAATACCATCTGGTGATGTAGCAACGTCTTGTGTTGCTCCGCTTGTTACTGCAACAAATGTTCCTTGACCGTATTGTACTGCCGCCCAGTCATCTGTTTGTGGTAATACTGATTGTGAAAATGTTAGTCCGTCTGTACTATAAAGCGCATCTGCTGTTCCTGAAGCAACTAATACAAACGTACCGCCACCAAAGGCCGCATCATTCCAATTTCTAGTTATTGGTAATGCTCTAGTAGTCCAACTTGTTGCTGTTTCTGAATAACTGTAAGTATTCATTCCTGTAGCAAATGCTAAGAATTTATTTTCTTCTGCTAATATTTTTATGTATTCATCAGTTCCAGCATCAAAACTTAAATTAACTTGTACCCAAGTGTCGCCATCTGCACTGTATGCCGCTTGTGATTTATCATCAATAGCAACAAATAATCCGCCTACTGGTTCACCTGAATATGTAAATGTTGCAACACTATTTGAACTGTCATCTGTAACTGATGCTACTCTAATTGTAATATCATTAGCAGGACTTGCACCTCCTAAATCTGTACCACTTAGTGTAATTGTATCGTTAACTGCATAGCCAGCACCGCCAGTTACTAGTGTTAGTGTATAAGTGTTACCAGAACGTTGTACACGCCAAGTACTTCCAATTGGATCTAATCCAAAAGTTTCACCTGTTCCTACTTGACCATCTAAACTTGGATATAACTGACTTGTTCCGCCAAAGTCTGCACTAACATAATCTAACCGTTCAATAGTTTTATTTGCTGATGTCCAACCTGGAGAACTTGCAATTACTCTTGGTTCTATTCTATAATATGTTGTTGCATCAAGTGCTGATACTAAGGGAGTTCCTGGAATAATATGATCCCATCCTAATGTGCCATCTGAATCTTTTGATAATGTAGCTTCTCTAGTTGCACTATTATATGCAGTAATATATGCATACTGTCCTGCACCTAATCCTGATAAAATTACAACTCTCATGCCTTCAATTTCTGAATAAAATTGTGTTGCATCTGTAGTTGATAATTTTAATGTACTTGCGGCATTTACTGTTTCCTGTGCATAACCCTGTCTTACTAGATAGTTACTACCGCCTTCGCTACCTGATCCTTGAGTGTTAACTAGCCTTGCTTGATATAAAGCGCCTGCTCTAAAATCTCTAAATTCTGTTACAACACTTGAACCAGCACCTGTTACTGTTGAAGTTGCACTGAAATATTTTTCACCAGTATGACTAAATTCGTATGCTAAGATTCTATCATCTGATAAGCCTGAAAATACTTTACTAACTTGTGCTTCGTTATTTCTATTCATCAGTGTAGTTGATTGTGGAACTTCTGTTGTGTCGCCACCTGATGCAATACTACCAAATCTACCGTATGAGTTGTTACCATTTGTTGCACGTATAATGCCGCCATTTTCTGACAAGTAACCAACTGAACAATAATATGTAAACACTGACACAAGTTCTGCTCTAGCATTATTAGTAATCCATGCACCAACTCCGTCACTTAATACTTGTGTAAAGTCGTTTGCAACCATTGACTTATTACCGCCATTGTGTAGGTTACCGTCAACTTTCATACCCGCACAAGCAAAGCCAAAGTTTGTTACACCTTGTATGTAAGGTGATCTATTTTTAATCCATGTACGTTCGTCTGCTGGTCCCCAACCTGGATCTAATGATACAAGTGCGCCACCTGTTGGACGTTGATATAAGTCAAACACGCCTGGAGGATTTAGTGTTCCAGTAAGTCCTTCAGTTGAGCAGTTTCTTAATCCTGTAGTATCTCTCATATAGAACAAGTCATCAAACTGTCCACCTAATGCACTGTTTGTATAACGTCTTGCCGCATATAATGTTCTATGATTGCCTTCGTATAATAAGTCTTGTGCAATACCTCTAAGCATTGCTCTTACATCTGCTAAAATATATTTTTTAGTAAATGTAATACTTGGAAAGTTTAGTGTTAGTCTTGTATACACTTCGTTACCAATAAATTCTCTGTTAGCCATCAACTGTTGTGATGCCGCTCTAAATGCTGAGTTAGATGTTAGATCGTTTGCTACAGTTGTTTGAGCTGGATCAACATCTCCTGATTCTGTAGGTAAACGGAATTCAATAAACTGTTCGTATTCAGCAATTAATTCTAAAATTCTTTGTGCTGTAGGTTGATCTGATACTGGTCCTATTAATACTTGTGGTTCTTCATTTCCAGTAGTAGGTGTTAACAATTTGTTTTGTATAAGATCTAAAATAAATCCACTGATGTAAGTATCAGTTTCTTTTACATATTGATAATTGTCTTCATACTCTGGAATTGCAGGAGTTGCAATTATGTTTGTTGCACGTAATTCGTCGCCCATAACAACACAACCTGCTGGAACTGCTATTGGTCCAACTTCCTCATATCTACCTGCCGCAACAAATATTTTTGTAGGAGTTAGTGCTGGAAATGTGTCTTCGATGTATTCACAAGCATGTCTAATAGTTGCAAAAGGTTGTTTCCAATTTTTACCATATCCAGGTAAGTCAAATCCTTTTGGTGCAACATATATTGCTTCTGCATCATTAGCAAAGTCTCTCCAAAATGCTTCATAATCGTCAGCAACTGATAGAGCTTGTTGATCCTGGCCAATTGATAATCCAATATCACCTTGTGAACTGCCGTCATCTAGTGTGTTGTATGTAAGTAAGTCACCTTTGGTATCCATACCTGCTGGACGACCTGCTTGAATAAGTAGATCCCAATAACTATATCCGCTACCGTTTTCTGGATTGTCTCTTTGTGTAGCATCATGTTCAAATGTACAAACATATGCACTACCTTTAAAGTAAACAACTTCACCAACTGCGTAATTAGTATTTTCTTTCCATACTTCTGACCACTTGTTACCTTCAGCAACTTTTTCCCAAATACTATTATCTAAATAATCTACAGTACTATCTTCACCATCAACAATGTTAACATCAGTTAATGCTCTGTACAAATAACCACCACGTAAAACTAGTTCACCTGTTTTATATGCTGTGCCTGAAACAAATTCACCTGCAAAACTTGAGTTTTTAGCAAGTACTATCCATGCTACTGTACTATCGTCTTGACTTCTACTAGGATCAACATCAATACTATTTGCTGTTGCAAAGTAAATAAATCCACCATAACGTACAACATCACCTTCTTGGTAATATGTATCATCTTGCCAAACAGTTAAGTTTGCTTGTGTACCTGGAAATTCAATTTGGAATTTAGTTTGATCAAATACTAAACCTGCACTTGTATGACTATCTGTGCAACGGAATATGTTAGCACCGTAGCGTATTAAATCATTTTTTCTATATTCAACACCAGCACTCCATGAACTTTTGTATTCAATGCCGTTGCCAAATTCTAACCAGTCATTAATATTATTTTCTAATAATGAACTTGATGTATGTGGTATATGACAAATATAAACTATACCGTTATATTTTACAATGCCACCTTTACCGTATGTTGTTGTTGGAGCCCAGTCTGTTAAAAATTCTTGTGCGTATGCAAACATTTCCCAGTTAGAATATTCTGAAGCAAAGTTTCCACTGTTGTGTGAGTCAATACATTTATATAAGGAGCCGTTATAAAGTACTATATCACCTAAGTTATATGCAATACCTTGTGACCAAGTGCCAATAAAAGTTTTACCACTTGTCATTACTGTCCACTGTGGATATGGTTGCGGTGGACTTGAATCTGGTAACGTTGCTTCTAAGTCTGTAAGGAACGTTCCGCTTGAAGTATGTGTAACAATACACACATAACTTTTACCGCCGACTCTTACAATGTCGTCTCTTCGATAGTTAGTACCAGTGATCCAGTCACCTTTCCAAACGTACTTAAACCTATCTAACTTAAACTCTGCCATTTAGTTGCTCCTTAATACCCTGGTCCTGAAATATTCTCAGGGTAGTCATATCCTTCTGATATTCTCATTATAAATTGTCCGTCTGTGGGATCAATATAGTAGACTAGCGAACGTCCATCCCACCTAATCTGTGGATATCGCAAGTTTGCATAAACTACATTATGATCTTGGTCTACTCCATCTAAATAATCAATGCCTTCTTCAAAGTCTAAAAAGTTATTTGCTGATACACCAATGTCGTTAATTACTGCAACGTTTTCTTGTCCCTGAAGTTGGTCAATACGAATTAAAAATAATTCGCCATCTTCGTTTCTACGCATACCATAAAAATATCTTTTAATAAACCCGTCTAAAACGTCTTGTGGGTTATTACCTACATAATATGTCATTACACAATCTCCACAAAGCTCAATACTACGTCAACACTGTCTGCGACACTAGCTCGAACTTGTAATTTGTTATTAGCCGCTAATATAAGTTTCTCACCTTGGTTAACAACTCTTATTGCCGTATTAGCAGGCAATACTGTATCTTTTAAATAATATCCTGCAACACTAGTATCATCAAATATAATAACATCAACATAAACAAATGATGTTGTTAAATTTGTAATACTTAAACCAATAACGGTTGCTCGCGTACTTGCATCAGTTTCATATATGTCAACCGGTAACGCACCTATTTCTTTTACTACTTTATTTTTAAATAATGTTGCCATTTTTTCTTATCCTAAACTCAATACAATTTCGAGTGCTATATCTTCCGCTTCAGCTCTTGTTACACCTGACTGCGCACCTGCTACAGATACCCAGTTTGATCCATTCCATATTTCAACACGACCGTCAGCTGAGTTATAACGCATCATACCTTGTTCGGTATATGCTACAGGTGGTCTCTCTGCTGCCGTTCCGCCTGGTATAACCATACCATAAGTTGTACCAAACTTAAAATAACCGTTATCAGTATTTGATAACAGCGTTACAGCATTTGACGAAGTGTTAGTAATAGTATTATCACTAAAAGCAATATTATCTATCTTAACGCTACCTGTGCCATTTGCACCCAGAATCATATCTGTGTTAGTTGTAGTAGTACTTATCACATTACCGTCAATAGTGATGTCATCAACGGTTACTTTTGGAGCTGACATTCTAATATTTGTTATATCAACTATAGTGTTACCTGCTATATCAAACCTAATAGTGTCGTCATTTGCGCCAGTTGTTTGTTCAGCAGTTACTTTAGTATCACCGTCTAAATCTTCTACACCGTGTAATACAATCCAGTTAGTTCCGTCATATCCTTCAAAGCGTGATAATTGACTGTTAAATCTAATCTGTCCTGCTACACCTGTTGGACGTTGTGCTGTTGTACCACTTGGTAGTTTTACAGATCCTGTTGCATCTATAATAACTTGTTCTGTACTTGGTGTTAAAGTAAGATCGCCTGTAGTTGATATTGTGCTATCGTTAATACTAAGTGTATCAATTACAATGCTTCCTGTACCACTTGCTCTTAATTCTAAATCTGAATTACTTGTAGTTGTAGTAATAAAGTTATCGTCTACACGTATATCACCTGTATAAAATGTGTTTGCTTGTATTTGTCCTGTACTAACAATGTCGCCAACTGTTAGTGTTCCATCAACTGTTAAGTTACCAAGAACTTCAACATCATTAGTTGGAATAACAACTTTACCTGTTCCATTAGCACGTAATTCTAAATCACTATTTGTATGTGTTGTTTCAACTACATTGCCTGCAATTTGTATGTTTTCAAATTGTACTGCGCCAGCAATAGTAATATCACCATCAACGTCTAATGCACCTGTTAAGTTTAAATCACCAGTTTGGTTAGTAGTACCTACATGTGTTACTGTACCTGTAATATTTGTATTAGCAAGTGTTGCTAATCCGTCAACTGTTAAGTTTTGTGAAAGTACAACATCATTACTAGGAACTACAACTTCACCTGTACCACTTGCTCGTAATTCTAAGTCTGAATTACTTGCTGTTGTAGTAATGAAATTATCATCAATTAATATATCGCCTGTACTAAATTGATTTGCTGTAATAGTACCTGCACTATTAATATCACCTACTGTAATAGTTCCGTCTACAATTAAATCATTTGTTATGTGTACATCATTTTGTGGAACAATTACTTCACCCGTTCCTGCCGCACGTAATTCTAAATCACTGTTTGATTCTGTAGTAGTTACAACATTGTTTGTAATGTTTACATTTTCAAACTGTGCTACACTTGATACAGTAACAGTACCAGTAATATCAAAGTTACCTGATAAGTCAGTGTTACCTGTTTGTGTAGTATTACCTACATGGGTTATTGCACCTGTAACATTTGTTGCTTGTAGATCTGTATCGCCACTTACTGTAAGGTTGTTATCAATCTGTACATTGTTATTTGGTATTAATACTTTACCTGTGCCGTTAGCACGTAATTCTAAATCTGTATTAGAAACATTAGTAGTAATAAAGTTACTATCAATTTGCACACTATCAATATCTGCTTGGCCAGTTAAAGTATAACTTCCAGTTTGGTTAGTGTCACCTAAGTGTGTAAGTGTTCCTGTAATATTTGTTGCTTGTAAATCTGTATCACCATCAACATCTAAATTTAATGTAATTGCAACATTATTAGTTGGTATACTAATAATACCACTACCATTTGCACGTAGTTCTAAATTACTGCTACTTGCTGTTGTTTGAATAGTGTTACCGTCGATACTAATATCGCTGTTTGTAAACTGTCCACTAGTAAGAGTAAAGTTACCTGTTTGTACAGTATTACCAATATGTGTAAGAACACCACCTAGGTTTACATTTTGTAAGTCAGTAGTACCCGAAACTTGAAGTGCTTGTGAAATTACAACATCACTAGTAGGAACAGTTACATCTCCTGTACCATTTGCACGTAGTTCTAAATCTGCGTTTGAAGCCGTTGCTTCTACAGTTGTTCCACTAATTTGTACATCGCCAATGTTTGCTGTTGCACTTGTTATATTTGCACTAGCAGTTAAGTTAGTTGCGCTAATATCGCCTGTAACTGTTAAATCATTTGTTATGTTAACATTATTATCTGGAACAATAATATTACCTGAACCACTTGTACGAAATTCTAAATCTGTATTTCCTGTAGTTGTAGTAATAAAATTATCATCAATTAATATTTCTTCAAACTGTGCCGCGGCTCCTACATCTAAGTTTTGCGTTACAGTAACATTACCTGTAACATTAGTAGTACCAGTTTGGTTAGTAGTACCTACATGTGTTACTGTACCTGTAATATTTGTATTAGCAAGTGTTGCAAGTCCTGCAACTGTAAGAGCATTATCAATTTGTACATTATTGTTTGGTATATAAATGTTACCAGTACCGTTTGCTCTTATTTCTAAATCTGCGTTTGACTCTGTAGTTTCAATAAAGTTATCACGTATTTTTATACTGTCAATATTAACTTGATTGACCCAAATGTTACTCCACTGTTTAGTTGCTTCACCTAGGCTATATACACCATTAACTTTAGGAATAATATCACTATTAATTCCTGCAATAATTTCTATTGTATCTGTTGCTTCGTCACCAATTGTAATATTACCGCCGATTGTAACATTACCTGTTACATCTAAGTTACCTGTAATATCTACATTGTCATTTAATTTAATTGTTCCACTAGCCGCATTAAAGTTTGCATCTTGTGTTAGTGTCTGTATTGTATTACCACTTATACGCCAATCACCAGTTTCAATTTTTGAACCATTAACAAAAGTAGTATTACTACCTGTATTAAATGTAACTCCATTAGTTGTGTTAATTACAAAATCACTAACACTAAACGAAGCACTACCTGTTTCTTGGTTTACATAAAATAAATCGCCAACTCTAAAGTCGCCTTTGTGGTCAACTGAGTTGTAACGTATTTGTGCATCGTTAGTTTCAATTACTTCTTGTGCTTGTACTACAGTTGAAGGATCATTAGTAACTGCTTTACCATTGCCAATATATGCAAGGTTGTGTCCAATAGCATAAACTAATACGCCTGGACCATCACCTACTAAACCATTGTTACCATAAACACTAGCACTACCAATCATGCGTATTTCAGCACCAAAGTCTCTTAAATCTAAACTTTCAATAGCAGTAGCAGATGCGCCACCACTTGATGATATGCTTAACGGAGTAAAGTCAAATCCTAATAAGCCTGTATCTTTTCCATTAATAACAAGCGTGTCGCTATTTTCGACACTGTTAATTACCTTAGTAACTACTGTTGAATTATCTGTAGATGTAAATGTAATTGTTTCGCCGCCGGCAAATGTTCCTGAAATACCACTTAATCTAATACGTGTTTTACCTTCGCCTTTTAAACCATCGTTACTATCAAATGCGTATAATGATCTATTTGCAAAATATGTAAATGAGTTTAGCCATTCTATTCTAGCACCGTTTGTTGCTGTAAGTGCATCAACACCCGGAGTAATAAACGTTGCAGAATGAAATAACATTGCCGCTTCTTTAGAATTTATAGTTGCATATGCACCGTCTACATATACACCTTTACCTGCATCTCCTGCATCAAAGCCTCTTGGGTCACTTGAACTAGTTACACTACCTTTTGTAATTACTGATATATTTTTAATGTATGGTGAACGACTAGTTACTTCAAAGTCTGTAGCAAAGCGGAAAGCATATCCGTTGTCTGGGAATGTTCTATTACCGCCATTACAACTAAACACAATATCTTTAATAAATGTAGTTGTTCCTACACCTGCATCTGGTCCTGCGTGTGTAATTACTAATTGCCCAGTTCCGTGAGTATATACAGCATTACTAATTGCATAGTCGTTGCCGCCAAATGTTATTGTTCCACCGCTTACATATGCGTGTGCAAATCCTGTAGTTCCAACATTTAAAGTTGCAGATCCTGCGCTTGCCGCTGTTGTGTCATGGAATGCTCCGCCACTATAAAAATCACTAACTGTTAAATCTTCAATAGTTGTTTGGCCATTAAGTAAAAATGCATCATTGTAGCGTGTTGCTGTTGTTGGTTTTACTGTTACGCCACGTATGCCTTGACCTTTAACTGCAACTCCTACTGGAACAGTTAATGGAAATAGTTCTGTGTATATACCTGGATATACATGGATTGTATCTCCTGAACTTGAAACACTAAGTGCTTTACTGATACTTGCAAAAGGATCTTGTTGATGCGTTCCTGTATGTGTATCATCGCCATTTTCTGCAACATAAAAAATGTTACCTTGGCGTAGTGTTAAGTCAACTCCGTCAACAACAATAGTTCCAGTATTAATACCATTAGTTACAATATTGTCTACCCAAACATCAGCCCAACGTTTTGCACCAAGGTTAACTTGAACTACGTTGTAAGTTCCGTCTAAAATACTAGGTGCTGATACTGATGCTTGTCTTGAACCAGTCCAAACACTAGTAGTTGTAACTTTGTGTAATGTTCCTGATGTAGATTGTAATGCTAATAGTAAACTATCAGAAATATTTGCTGTAGTGTTAACAACGTCATCTGCCCAAGCAGTGCCACTTGCAGGTACGTTAAGTGTTCCAGTACCTCCACTAATAGTAATTGTAATATCACCTAATGTAAAGTTGCCACCAGTTTCTGTATACTCTGTACCTTTGTAACCTAAATTGTAAGTATTATCTAAATCTGGTATAATATTTGATGCTACATCTGCATTGAAAGTAATGCTGTCAGTGTCAGCGTCACCAAGTACAATATTTCCATCTGCTGTAATATTTCCAGTAGCATGTATGTTTCCGTCCACTTCCATGTTTGAATAAACATGTACTTCACCTGTTCCGTTTGGACGTAATTCTAAGTTTGAATTTGATGTGTTTGTGCTAATAACGTTGCCTTCAACGTCAATATCATCTACACGTAATTTGTTGTTGTAAACAATGTTGTCTACTGTACCTAAGTATAGGTATTGATTGTCACTCCAAATAGTATTACCTAGTACATTGATATCACCAATGTCTGCTCTATTTGTTACTCTTAAATCTGTTGTACGTGTAGTACCTGTGATGTCTAGCTCGTATTGAGGTGTTGCGTTTTTGATACCGATGCGTTGATTGTTTACATCAAGATATAATAAATCCGTCTCAAATGCTAAATCTATGCCGTTACGCAATAAATTCGACTTTAAGAGCGGACCGCTAATACGACCGATGGCGCTCATCTTTTCTCCTCAATACGGGGATCCTGTCCCTCTACCCTAATTTTCAGCTCGCGCTCTTTGCCGGATAACCACAGTTAGTCCTGCTCAGCTTGCAGATATGTTGGTCCACAATGGTCTTGCTTTGCATTAATAGTATTTATACGTTTAAGATAAAAGGGCTTTGTTACCCAAAGATAATGGTATATTCCAAAAGCAAGTCGTTAAACTCTGTTGGAGTAATTGGTGGGTTAGGACCCATTGAAGTAAGGTACGTGTTGCCGTCCCAAGTTTCAAGTATTTGAGTGTCAGTGTTGTATCTTGTGTCACCTACTGGTATTGGATTTGTTGCTGGATCAGGCTGTGTTGCTGTGCCACCAAACGGAATAACTACACCACTCGTACCAGTAAATTTAGTATAACCAAATCCTGAACTTAATAAATTAACAACACCTTTGTTAGTATTATTTTTAATAGTATTTCCAACAATTGATATATTGTTTAGTATTACTTCTCCGCTTCCGTTACGTGCTAATTCTAAATCACTATTAGAAACGTTTGTAGTAATTGTTGAATCGTTAATAAACACATCGTCTACTTGTAAGCCGTTTAATGTAATTCCTGTGCTATCTATAACACCAGAGCTTACACTATTTGCAGTAAACAATATAGTATCATTTGTAGGATGTGCAAGTACACTAGTTAATCTATCGGAAGAATAAACACCATTAAATGTTACTGTATTTTGTGTAGTTCCTTCAAACAAATTATCGTCAGTATTAAAACGTATTGCTCCAGGAGTTCCTTGGTCTGCTATTATTGATGCGCCTGAATCGTATATAGTTGATTCAGAATCAAATACAGTTGACGCTGTGCCGCCACTTAGTATAGATGAATTATTATCAGCTGAACCACCATCTAATATGCTTCCTGTATCTAGTATACGTTGAGCTGATGTTCCTCTTGGTATTAGTAGAGCAGTAGTAGATGTAATGTTTAAGTTTTCTGTTGGTGCAAAAGTAATTGCTGAATTAACAGTTGATATATTGTTATCTAAAATATCTAGTTCTTGAAGGTATACACTACCTGTACCATTTGTACGTAATTCTAAATCACTATTTGAATTAGTAGTTGTAATAACATTATCAAAGAATTGTACGTCTGTACTTAATTCAATAACTTCTAATGAAACATTATCGTCTACTGCAACAGCATCAACATTAAATGAACCTATATTTAAATTTTTATCAATATGTAGGTCTTCATTAAATAATATTTCGCCTGTGCCAGCGGCTCGTAAATCTAAATTACTGTTAGATAAAGTAGTTTGTAATACATTGCCTTCTATCTTTACATCATCAAATTGGAAAGCTCTATCTGTAGCAAGAGAACTAATATTTAAATTACCAGTAAGATTGTAATCTCCTGTTTGTATTCTATCACCAACATGTGTAAGTGTTCCTGTAATATTTGTATTAGCAAGAGCAGTTGTACCGTTAACTGTTAAGTTCTGTGAAAGTATAACATTATTTGATGCTACTGTAACATCACCTGTAGCACGTAATTGTAAATCACTATTAGATACTTTAGTACTAATATAGTTTTCATTAATTTCAATATTACTATCAGTTATAACAAGCTCATCAAGTACTAATGATTGGTTAATTGAAATATCATTAGTTGCTATACTAGCGGCAAATAAGTCTTGTGTAACTCGCATGTTGGTGCCGTCGATAAGAACTTCGCCTGTGCCTGAAGCACGTAAATCTAAATTATTATTACCTATAGTTGTTGTAATAACATTGTCACTAATATTAACATCGGTAAGTTGTACATCTCCTTGGAAGTCAACTTGTCCGGTAACATCTAAATTACCAACCTGTGTATATTGTGAAGGAATACTTACAACTTCAGTATCACCAGATTTTTGAATTGTAAAATAAAAATCAGAGCCGTCAACATCGACTAGAGCGCCTTGAATATATGTGGCTCCGCCAATAGTAATCTGAGGAACATTGCCTCCTGCATTATATGTTATACCGTTATATACAGCAAAACTATTTCCGTCAATAGCACCAACATTTCTCCAGTGATTTACATTTCGTTCGTATATAAAGCCCTTTAAGCGTGTTTCTTCGTTGGTTATTGTTCTAGTACCTACATGTGTTAAACCACCGCTTAGAGACGTTGTACGTAGGTCTGTGACACCACTAACAGTGGTATTATTAGTTACTTCTACGTTTGCAGTTGGTACATATATTCTGTTTGTTGATCTTAAATCAAGGTCAGTATCTACTGCGGAAGTAGTAATAACATTAGTATCAATATTGATACTGTCGATATCCAAACTGCCACCAATAGCCAAATTTCCTGTTTGTACATTATCACCTACATGTGTTAGGGTTGAATTAATTGTAGTATCGTCTAGTGTTGTTACCCCACTAACTGTTAGATCGTTAGTAATAGAAACATTATTTGTATCAGCAACAACATTGCCAGTTGCTCCTAATAATAAATTGCCTGTGGTAGTTGTAATAAAGTTATCTTCAATATAAACATTATCAACTGTAAGTTCGCCGTTCAGTGTAAGACTATTGCCTACAAACGTTGTTCTATCACCTGTATGATTTAAAGTTCCAGTAATATTAGTGCTGGCTATTACGCTAAGTCCTGCTACTGTAAGGTCTTGTCCAAACACAACATCAGTTCCGGTAACTCTAACTTCGTCGTCGGCATTTAGTATTAAATTAGAATCTGTTGATGTTGCACTAATATTATTATCATTTATTTCAACATTACCAATATTAGCATTATCTGTAGTAACGTTAAGTGTTATATTAGCATTTGTAGTCTGTATATTATCAGCACTAACATTGTCTGTTACATTAACATTATCTTGTAAGTTAACAATACCTGTTCCTGCCGCACGTAATTCTAAATCTGCATCACTTGTAGTTGTTGTGATAAAATTGTTATCAATTAATATTTCTTCAAGCTGAACGTTACCGTCTACATCAAATGTACTTGTTACGTTTAAATCTTCTGATATATTAGTATTGCCAGTTTGGTTCGTAGTACCTACATGTGTTACAGTACCTGTGATATTTGTATTAGCAAGGGTAGCAAGGCCATTAACATTTAAATTATTTGTAACATTTACATCGTTACTAGGAACAAGAACTTTACCTGTGCCATTAGCACGTAGCTCTAGGTCTGCGTTCGATACATTTGTTTCAATAACATTATCATAAATGCTTATGTCACCAACTTCCATTCTTGATAAGTGTGCTATAAGCCACTTGTTATTAAATGATCCTAAACTAAAAGTTAAGTTTTGATGTGGATTGAAATTTTGTTGTAGTTCTGCATTGAATACTAGTGCGTCACCTAGTTCGTTACCTTTAACATTTAATGCACCACCATAACTAAAGTTACCTGTAATATCAACATCACCTGTAACATTTGTATTATCATTAAGATTTATTTTACCTGCCGATTCAATAATTAAATCGCCCACATCAGTTTGAATAATATTATTTTGTATTCTTAAGTTTCCGGTATCTATAAAAGCACCGTCAATTACTGTTGTGCTTGTACCTGTGTTAATTCTTAACGCATTAAATTGATTGACTGATAAATCATCAATACTAATTGTTGTATTACCTGTTTCAAAGTCAACAAAGAAGTTGTCGCCAATTCTAAAAGAGCCACCTTGATCAGTTGTAACAAAATGAATTTTACCTGAGTTCAATTCAGTAATTTCATTTGTTTGTATAACCCTACTAGGGTCGTTGTCAACAAACTTACCTGCACCAATGTATGCCATGTTGTGCTGTATAAGATACATTAATGTATCAGCGCCATCACATTCAGCACCTTTAGTACCGTATACGTTTGCTGAACCTATAGAACGTAATTCTGCACCATAGTTTGTAGTTCCATATGCTGTTCTTCCTGTAGATCCTCTAACTGCATACATACCTCTTTTTGCAAAGTATGTAAACGAGTTAAGCCATTCTACTCTAACACCATTTGTCATTGTTAGTGCATCTGCATTTGGTGTTATAAATGTTGCACTATGAAATAGCATACTGCCTTCGATACTAGCACTATTTAGATCAGCACCATCTACTAGTGCGCCTTTACCAGCATCACCTTGTGCAAAACCTCTTGGATCACTTGCGCTTGTTACGCTACCTTTTGTAATTACTGCTACATCTTTTACGTAAGGACTTCTATTTGTAATTACAGCATCAGGAGCAAATCTAAATGCATGTCCTGTATTATTTGTACTGTTGTAGTAAAAGTCTTTGATAGTAACTTCTGTAATTGTAGAACTATCATTTAGTAAGAAGATATCTTTATCATTAGTACCTGCTGTAGGTTTAATAATAACATTTCTTATATCATTACCTAAAATACTAACATTGTCAGGAACTTCTAACGGACATATTTCTTCATATTCGCCTGGATACATAAACACAGTTACAGGACCTGTTGTACTTGCATCACAACGATCAAGTGCTTCTTTAAGAGTCAGTAACGGTGCTTGTGGATGATCTCCTGTGTATGTATCGTTACCACCTTTGGCAACATAAAATATATTTCCTTGTCTTGAATCAAGAAATACATTTCCTACATTAACTAATCCTGTAGTAATTAACTGTCCGTTAACTAATTCAGTATGTAAAGTGTTCCAGTTATATCCTGTACTACCTAGTGCGTAAGTATCTGTTGTATCAGGAATAATGTCATCAGCAGTATCTGCGTTAAGATCTATACTATCTGTATTTGCATCACCAAATGTAATATTGCCGTCAAATGTAACATTACCTTGTGCATGTATATCACCAAATACTTCTAAATTAGATTTAATATCTAATTCACCTGTACCATTAAATTTTAAATCAATGTCAGTATTTGTGTCTTTAGTAAGTATGTAATTATCACTAATATAAAACTGTTCTGTTTCTAAATTAGACAGTTGTATATGTTCACCAGCATCTAAATAAATTGCTTGGTTATTAATAGCATCAATATTGTTGCCGATAATTGTAAAGTTAGCAACACCTGCATTACTTGTAGTTGATAGTAAATCAGTTGTTTGAATAGTTTGAGATACTTGTAGTTCGTTAGCAACTGCTTCTAAGTCTACACCAATACGACCGTTTGCTACATCAACTTTTAGAAGTGTAGTATCACTGTTGGTGTTTTTAAAACTTAAATTGGCTTGGGTTCCGTTGGCAATGCCTTGCCTTAAAAGGTTTTCCTCTAATAACGGACCGGATATTCTACCTACTTGTGCCACTCAATAATCTCCCTGACACAGTATTTATTGAATTTACTTATCGAAGTTATGTATTACTGTTACAGGTTTGCCTGCATCAACTGGTGATGCAAATTGTAAATAATAACCTGCTGTTTTTCCTGCTGGATTTTGTACAAGTGTGTAGTTTGTAATAGGTAATTGAAAGACGTTTTCAGCAAATACTAAAACGTTTTGTGCCGCGGCTGGTACAGGATAAAACGGGTCTCCGCTGTTAAGTGGACCAAATACTGTTTCACTTGCATCACCGTTACCTAAGTTTTGTATAGTAATAGGTGCATAAGATGATGGAGCCGCGTTTCTTATACCGTTCCATTCGCTTGCTTCATATACTTCAAATCTGTTATCATCAGTGTTATAACGCATATGTCCGTTTTTTGGATTTTGCGGACGATCTTCTGTACGGCCTTTTGGAACCATAACTACGTTTTCACTGTCAAGAATAATTTCTTTATCAACAGCGGTCATATGTATGCCTCTGTTGTTTCTAATAAACCTGTTAGCGGTTGTTTGTCTTCTAACGTATCTCATTATACCGGTATGTAACTTACTGTTGCAGTAATATTAGTTGGAGATGTAGTTGAACATCTTACAATATCACCTGGTGCTAAAATCAACTTCTCACTGTCCATTGAAAATGTTTCGCCTGCTGGAATAGGAATATTATTTAAAATCATATTTCCGTCTCCTGCGGCAATACCGCCTGGACACACATGTACATCTAAGTATGTGTCGCCGCCGTCTGTGTAGAGTTCTAACTCTGGGTTTTGCGCTGTATTACAGAACATAATAGTCGTAACAGCGAATCCACCTAGATTGTAGTTAGGGTCGCTAGATGAGCTAGGAACTGTTAGTATGTCTGTAAAGCTACCGCCAATTTGTGTATTAACTATTGCCATTTTTGTTCCTTTATAATATCATCGAAAACAGTAGTGCCTTCTTTTTACTTACCAATTCATCTTGTACTGATCCGCCATTGATGAAATATAAGCTAGAGCCTGCCGCACCTTCTGCTTTACTGTATAATTTAATACCATCTCCTGGAGCATCCGGATTGGCTGTATCCGCATCTACACCAAAGTTTGGTATACCTCCGCCGCCTGTTCCATCATCATCTTGATATGGACCTTGTGGAATATACAAAACGTCATTGATTTGTACATTACCCGTTCCAGGTGCGCTTAAAACTAAATCTGCATTACTTGATGTAGTTTCGATTGTTGTGTCTTGAATTCTTAAATGCTGTAGCTCTGCTCTGTTATTAAAGAACTTTGCCGCTGGTGTATTATCAATAGTAAATTCAATAGCACTTTCGTCTATTGCAAATGCATCACTATCATGTACAACAACAAACGTGTCTAATGATTCAATTTTGTTTTGGAATTTACCAACAAAGAAGCCATCTACATAATCAACAACACCTTTTGCATTTACTAATGTATCATGTTGATTTGCTTTTAATACTGGGTTAACAGTAAAGTCAACTAATGAACCGTCATACTCGAATATTTGTTTTTCATAATCTGTACAACCTTCTACAGTAACAATACCAGTACCGTCATTAATTAATTTAAGATCAGCACCGCCTGTTTGTATTCTTGATGTTCTAAGATCAACTATAGTTCCTGTTGACGGACTACCTGTTCTACCTATGAATACTGGATCAGCAAGTCCTTGCTCATCGTATACCCAAAATGCATCACTTCCGCCTCTGTCAATTTGTATACCTGCAACATCACCCTCGGAGTTGTTTACTACTCCTCCTGACACGCCGCCTTGATTTACTGTAACAAACGGATCATCTACTACAAGAGTAGAACTATTGATAATAGTTTGATCACCATCGACTTCTAAGTCGCCAATGATTTTTACTTTACCATCAGTGCCTGGATCGAGTCTAATCTCTCCGCCGTCGGTGACTGAAATTTTATAGTCGCCATCTATATTTAAAAACTTTGACATCTATAGCTTTCCTGTTAATATTAATACATTGGTTGTAGAATCATTATCTAAATGCCAAGTATATTCTTTGTTTGTAAAGTCATTCATAATGTTGTTGACTATTGAAGCAATATACACAAACGCTGAACTGTTTAATACAAATCCAAGAATAGACATTTCATTGTCTAGTAATTGTTCTGTATTTTTGTTAACTAATTCACACACGCCTTGATTTCCTTCTCCGTCTTCAACTTTAAACTTTGTATTGCTAAGTTGCTCTAAAACAGCACCATGAGGGACTGCTTTAGAGCTTCCAATTTTAACTGAAACAACCAAATCTTTTAGATTCTTTAAAAGTTCCCAAAAAACATTTACTGGATGTCCCATTAAACTAAACCTTATGCGTCTTCTGTAAAGTCGTCGTCGTCTGTTCCGATAAGTGTATTATCGTCACCTGCTTCTTCAACTTGTGCCGCGCCATCTGCTGTAGATGCCGCAAAGTTCCATGGAACACTTTTTCCATCATAGGCGTTTGCGCCTGTTGCACTTGGTGCTGACAATGTTGCTTTACGTCCAGAAATTTTACTTACTGTGTATGTTTCTTCATCATCCATTTTGAATGATATTGACATTTCACCTTCCGCTAATGCCGCTGGTAATTTTTCAGTTGTTAGTACACAAGTAAATTCGCCGCCTGTGCCAATTTCTTCACATACAAATTTCTTTGAAGCTTTTTGCTTTACAATATAACCTTCTTTAACTGCTGTGCCGTTATGAAAGTTTACTTTGATTTCAGATCCGCCTGCTGTAGGTTCGCTGAATAATCTTTTATTAAGTGGTCTTCCCATTTTTTTTCTCCTATTTAAGTAGTCCTATGCCCGTTCTATGAGCTACGCTGTGGGTTAAACAGCATAAGTCCGCCTTGCGGCACACTATTTGACATATGTATTTATCATAAAAGAAAAAAGCTCGACACAATTAAGTATCGAGCTTTAAATAAAAGTGATAGGTTAAAACTTATACTTAAGAGTAGCTTTAATACTGTCATCGCGTTCAGTTGTTACACCTGTCCATACACTTGTATTAGTAACATCTGTATGATAGTAGAATCCTGTTTCTACAGGTCCTACTGTATGTACTACACCAAGATATGTACCATCAGTTCCAAGGTCATCATTTAATACTTTATGTGCTGTAAACATTACTTCTTTAGAATAGTTGTACATAACACCAAAGTCAACACGATCATCTTTTGCTAATCCTGTATTTTTGTCGTCCCATACTTCAACACCAAATCCTACCGGAATGCCATATCTACGCAATACTTGCGAACCTACAGCAACACCTTGTTGATTTAATTCATTGTTAGTGATGTTATTTTTATTACCAATTTGCATGTATGATAGTTCTGCATAACCTGCTAAACTTACAGTACCACCTAAGTATATTGTACTTGCTTCTGCATCATAACCTACAGCAAAACCAAATGGTAGATCTCTTTTTAGTCTATGTTCATCAAAGTCAAATTCATTATTGTTGTTCCATCCGCCAAAAGTAAGTACGATCTTTTCGTTATGATCAATTCTACTATTAGCTTCTGTAATAATAAGTGGTAAACCAATTTTAGCTGTCTTAGCAAATCCTAATCTTTGTGCATCTGTTTCGCCTACATAAAGTCTAGTATTTCCTAAACCAACACCAATTTGTTTTTCAACAATAGTATTGTTTAATGTTGTGTCTAATGAATATTGAGAATCAAATCTAGTACTTGCTCCTGCCCAATCAATAGGACCGTCTAGTTCAGATTGTAGTCCTACAAACACTTCTGCTCGTGTATCAAAATCTGAATCGTAAGTATCTGGGTCGTAAAATACTTCAATGTTTCCGTTAACAAACATTCCTGTTGGTAACGTTGGTGCTGACTTTTCTAAATCAGTAACTCTTTCTTCAAGAGTCTTTGTGTCTGCAAATGCTTGAAATGATATCAAAGCGAAAAGAGCAGACAGAATAACTATAGTCCGTTTCATTTTTATTTTCCTTTCGAAAATAGTTAGGGGTTTCTTCTGCGGTATTTAACCATATACCAAATGGTTAGCCATAAAAAAAGGGCGACCTAAGCCGCCCTTTAGTATAGTTAAAAACTATATTCTGCTTACGAGAATGATAAGTTGTTGCTATTCACTTCAACTTTTTCAACGTAATCAGCCGCGTTACCTAAAGATGACGCTGTGTTGTTTAACTCAACATATCCGTATCTAGTCATAAATGATACAACTGGTTCGAATGAAGTTGGGTCTAGTACAACACCTGAGCTCATTAGCGGAATGTATGGGCAATAGAATGCTGCCGCATCTGATTCACTTGAGCCTTTGTAGCCAACTAGTACATCATCGTCTGCCGCATATGTATTAACATAGATCTTCATAGCATTGTTTAATGTACCAACCATTTTAGTATTAGTTGGTGCTTCAAACGTACCTTCAGTTGTTCTTGCAAACGCTGAAGTTGTTGCTGATTGAAGGACAGTTAAAATTGCTGGAGAAACAACAGCCCAGTTACCTGCGCCTCTACGTGTTCTTTGTGCAATTCTGTTTGCCGCTCTATTAATTAATACAGCTAATGCCGCATGTTCGTCACCGACGAATGTTGCAGTACCACTTACACCAGCTTGGTTGTAAGTATCAGTACCTGTACCTGCTAATGATGCTAATGAAGTTAATACTTCTTGATCAATCTCAGCTGTAATCTCTTGTGCAAGAGCTGCCATGATTTCTGCTTCAACATCAATACCGTGTTGTGACTGCGCATCTTGTGCAGATTCAAACGTCCAGCGAGCTGACAATTTACGTGTCTTAGCTTCTACTGTTTGTTTTAGAATCTGAATGCTTAGTCTGTTACCAGCAACACCTTCTTTTGATGCTGTTGGATCTGCTTTACCGTTTGCATTACCTGAATAGCCTTCAGCAATTTTGAATGGGCTTAAAGCCTCTTCGCCTGCTGCCGCTGATCCGCCTGCTGTACCTGTAAAGGCATCAGCGTAACGTACTCGTAATGTGTGGATTTGGCCCACTGGTCCTGTCATAGGCTGAACACCAACGATCTCGTTCGCGATCACAGTTGGCATTACACGTCTAATAACTGGTAAAATAACTCTATTTAGAGTTGCTACGTTGCCTGCAGAAGTTGCACCTGCTGTTGCACTCTCTGACAAATACTTTCTAGTATTCTCAAGTGTTGTTTCCATAACAGATTTCTTATTTCCTGTTAATCCTTCAACTAGTGCACCTTTGGTCTCCTGCCAGCGACTTTCTAGTAGTTCTGACATTTCATATCTCCTTAAATTATATTCCAGCTAAACGCACAATGTCTACAACATTTCTGTTGAATTGTTCTGCGTCTGCTTGTCTACTAACGTTAGTTTGTGAACTTTGTTCACGGTTGCCTGTAACTTCTTTGCCTTCTGATAAAATTGCCTTTTTGGCTGGAGTATTCCCGTCTATTACTGCCGGTAGGTACTTGTCAAACTGTGAGCGTAGCTTTTTAGTTTGTACAGATTCCAGTAAGTCTGTCATAATCTCTTTCTGGTCTTTTGATAAAGGTCCAGTAAGTTCATTAAGTACGTCTTTTCTTTCTGCCGCTTCTACTAAACGCTTCTTCTCAGTTGCCTGAGATTCTGCTAATGCTTTAGCTTTAGTTGCAAATGTTTTTGCTTCACTAATTTGCTTATCTTTCATAGCGATAACATTAATTAGTTTTGCGGTTTCTGACGCTTCATTTAGGTAGCTTCCTGCGTATTCTGAAGCAAATGCTTCAAACAGTTTACGCCCAAAATCGTTTCTTCGTGCTTCTTCAATATCTTCTTTAAGTTGTCCAATTTCTCCTTTAAGAGCTTTGTCAACTGTTTCTGATACTGCTTTAGCACTTCTTTCAACAAAGTTAGTTTTAACTTTCTTGAAGTGTTCTTTAGCTTCACGTACTAAACGTACTTTAGTTTCTGCTAAATCTTTTTTGTCTTCGTTAAACTCTGCAAGTTCTTTTGCAAGTGCTTCTACAACAAATTCTTCTAGCTTGCCGAAGTTAACCGCCATTGCTTTTTGATCTTCATGTAGCTCACCAACTTCTTTAGTTAGTTGCTCCATAACAAATCCTTTTAGTTTCTCTGCGTTTTCACGCTGAGCAACTGCATATTTTGCACGGGCTTCTGCTAATTGTTTACGGTCATCCGCAAACTCAGCAATTTCTTCTGCTAAACGTTCCGATACAAGAGTATCAATGGCTTCAACCATTGTACCTTTGTCATGCTCATATTTCTTAGCAAATTCTTCACGTAGCTCTGATGTTACTTGCTGGCGATTCTCTTTGATCTTCGCGTCCCAAGCTTCTTGAATTTCGTTGCGCACTTCTTCCGTAACTACATCGTTTTCGAAAAGTGTTTTTAGTGCATCCAACATATTATTTTCTCCTCGTTATTGGAGTTTGCTAATGATATTCACTAGCGATTCCTTTAGATACTTTTGTGCCTTTGGGTCTTGTCTTGTTGCCTGTGCCATTTCGTATGCCTTCATTCCGCCACGTGCATTCATTAAATGCTCGTAGATTGGTGTTGGGTAAGCGCCTGGCGCACTTGGTTGCGCCACGACATCAACTGTTATAATTTCAAAGTCGGAGACTTGATTGCCTCCGTCTTCTGAAACATTACCAGAGCCCCTACTGGAAACACCTAATTTAACGCCGCTTTCCAGCATTGTTTCAACTAGTTTTCCCATAGGAGTTGGTAAAATTTTTAACTTGCCATAACCGTTTGGGCCATCCATCCAACAATCTGTTATCATGTGACTTACACGGTCTAAGTTAATATTAAGGCCTTCTGGATGATCAACTTCCCCGAGTACACTATATCCTCCGGATATTTGATCATTGAGAGTTTTGACAGCCCTACCAATTTCTTCTACAGGATACACACGTTGGTTTGCGTTACGCACACCGCCTTGTATACAAATACCTTTCATGTAAAGGTCTTTGCCTCCTTTGGAGTTATCGGTAGACTCAACGACTATGTTAGCCTGGTCGAATGTCAAGTGCTCTCTTAAAAAGTTGTTCATACTAGTTCAACCTTATTATTTGCCGACTATAGATTTTTTATTGTCAGCTGTTTCGCCTGCGCCTTTTTTCTCTGCGCCGTGGCCTTTTGGTTCAGCTTTCATTGACTTAGATGCTTTTCCGCCTGGTACGTTAACGTTCCCTGCTGTTTCATCTTTGCTAGTGTTTGCCGCTAATCCGCCAGTAGTTCCTTTAGTATCAGACTCTCCGCCAGCAACTATGTTACTTGCACTTCCGCCCATATTGTTAGAACCTGCTACAGTTGACTTAGCGTTTGCGCCGTTGTCGCCCATAGAAGCAGTTACTTTTTCAACATACTCTTTCATTACATCAATGTCTGACTTAGGCTCTTTTGATTCTTCAACTTCTTCGTCAGTAGTTTCATCTACTTCTTCGTCTGTTGCTTCTTCAACTGCTTCGTCAGTATCTTCTTCAGCTTCGCCAAAGTTATAAGCCTCTTCTTCAGGGGCTTCTTCATCACCAGCGTCCATATCGTCTTCAGCGTCTCCGCCTTCGTCGCCAGCCATCATTTTTTCAAATTCAGCTTTTAGGTCATCTAGTGCATCTTCTAGGTCTTCAACACGATCTTCAACATCGCCTTCTTCACCTTCATCTTCTTCGCCTTCGTCGCCGTCAACTGCATCCTCGATGTCACCCATCATATCGTCTGCTGGGTCACCGCCCATGTCGTCGTCGCCTTCAACTTCAAATTCGTCAAGATCAAAGTTTTCATCAACTTTGTCTTCTTCTTTGTCTTCTTCAGAAGCTTCATCAACTTCTTCGTCAGTTGCTTCGTCTACTTCTTCATCAGTAGTTTCGTCGACTTCTTCGTCGGCTACTTCTTCTAAATCATTTTCTAAAATATTTTCGTAGATGTCTCTTGATTTTTCAACTACGATTTCGTGAAATAATTCTTCAGCACCTGCTTTGTCTTCTGCAATTAGGCGCTCAAGCATTTCTTCAAACTTGTTGCGATCTGCCATTGTTTTCTCCTATAAAATTGTTACCTATGGTAAGGCTGTCATTTGTATTTACTATTTATAAGGAAAACTACGTAGATATAGGCGTTTTTTGCGCCTTTTTGACTAGATGCTAGGAAAGATTGAATATTTCCTTAAAATCATCTACTAAAATGTGCTTCATATTGTCAAAAGTATTTAGTTCGTCAGGTATATAGTTATCAGGTAATATTATTCTATTAAATTCAATATGTGGGTTTTCACGTAGTACAGCAATGGTTTGTCTCATCCAATTACCAAAAAAAGTTGCACCATCTGTTGATTTTTTGTAATTGCGTGTATTTGCAAAGATATTGTTTAATCTTTTACCGTCGTCTAAACCTTTGTAGTCAAAGCCTAGTATGTATATTTTTTCATATCCGTGTTGTGCGGCCAGCCATAATGCTGTGGGTCCGCTACTCCAACCTTTACTAGGATTGAAAAAATTTAAGTTTTTTATACCTGAATATGATTTATTAGGATTTGTGTAAACTATATTATTGTTTTGATAACCAGTACTTGTAATCTCTAGTATCATTTTTGTATCAACAGCAACTAGATAGTCTGGAGTAATACCGTTTCTGTATACAGCATTACATGCATATGTTTTACCTTGCTGTTGTAGTTCTTGAACGTCAATACTACTTCTACTTGTGCCATTACCTAGCACAAAGCCAATTTTACCTTTATTTGCTGTTTGCAATAACGTGTTTAATGGAACAGTGTTTTCACGAATAAGACGTTCACGCTTTTTGTTGCGTCTTTCTTCTCTAACTATTTTCCATTGTTGCTTAGTGTATTGACTCTTGTCTATCTTTGGCAACTATACCCCCGCTTCGGCATTGGCTGCCACTCCATACATTTGACGCACAAAATCTAATTCTTCTGCTTGTTCACTGTTATGTAGTTCAGATGCCTTGCGGACTTTATTGATTTGACGAAGTGTTAACCGTGTCTTACGTGTATCATTATACTCAACTGGTGAGTCATCATCTCGCTCTTCATAGCGATCGTCTTCGACTGTGTCGAATGTTTCTTTGTCGTAGTAAAATAGTTCACGTAGTATCATGTTAGTATTTATATCGTTTGATCCGTTGCCGGAGGTGCGGATTGTTCTGCTCCTGCTTCAGGGGTTGCTCCAGCCATTTCATCTCCACCTATTGTTGGATCTGGTTCTTCTGTTGCATCGTCTTCAATGTTCCCTAAGTCTGAACTTATACCTGCGCCGCTTATCCCTGCACCACGCATTTCTCCTGCGGCATCGGTATTTGACGCTTCTAGATTTTCATCATTTTCTTCACGCCATAGTCTTTCGTTTTCTGCAATCTCTTCGTCGCTCATTCCTAAGAAACGTGTCATTGCAAATCTATTTGAAATATAAGGTATTGCACTCATTTGTGAATACGTAGGTACTCTTGCATTATCAATCTCACTTTGTCTATAACTTGCAAAGTTTTGTGGAGGTTGAAATTTAAGATCAAACATTGCTGTATCAATGTTTATACCTTTTTCTAAAACATAACGTTTAAATTCTTGGTTGAATTCTTCAACTACTAAATTCTGTAAACGTTCACAGTATGTATTAAATCTTAGTTCTTGTATGTATGCTGTTCCAACTCGTCCGTCAGTGTATTGAGAATTTCCATCATCAGGCCCGGTCGGTAAGTATGAACTAGGGATTCGTAAGCCACGTACGAGCTTATTAGTAAAATATCTAAGGTCATCTATCTCTCCGAGGTTAGTACCGCCTGGTAACGTTTCAACTTTAGATCCTCTACCTTCAGCAGTTTGTGGGAAGAAGTAGTCTTCGTTAATTGATAGGGGATTGTAAGCTGAGTCTATAACGTTTTGGCCACCCCCCGTTTGCGATGGGATTCGTCTTTGATGAATTTCCGTCTTAACACGTTCCACAAATTGCATAGCAAGGTGTGATGGCATGTTGCCCACATCAACGTAGAATACTCTTCTTTCTGGAGCTCTTTGCACACGATATATAATAATCGCATCTTCGAGCAATTCTTTTTGTTTGAATACTTTGAATACTGTTTCTAATAAACTATTACCAAACGGATAATTTAAATCTAATCCTTCTGATAAACTTAAATGTATCATATGCACTGCATCAACAGCTATTTCATTTTCGCCTTGTTGAAAACGTCCGCCGCCTGCACTTGTACTTGAATTACCAACCATGCCACGAACGCCACCAGTTAAGTAACCTGCATCGCCTGTGCCTCCTGATCCTTGACCAGTTGTTTGATATGGTGTTGTTGCTACCATTTCAGCAAAGTTTAAATTAAAGTCTTTTACTAGATATTGCTCAGGTGTTTTACCTTGAGATTCATTTACAATAATTTTTGTAACTTTTGCAGGATCAACATGAAACAATTTTTTAGTTTCTGGATCTCTTACAAAAAATGCATCACCATACTTAAACACGTTACGCATTAAGCGGAACATACGTGTTTCAAAGTTTTGTAATTTACTCCACTGTTGTAAGTATTGCGATATAATTGTAATTTCTGAATTTGTTGCTTTAGTTTTAAAGTCAACTAAAAACGGAGTTTTATTTTGTTTGTTTTGTTGTGTAGTAAATTCTGCAAGGATATCAAGTGCGGCATTTACCTCACTATCCATATCCATTGTATTATATTGACCATAACGTTCAACACGATTTGGACTACCTATGTATACGTCTGGCAAATATGATGAATAGTTAGACCGCGCAGGACCAGCTTGACCACCACCGCCATTTCTTGCAGTAAACGGGCTGTAGCTTCCTTCTGTGTTATTACCAGTTTTAACTGGTGTAAAATGCTTTTTCCAACTCATATAATTTCCTAACCGTAAATGTTCCCGCTAGTGTTAGTAGCAGTCGCTTTGGTATTTGTACTCACTTCTCTCATTATGTCACTAAGAGTTCCTACTAACATATTTAACCGTTCTAGCTGATCTGAGCTACCAGTACCGGAGCCACCGCCGCCAATTGTATCCATTTTAGCTACAACATCACCTGCATTAGTTCCAGTACCGAAACCAAGTTTATTATCTTTAGCAAGTTCAGTATTTAATTCACCTAATACTTCTACTAATTCTTTCATTGCTTTATTATAATTGGTTATGCTCTCTGTGTCAAGTGAATTGAGCGAATTAATGTTTGTATCTAATCCTGTTATTGAAGCAATACCTTGCAAGTTAGTAGATAATGTACCAATACCTGTGCTATCCATGCCAGCTAAACGTTCTAATGATGCAACAGTTCTTTGAGAGATTTCAATCTCTCCTGCTTCTCCACTTGTAAATGAGTTTAGAGCATTTGCCATGTGAACCATTGCTTCAGCATTTGTTTTAACACCTTCAGCATTTAATTCCATTGCTCCAAAATCTTTTACTTTGTCAAATGGTGTTTTAGCTCCAAAGAATCCTGCAATAGCATTGCCAATTGCTCCAACTGCATTTCCTACACCGCTTGTTGCGCCTGCACTTGAATTAGAAGTTAATGCTTCGTTAAATGCTACCATTGCGGCCGCGTTTGCTTTTACTTTTTCTGTATCAAAAGCATAACCTTGGAATTTAATTATATCATCATATGGTATGCCAGTTTCACCGCCAAAGAATGATGTAATGCCGCCTGCTAACCCACTTACTAAAGTACCTAATCCACTTGCCGCTGTACCGCCACCGTATGCGGCCATTGCAGTTGAATATGCAACTAGTGCGTTTGCATTGCCTTTGACTTTTGCTTCATCAATTGTGTATTTTTGAAATTCTAATAGTTGATCTAATGGATTTGCTTTTTCAGCACCAAATAATGCACCAATGCCGTCTGCTATTCCGCCTACTAAGTTTCCTAGTCCTGCAACTGCTGTTCCTGCACCAAATGCCGCCATGCCTCCTGCAACTGCAAGCATACCTTTTCCTGCCGCTGAAAGTTTAGCACCGTCTAAATCTTCAAAAGACTTCATGCCGTCTGCAAACGTTGGTAATGATTTACCTACTAACCACGTAGCACCTGCAACTGCCGCGCCAATAACAAGAATAACTCCTGCTAGTACTGCGCCACCTATTGCTACTTGTGGATTGCCGAATGCCGCTAATCCTTTAGCGATGCCTTTGAGAACACCACCGCCTACATTGCCAACAAAGTCTCCAACACCTTTACCTGCTTTGCCTGCACCTGCTGGACCTTTAACAGGACCTCCTTTAGTACCGCCAAATAATCCGCCAAACATACTGCCAACACCTTTTGTCATTGCGCCAATAACTTTTGCGCCTATAAACAGTCCAGTAATAGCAAGTCCTAACTTTACAGCAATACCTGAAAAATCAATGCCGCCGATCATTTCGCTAAATTTATCTTTAACAACATCACCAATGGTTTGACCTTCTGCACCGCCTAGTGCTTTTGCAATAGCTTCGTTCAATCCTAACTTTGTAACATCAGCAACAAACGCCTTAATTGAAGTTACACCTTCACCAATTTTTGCCATAAAGTCATCAAACTTTTTCTTAAACTCTTCCGATCTTAAATATTTGACCATACTTTGTGCTTTTACGGCCATTGCGACTATTTTATTTTTAAAGTTTTCAACATCTGCTTTAAACTGATCACTCTTAAGATATCTTACTAAGTTTTCAGTAATTCCTTTAGTAACTTCTACAAGTGTATTGCTTATACCTGTTAATGCAGTACCTAGTGTGTCCATTACGCCTGAGTTAAGTAATGCTTCTTCAATGTTACTTCTAATAGTTTGTATAGTTTGTCTAAACTTAGCAAACACATCAGTAACAGCATCTTTTCTCCCTTGTTCAGCCGCGGCCTTTCTCATATCTATTTCACGTTGACCTGCTGTTCTAGCATCAGCAGTCATTTGTACAAACTCTCCCATGCCTTCAGTTTGGGCCAATGCTGATGTACCTGCCGCACCCATAGTATCTGATAATTTAGTAATCTCTGGAAGCATCTTCATTAGACGAGCTTTATATTCTTCTTGACTAATTGCTCCTGTTGCGTTTGCTACTTGTAATTCTTTTAGACCGGATACGTTTGCTTCTAAATATTGTGCTAGTGGTGTTTGGGAAACACCGTCAGCCATATCACCTAATGCATCACTAAATGCTGGTCCTGACTTGCCCATAATATCAGAAGAAAATTGTAAGTTGTTTTGGAAATTTATTAAGCCATCGCCACTTAATTTAGAAGCAAGCACGTTAATGTTTGCCGCTTCCATTCTGCCGTTTATTTCGTCTTGTAATGCTTTTCTACTTTTACCAGTAACTTTTGCAAGTTTGTCTATTTCTAGTAGATAATTTTTAGCACCAGCTGTTAATGATGCATCTGATCTTCCTCTAAGTTGTCCTGCTCTTGCTTGGTTTTCAATATAATCAGCCATGCCTTCATTTAATGACTCTTGTGTGAAACCTAAACCAAACATACCGTTTTCTACACTTCTAAGTGATTTGGTTAATTTACCTAAACGCTGTGCACCGCCTGTAACTGTGCCGCCTAACAAAGTCATATTAGTCGAGTTTGATGAAACCATATCTGCAAATTGATCTAAACTAAGACCTGCATTTGCTGATGCTTCTCGCATTGCTAACATATTGTTACCAAACGAGGCGCCTGATTCACTTAACTGTTGAAAAGTTCCTAAACTTTTATCAAAGTAAGCACTTGCTTTTCCAAGTGCTGAGCCTAATATAGGTACTTGACTAAGAAACTCAGTAACACTATTACTGTTTTGTACTGCGCCAGCAAAATTTGTTAGTTGTCCTGTGGTAGCACCTAGTACTGATCCTAGTGCTTTAAATGCAAAACCTATACCTGAGGAAAGACCGCTACTAAACGATTTTAATGCACTAGTGCTTTTTTTAACTTCTTCTGTTTGTTTTTTAGTAGTAGTTGTACCACGTGTTACTGCTTTTGTGTACAGGTCTTGTGCTTTTGCACCGCCGCCACCGCCGCCGGACCCGGATTGGCCTCCGCGCTTCATTATCTTTAATATTTCTTGTAATGTAGCTTCTGCGGCAGGTCCGCCGGCAACGTCAACAATTTTTACTTCTTCGGCCATTAATCACTATCCCAAGTTAACTGCGTATATAAATAAAGTAGATACATACAACTAATAATGTATTTATACGGAGAAAACATGTCACAAATAAAATCACCAGAATCAAACCCACTTAGTAAGTATTTTCGACAATCTAAGTTATATATTAGCCTTCCTAGCCAAGGAAGATACTATCCAGCAGGAGCAATTGACTTTCCAGAGAGCGGAGAAGTTGAAGTTTATTCAATGACAGCAAAAGATGAGCTGTTATTTAAAACTCCTGATGCGTTACTTAACGGACAAGCAACAGTTGATGTAATTCAAAGTTGTATACCTGCAATTAAAGATGCATGGAAACTACCTAGTGTAGATCTTGATGTATGTCTTATTGCTATTAGACTTGCAACATACGGCGAACAAATGACACTCAAAATTAAAACTCCAGTGACAGGAGAAGAAAAAGAAATGGGTGTAGATTTAAGACAATTATTAGATCAGTTTGCTAATATTGAATACAATGATGTTGTAATGCTACCGGAAATGACAATACGTTTACGTCCATTAAATTACAGAGAATTTACAGACGGTGCTTTGAAAACATTTGAAGAACAACGTATCTTTAATGTTGTTAACGACGATTCAATGAAAGAAGAAGATAAACTTCAAGCATTTACAAACTCGTTTGCAAAACTTACTGAACTAACTGTAGACATGATGGTTAAAGGTATTAAAAGTATTGAGCTACCACAAGAAAATGATGATCCAATATTAGTAACTAACAGAACACATATACTTGACTTTATTAAAAATGCAGATAAAACATTTTTTAATAGTATTCAAAAACACTTAGAATCAGAAAAAGACAAGTTTACACTAAAGCCGTTAATTGCACAAGCAACTGACGAAGAAAAATTACAAGGTGTTCCAGAAACTTACGAAGTACCAATTACATTTGATCAGTCGAATTTTTTCGAATAAGGATCCTGACGTGGACCGTCCCAGAGATCCTAGAAGAAGTTAAGGTCCTTGAACAAGAATCTAAACAGTTTAAATTAGAACTTACTAAATTATGTTGGTTGATGCGTGGAGGTCTAACCTACGAAGAAGCCTATTATCTCGGACCTGAAGAACGAGAAATAATCGGTAAAATGGTTGAAGACAATTTCGAAACTACAAAGAAAAGCGGACTACCTTATTTTTAGGCAGTCTTAAGTTTTTCAGTTCCTTTAACACCTGCTTGTGCCGCTTGTCCTGCTTGTGCAGTACCCGGTTTTACACCTTTAGCAGTAAGTTGTGCTTTTACTAATTTTCCTAATTCTGGATCAGCTTTAACAGCCTTAAGAATTGCAGTAAATTTAGGATTTGGTAATCCCATATCAAAACTTGCTTGTACACCAACAGGTTTATTTGTTTCTGTGTCAACCCATAGTGCGCCTGCCCATTCGTAATCTTTACCACCTTTGTTCATTATAGTACCTTTTTTAATAGGTGCATCTTTAACTGCTGGTGGTGTTTTAGCACTTGGTTGTTCCGAATCCGCACCTTTTTGTGCTGTATCCGTACTCGGTGCATCTGGCTGTGTTTCAGGATCTTGTTGGGGCTTAGATGGTTCTAATTCTACTTTTTGTGTTGATCCAATGCTTTGTATTTGGTCGTTGCTCATACCAGCATCTGCTAGTATATTAGCAATACTACCTGAATCTAATGGTGATCCCATCTTAGTCCATTGTTTAGTAAGTTTATCAGCAGTAACTTTATTACCTACATTTTTTGCAGTTTGTTTAACTGCTCCTGCCGCTGAACNTGCCGCGCCCTTTACTGCGCCTGCGGCTTTACCTACTAAGTTTCCTGCTCCACGTTTTAGTTTAGCACCTAGTGTATTAGGATTGTTTAAAGGTAATTCACCTTGTGCAGGATCTGCTTCTGCTAGATATAATTCATACTTTTCTTCCATTGACAATGTTTCGCCAACTTTACCAAAGTCGCTTAACTTTTGACTTTTGTCAAAGTCTTTATCTACTGGAGTTGCATCGCTTCCGCCTTTGAGATCTAATTCAAGTTGTTTCTTTTCATCAGGATCAATTGGCTTAATTTTGTGCATTTCTTTGTTTTTGTCATCAACTGTTGCAAGAGCACCTTGTGCCGCCGCACCTGCCGCGCCGCCAACTGCTGATACTGCTTGAACTGCTTCTTCAGCATTGTCAAGAACAGCAATAGCCGCATCTAATTGATCGCCTGTCCACACTTCTTTTGGAATGTTTTTAATTGTATCTGATAGTGCTGATAAATCTGCGTTTGCTTGTTGTGTTGTTGATAAGAATCCGTGTAACTTACCTGCCGCTTCATAATATTCAGGACTAAATGTTTTTGCACTAGAAGCCGCACTTGCAAGTGCTTTATATTGTGATACTTGATCAGCAGTCATAGTCATATCATAATTGTAATAGAAACCATTAATATTACCTGAAGAACTATAATCCATTGCACCATCTAGTACACCTGCATCAAATCCGGCATCAGATGCCGCACTGTCTACTGCTGATTTAAAGTTATCTGCCGCAAACCCGTCCATCATTGCATCTGCTTCTGCTTCACTACCTGTTGCAATGTTATCAACCATACCGTCAGTTAAGCCTTTAATTGCTAGACCAGCAAGAGCACCATATGCCGCTGTTTTAACTGACTTACCAACTGCTGTTGAAAGTTTTTCACCTTGCAATAAATCTTTAGATGCACGTAGTATTAAACCTGCGGCCGCACCGCCTGCTGGACCACCTGCAAATGCCGCCATAGTAGTTAGAACACCAACTGCTATACTTGCTTTACCTGGATTTTCTTTTGCCCAGTCACTTATTTTTTGTATACCTTGTACAATTTTACTGTCACTGTTGTTTGCTGTAATTTGTTTTTTAAGATCTTCAAACTTTTGATCTGCGTTTTTAACTGGACCAGCATTTTGTGCTAATCTGCCTAGTTCGTTAATTTTAGCATCAACCTTTTTAGCAATATCAACAGGTAGTTTAGCAACAGCCGCCGCACCTGCACCTACTTTACCTGCAACTGTTTTATTATTACCGCTGTCCATAGCAACTTGTTCAGCACCGCTAAAGATGTCTAATACTTGTTGCTTAGTAAGTTCTTGTTCTGCTAATTTTGTATACTGTTCAACTAGTGGCCAAAGTTCTTTTTCCCACTTGCCTAAATAAAGTATTTGTTGTTCAGTTAGATCTTGATATCCTTCGTTAAGGATAGTTGCTGTACGTGAATTAAATCCTGTTACTTCTTGTAGTTTCATTATATTGCTCCAGCCAGTACTTTTTTCTCAGTTGGTGTAAGTGCATCTAGTTGTTTTTGCATTTCAGGAGTAATACCTGCTCCTGGCTTTTTCATTGGAATAACTTTTGCACCCATTGGCTCACCTGTAGCATCATCTTTGCCATCTTTGTTTTTGTCAACTTGTGGTGCTTGTGCTGTAGTAGGTTTTCCTGCTACATTAGTTCCTTTAGCCGCTCCTGCGGCAGGCGCACTAGGTTGTGACGGTGCTTGACTAGTTCCTGCTGTACCGTCACCGTCTGCTTTTGCGGCATCTTGAGCCGCAGTCATTATTGCTTGATCTATTTGTTTAGGCGTCATTATGCCTTGTACACCTTGAAGGTGCATATTTGGATAACCTTTTGATTTTAAAAATGCCGCAAGTTGTGGACCTTGCATTTGTTTTATGTTTATACCAGTTTTACCTGCATAACCCTGAAGTGCTACTTTTAACTGTCTTGCTTCGTCACCTACTTCAGCGGCACCACTTAATTTAGCGGCTGTGCCTTTCATGCCAACTGCACTAGCGGCTTTAGCACCAAGTTTACGTCCTACTTGTTTTAATAGCCCAACAGGTGCTTCATTAACTTCTTTTTCTACTATAATATCTTGTACACGCATTTTCTGAGTTATCCTTAAAGAATGTTTATTAAGTGTATTTATATTATTCGCTACGCGAATAAAGTTTTCGCTAACGCTCAAACTGTTTACTTCGTATTTAATATTATGTTTGATAGAAGTAATATACATATGAATTAAAGCATTATTACGAATGTAATAATGTAATTGCTTTATGTAGATTGTTTTAGTCAGACGGAACCTGTTTAAGGGTTCCATCTAATCTTGACTTTATGTGAGTCGTCACAGCCGAGACATTGGAAAGAGGTAATTTTTTATACACAAGTTCAATGGGCTCTGACCTTTCCCATCCTCCGTCGACATTATGTTGCTTATAATATACAATGTACATTATATGTAACACTATTCCCCCGCTTCGTTCCTGTTGCTAAAGGGTTTTTATGAACTATGTTGTGTTTTTCGACTGCCAACAAGCAATCTATATCAACCAGTGAGCCCAATTTGTTTGGTGGCTTCCTACCTCTGGGTAGTCGATCAATATGTACGTGTGCTTCTATACGAGAGCTTTTTCCACAGCGGTATTTCTAA